ATTAAAAGAAATTAAAAATATTGAACAATTAGAATTATTTATAAATAAGATTAAGATATTTAAATGAAATTTAAAGTAGGAGATTATATAGAGAATATTAAATATTCTCCAGAAATATATCTATATGGAACTATAGATAAATTTTATAATTCATGGATAAGAACTTTAATATTAACTAATGAAATGGAACTTGTATATTACTCTTTTAAAGAGCGAGAACTAAAATTATTAACAGATAAAGATAAAATTAACCATTTCAATAAGTTATTGATATTTAAATGAAATATTGTCCTATTTGTAATAATGAATTAATCATGGCTTATGATAACTATAATTCTTCTTGTAATAGTGGAAATCATACATATCAATATATAATCAGAACAAAAAATCAAATAGTTACTTTTTATAATGAAAATATATTTAGTAAAAATGTTAGTAAAAATGTAATTAGTTTTGCTTCACGTGATAATATTTTTAGTGATTGTGTTTATTTAGAGGATTTTAACATTCTTAAAAATATATCTTATAAAAATGCTAAAAGAATTTATGACAAATTAAATGTATTTCAATGAAATTTTGCCCAATATGCAATCAAGAGTTAATCATAACTGATGATCATTATTATGGAACTTGTATGAATCAAGATCATTTTTATCAATGTTTTATTATAACAAAACATCAAATTGCAGTATTTAATAATTGTAATATTAAAGAAGATATTTGTTTTGGTTCAGCTGATGATATTTTTAAAGATTATGTTTATTTACAAGATTTTAGCATTTTAAAAAGTCTTTCTTATAAAGAAGCCAAAATTATTTACAATAGGTTAAAGGTATTTAAATGAAACAACTTAAATTTCAAATCGGAGATTTTGTTGCAATATTTAGTGATAATTTATACGAATTATTGTTTTATGGAATTATTGTAGAAAATACATTTGTTAATTCATATCTATATGAAGTAAAAATAATTAAAAAAATGTCAAATGTTACTACATATAAATTGCCAGTATTTCATGATAGAAAAAATCCAATGTATTATCGTAGTAATTTAATGCCCGTAGATGAAAAAACTAAAAACATACTATTGAAAGAACTTGTATTCTCATGCTAAAAATTAAAAATGCAGGAATAATGCTAATTGTAAATAAGCGCAATGAAATTCTAGCAGTATCTAGAAAAACAGACCATTCTAAGTTTTGTCTTCCTGGAGGCAAACAAGATGCTAATGAAACAATTGAACAAACTGCTATTAGAGAAACTAAAGAAGAAACTGGTCTAATTGTAAAGAAATGTAAATTGATTTATCAAGATACTAATTATGACAATAATACATATTTCAATACTACTACTTTCTTAGCAGAAGAATGGATAGGAACCATTCATACTGATGAAGATATTGTTATTAAATGGCTAACTCCTGAAGAGCTTTGCTCAGAAACTTCTGGTGTTTATCCAGAATATAATACTAATGTAGTAAAAGCTTATAATGCTCTGCAAATACTTTTTTAATCATTTTCTCATCATAAAATCCCACTTTAACATTAAAGGAAAAACCAAATATGAATATCATCCCAGATAGTAAACAGTTAATTGATCATCTAATCAAAACTCAAAAACAGACTCCAAATGATCTTCTAGTTTCTTTAAAACATGAATTAGAAGCGTATAAAGATGGAGAAAAACCAAAGGTTGATTTTAGTACTGATCCTATTGCTACCGTTGAGGAAGATATTAAGCATTTGCTTACTTATTATATAAACTGATGGATAAAAAGATATTTTACTACTTTAAGATTTGTGCAGAAATGGCTCGTAAGGGAGAAGAGAGACATTTTCTTCTTGGTTCTGTAGGTATTAGAAACGATGGCGCTATGGTAAAGTCGTTTAATATGCCTTCTGAAAAGCCAAATAGATTGTGTCATGCTGAATATAGACTTTGTAAGAAGTTGGACATGTTTGCTCCAGAGATTTACGTAGCTAGAATTAGATTGGATTCTAATGGTTTTGGCATGTCCGCTCCCTGTGAAAACTGTAGAAAGGTTATTGCTAGTAAGAAGGTAAGTAAGGTTTACTATACTATCAATGATTCTAAATATGGTATTTGGAATGTAGATAAAGACTCTCATATCATTAAGAATCTAAATGTTTGATATTTGTCCTGTTTGTAGCTCAAATTTAATTAAGATTTTAGATGAAGAATCTATTAAACGAGAGGCTTTAACGTGGTTTACTGAAGGCAATATTGAAGAATATGTTAAAATATATCATGCATATGTAATAAAAACATGTGAAAATGCTTTTGTAATAAAAACATGTGAAAATGCTTTGCCTTTGAATCATAAGTTTGAATTTATAGAAAATGGACATTATTTCAACTTTGATTTTGATAATATTAGATTTGAAATGGATTGGGGAACTCAAAATACTCCAACTTTTATGTTCTTAAATGATAAAAAATATAAACTAAAAGAAATACAACATCAGAAATTATTTCGTATAAATTCTAAAAAGAACCTTGATAAATTAGTTAGCCAAATATTGAAAGAGAATATATTTTCATGAACTGTCCATATTGTAACTCGTCATTGCAAAATATTTGTACAACAAATAGAGATCATGTATATGTTTATACTGGAGTTATAAACATTTTATCATTTTCAATGAATGAATTTGTAGCCATACAGATAACAAATATGAGTGGTAGTTATGGCTTATCTATTCTAGATAAAATAGAAAATGAAGATTTTGAAGACACAATTAAACGAGTAAAAGGAAATCCTATAATTTCAATTAATGAAGATTGTTATAATCAAATAATTAACTCTTGTAAAGATAAAGAAAAATTGTCAGACATTATATCAAAGATTGTAACATTTCAATGAATTGTATTTATTGTAATAAAGAAATGAAATTATATGGAAAGATATATTGTTGTTATAATAATGGGTTTATTCATAAAAATATTAATGTTTTAGTTCATTCTTATCAAGCTTCTATACATAATAATACGCTAAGTTTTAGTTATTATATTGCTAATAATCAGATTAATATATCTTTTTCTAATTCTTATTCTTTAGATATTAATAATATATATAAGGAATATTTTTATATATCAGATTTATCTTTACTCAAAGATATTAAAACAGTAAAAGATTTAAACAATTTTATAAATAAAATTACGGTATTTCAATGAACTGTCCAATTTGCAATAAAGAAATGGTCTCTTATGGTTTACAGGCTTTAGAATGTAAATCTGTTACAAATGATTTATCACATGCTATAGTTACAAGTAATAATGGTAGTCTTAATATTATTAATTATAGATCAGATTTAATTAATTGTGTATTGATTTTATCTTATTATTCTTTATTGATTAAAAAAATAGACAAAAATTTTGTAATGGAGCTAAAAGAGACAGGGTTTAAAGAAATTTATGAAAGTTTTTTCAAAATAGATAATGCTGAAGATTTAAACAGAAAAATACATCAACTATATAAAGAACAAATATTTTCAAAATGAATAAACTAATTCAAATTCTACTATATATTGTAGCAGTTTTGTCTTTCATTCTAAGCTGTTATCTATTTATTGGAATGTTTCCAGCAAAAATGTATATTTTTAACTTTTTTGTTTCAGTAATTTCTATTGTTATGGCTATTTTTTATAGAAAGCATCTAAAATGAGCGATATTAAGCCTGGAGATATTGTTAAGGTTGGTTTTCATAATAATAAACCAAGTCAGCAAAATGTGGCTACAGATTTTATAAATTGCAAGGTTATTTTTAAATATACTGATTTTTATAAAACAGCTATGTATATAGTGTTTCCAACAGAAGATATTACTAAATATAGTAATTATTTTTATGCTTTTGATATTGGACTTATTACAGATGTAAAAATGGTATATTCTGATTTTGAAGAAATTTCCAATATAATTGATTATATTGGAATGCCAACAAGAGTTATTGGAATTAGTGATTTTAAAATTAATAAACCAACTTTTTATGAAGATGGCTGTAAATGTGTTAAATGTAAGGAATTTTATCCAATGGCTGTACCAAATCAGCCAAATAATACATTGATTTGTTATTCATGTAGGGAAAACCCCTGGAGATAGATATGATTTATAAATTGAATTCTAAACAAGATTATCTGTTTGCATATGATCTGATTATATTTTTGAATAATGTTACTGGAATTCCAGAGGACAATATTCTTCTAGAAAATCATTCTATTGTAATTCGGGATGAAGAATTGATTCTACATGTAACTAATCTAGGTAGAAATGTAGATTCTTATAAGGAATATTTGAAGGTTTTGATTGATATGTTTGCTGAAGGCTATCAATATGAATAATTTGAATAATTTAGGAGAGTTTGCAAAAATTATTTATAATGACATGATTAAGGAAATAAGATTTATTCCTGCACATTTAATAAATTCAGCAAAATATGATATGTTAAATAATGATGAAATTGAATATTTTTTATCACTGGATAATCCTTATGTAAATTTTGGTTTGATTTATAATTATAATATAGATATAAAAATTAGACAGAAAATTATAGATAATACAATAAAGAAAGATATATTTAAATGAATTTTCCACAAACAATTGATAAATTAGTAGAATCTAGTATTTTTAATAATTTTGAGTATTCTTTTGTAGAAGACTCAGATATTTGTTATGTAAATGCTGCTTCGTATTATTTTGGAAATGCCAAAAATACAATTTACCCATTAGTAAAAGTAAATTATAATACGGGTTTAGTGACAATTGAGGACAAACAATATAAATTAGGGGTTAATGCCTTTATTGAGGCAGTAGTTTGAATTTATCATTATCTTGTTATATATTCATGTAGCTAAGAAATTAGCTCTTCGCGGATATAGCTTAATGGTAAAGTGCATGGATTTCCGACTCGTGAGCTGAGAGTTCGACTCTCTCTATCCGCTCCAATTAACAATCAAAAGCCTATAAATGGCTAAAATATAAGTAAAATGACCATATATCTCACAAGCGACGAGCATTATTATCACGAAAATATTTCAAAATATTGTAATCGTCCATTTAATACAACAGAAGAAATGAATCAGTATCTAATTGATTCTTTTAATAAAAAGGTAACTCCTGATGATATTACTTATCATCTAGGAGATTTTACATTTAAAAAGCAAGAAATTGCCTTTAATATTATTGAACAGCTAAATGGACATCATTATTTCATTAGGGGTAATCATGATTCTTGGTTGAAAAACAATGTTAAACATAAGAAAATCTTTAATGTTAAAGATTATGATGAACTTAAGATTAATGGACAAGATCTTATTCTAAGTCATTACCCCATGTACACTTGGAATAAGGCTAGATATAATTCATGGATGTTGCATGGACATTGCCATTCTAATATTAATAAGGATAATGAATCTACAAAAAGACTAGATGTAGGAGTTGATTCAGCTAAAAAGATATTGGGAGATTATGTGCCATTTAGTTTTGCAGATATTAAAGTAATAATGGAATCTAAAGTATATAAATCAGTAGATCATCATATTGCCGATTAATGATAAATAAAGAATCTATAATTAAAATTGTTGAAAGTAAAATTTGTATAATTTGTAATACTAATACTAATGATATTAAGTGTGCAAAGTGTAATATTTTTGATTCATATAATTATCATACTTTGTATAGTATTGCTTTGTATAGTATTGATTATCATTTGAATCAATTTGAAGCAATAAAATTCTATTGTTATAATAATTCTTCTCTTAATAATATAAGGATTAATTATTTTGATAAAAAGATAATACATAATGTCGATTATTTAAATGAAGTTGATTTTCCCAGATCAATAGAAAGTTTAAATTCTTTATATAACAAAATACAAAAATTCTTAATATTTAAATAAAACGTTGCATTATAAAAATATCTAAAATGATTACTAGAAATCAATTATTTAATATTGTTTTAAATAGACAGTGTACTATTTGCGAAGATAATGCAATTATCGTACCACGAGCAATATTATATGATTATGAATGCAGAAATTGTAAAATATTTTATGCTGGCATGGATTATAATCCAGAAATGATATATATTGGTTTTGAACATATGAAAAATAAAAAAATAATTTTTCTTTTTGAAAATAATCAAATAAAAATTAGTCATCATTCAAATTTACAAAATGAAAATAATATTAAGTTGGAATTAGATAAAATTCCAGAAACAAAAGAAAAACTAGATAAGATCTACAATCAAGTAAAGAAAATTAATATATTTTCATAATATATTGTAAAACTATTAACATTCCAATGATAAAAAAAGAAGATTTTATAAATATTTTAAATAATAAAATATGTCCAATATGTAAATTAAATTGTAAAATAAGAGATATTGAAAATCATTTTGATTGTATAAATTGTGGGATATTTTATGCTGGCAATAATAATTTATCCAAATATTTTGGATATAGGTATTGTAATCGTAGCGTATTTGTATTTTCATTAGAAGATAATAATGATATAAAAAAATATTTTGTTGATAATAATAGGAACATAGATGACAAGACATATATCTATTTTAATACCAATAAAATTCCCCAATCAATTGAGGACTTAGATAAACTATATATTCAAGTAGAGAAGATAAAAGTATTTAAATGAAAAGCAATAAAGTATTAAAATCAATTATTGAAGATTTGATAGAGCCTTTTGGTGATGAAAATGGGCATTTGCCAACTATATCTGAACAAAAAACTAATCCACTTAATGATGAAATGTATACTGAATATACGGTCACTATAGATTATAATGATCTTATTGGAAATGATTTTTTTAGTAAAATGAGTTCACTAGAAAAAATAATAAAATATATTAAAAAAACTTATGGCATTTCTTTAATTGAAGAAAAAACAATTTCACCATTTGAAACATATTATAAGTTTAACAATTGTTCTTTGTCTTTTGATTTAAAAATAAAATGAAATATCCACTAATTGCACAAATTAATCTTCCTAAATTTCAAGTTCCACAAGATTTTGGTTATCCAGGATTTGGTAAATATTCTACAGGAATAGATATTGAATGTTCAGAAAATACTATGGTTCAAGCTATTGAAGATGGAGTAATCATCAATATTAAAGATTATTCAGGACCATATTCAAATAATCCTTGGTGGAATCCAACCAAATCTGTCTTTGTTGAAGGAGCATCTGGAGTTATTGTATATTCTGGAATTTCTCCTCAACAAACTGTTTTTGAGAATTCATTTATTAATGAAGGTGATATTATTGGAATTGTTAAATCAATTGCTAAAAATAAAACTTATTTGAATCTTCAAAATTATTCTTTTGGAGAAAAAGAATTTATTAATTGGAAATTTAAATCAGATAAACCTGAAAATGTACATAATCCAAGAAATCTAATTCTAAAGGCTATCAATGAATGATAATGTTTCAGAAATTGTTCTAGAAAAATATCACGTTTATTATAATCATATTAGAGATTCTTTATATATCTATTTTAGAAATAAAAGATATTCTGGATATAATGTCATAATTCGCAAAGATATTGATATTATTATTGATCCTACCAATAATGGTGTTAATGGATTAGAATTCTATCATGTTTCTGATAAAAATGGAATAAAATTTAAAATTTTTTCTAAAAATGTGATAATTGAAAACGCATTTAAAAAAGATCTAAATATTCATAAAAAAGATATTAATCAATTAATTGATTGCGCAAATAAATTAATTAAAAATGGAACAATAGCAAAACTAATAGTATTTAAATAATATGATTATAGCTGGAACTGGCAGAAGACCAAATAATTTAGGAGGATATAATATCCCAAATCCAACCTATAATAAAGTTTGTAAAGAAATTAAACGAGTTTTATTAGAGCAAAAACCTGACAAAGTAATTTCTGGTTTTGCTTTAGGATTTGATCAATGGCTAGCTAATATGGCAATAAAATTAAATATTCCAGTTATTGCAGCTATTCCATTTAAAGGACAAGAATCTCAATGGAATGAAGAATCTCAAAGAATTTATAATATATTGTTGAATAAATGTTCTGAACAAGTTATAGTTTCAGAAGGTAATTTTTCAGCTTATAAAATGCATAAAAGAAATGAATGGATGGTTGATAATTGCAACATTCTAATTACTGCCTGGGATAATGTTAAAAGTGGTGGAACTTATGAATGCATAAAGTATGCAGAATCTTTAAATAAAACAATAATTCATTTGGATATAGCTACTTAGGATTTTCTCATCATAAATCCCAGTTATATTACTGAAAGGTTGAAAGTTCAATGAAAAAGATTATTATTCCATTTATTATGCTTCTTACTATTGGTTGTGCTAAAGAACAGCAAATTCCTGTTCAGAATGCCCATAAAGAAGAGATGCAACATTTTGCACAGAAAGATGGGTTTGATAAGTTTGGACAAGCTGTAGCTGATTCTAGCCGCATTGTTGTAACCAAATCCATGGAAGCTTCTGTTGAGTTTATGACTTGGTGGAATTCTCCTGAACAGGTTAAGAAGCGAGAAGAGATGTATCAAAAGCTTGAGGAACAAGCAAAAAAGAAGTATGAAGAACTTAAAGAAGAAAGTCAAAAAAGGTAACATATGCTAGTATCTGAAGAAGTTGAAAAATTAATCAATCAATATATGATTGAATATAAGTCGTTATCCATTAAAGATTTGACATTATTATTATCTATTAAACTTCGGGACAGATATCCTGGCTATTTCCTTATTGCAGCGTGAAATATCAAAATATTTCAAAAATAATTCTAATTTATTTATAAAAACAAAGGACAAATATGCTTATAGAAATTCAAAGTAATGGATTAACTCTATTTGCAAATGTAGAGAATTCAGAAATAATTGATTGTAAATCTAGTCATGGCATTGATTTTTTTGATATTCTATTGGAAGAAGAAAAACAATTGATCCTGGAAAAATATAAATGCCAATCGATTTAGCTCAAACTTTACATGAATATAAAGATAAGTTAGAAAAGTTCAAAATTAAACAAATTAAAAAAGAAGAATTAATTCTGCAATCTAAAAATATTAAATCTAAATTAAACATATTAGATAATGAATTGTTTCAATTGGAATCAGAGTTAAATAACATTAAAACTCTACTAAAAATCTGACATATAATAAAAGAAGGAGATATAAAATGGCACTTGTAATTATTGACACTCTTGGCGAATCAGAGGAAGTAGTTATCTCCGAAAAAAAGAAAGAGGAAACTAAAACGAAGCATATTGATTTTGAATATGTTGAACCCCAATTGCAGATTATTGAAAACGTCTGAGGACTAAATGCAGTACCATAAAACATATGAATTTGCAATGACCTTTGCATATGCTTATATGAAAGTTGATATTAATTCATTTGATTATGATAAGAATAATCTTATTTATCAAACTATAATTAATGTTTTGGGATGGACAGAAGTAGATTTTAACAATGCAATAATTTCTTATGTAGATAGAAATTGGACCAAAATGGATTTGAATTTATGTCAAACAAAATCTTTGATGTTAAAGCGGTAGAAGCCAAGAAAACTGATGGATATTCTTATCTTTACAATGTGCGGGATAAGTTTAAATCTCTAGAAAAAGAAGAAATTATTAAACATTTGCAGGAAACTGCAAGTGGTTTTGCCATTTGTATGTGCCATGTAGAGTATGATTTTAATATTGCTGGAGTAATTAGAGCCGCTAATAACTTTAATGCCAATGAGATTTTTTACTTTGGCACTAAGAAATTTGATAGAAGAGGGGCTTGTGGAAGCTATCATTATAATCCTTTTCAATATTTGAAGACTTATGAAGAGTTTATTTCTTTGAAAGAAAAATATACATTTGTAGGTTTTGAAACTGGTGGAGAACCATTGATTACATTTGATTGGAAGAAGTTTGATAAGCCTCCAATGATTATAATTGGATCTGAGAATTTGGGAATTCCAGAAGAGATTGTTAAAACCTGTGAGTATATGGTAGAAATTCCCAGCTTGGGAAGCATAAGAAGTTTGAATGCAGCAGTTGCTAGTAGTATTGCTATGTATGATTTTATTGCTAAAAAATGATTATGAAGAAATATATTTTTAATAAAAGTTGTTTTATAAAGTTATTTGGTACTGAAAATTATTTTGTTGATCATGAAGGTAAAAAAATAACTGGAGCTGTATTTCCTAATACAGCTGAAGATATGCAGTTTAAAGGGTTAAATGATGAATTAATTGGAATTGTTGAAGATGGTAAGTATCATAATGCAAATGGTCCAGCAATTATTACTAATTCAGGTCGGGCTACAATATTGGATTAATGATGAAATTGTAGGAATTAATTTAGGAAATGAAGAGTTTAAACAAAAAATGAAAAAGATAGTATTTTCATGAATGTTGGAGATTTTGTTGCTTACTATGATCATGTGGCTATAATTATTAAATAATTTTTGACATATGAATCATATGGTGATTCTTTAGATGGCGAATACGAAGACTCTTTTACGATAAAAATATTAGAATCTGAATTTTATACTTATGGTGAAGAATTAAATGTTCTCTATTTTGCATTAGATAAAATAACTGATGAAAAAGAAATATCTAGACTTAGAAAAATTATGGTATTTAAATGAAATATAAAGTAGGAGAGTTTGTATTTTATAATAATAAAGAATTAAATATACGTGAAAATTGTTTAATTGTTTCAATTCATAATTATTCGTATAAATTACGAACAATTGAAGTATTAGATGATAACGTTTGTATAAGATATTTTGATGATGATCATTTCAATGCTATGGATAAGCTATTAATTCCAATTACTGATGAAAATACTCTAAGTAGATTGAGAAAGATAATAATATTTAAATGAAAATCAAGCCAGGAGATTTTGTTATTTACGAAAATAAATCAGATAAAATAATAGAAAATTGTATCGTTTTAAAGATTAATGTTTTTAAAAACTTTGAACTTCAAACTATTGAGGTTTTAGATAGTTTAGGGCAAGATACAATTAGATATTTTGATAATGCTTTTGAAGCTTGTAATTATGAAGTTAAATTAATTACTGATAAAGATACTATAAAAAAATTAAAAAAGATAATGACATTTAAATGAAAATAATAGATCATTGGATTGATAGTAATGGTTGCGCACATGAATATAGCTATGAATATAGGAAGCCGCCATTTAAGATTAATGATATTGTATCATATTATAATTATGCAGGTATTCATTATGGAATTGTTAGAGAACCAGAAGAATTTGTAGATCCAAGTTTACAACATTATACATGTATTTCTTTATTGAATCAATATGACCCCTATAAAATAGAAGATACATTCATATTTACAGATAGTCTTACAATAGTAACTGATCAAAATATTATTAATAAATTCAATAAAATAAGGATATTTTCATAAATGGCAATTTGGCTACCAAAAGCACTAGTAAAAGCAGATCTAGCACGAAACACAGAAGAAGCAAAAGAAATGCTTGCTCAAGGACTTGTTAAACTAGACGGAGAAGTAATTACTGACCAAACTTGTATTCTTAGAGCTGGTCATGAAAGAAATGGTGTAAAACCAACCGTTATATTTGAGGTTGGAGAAAAATCTGTTGAATATTTGGTCCCAATTTCAAAATAAATTCAATAAAGTGCATTTTATCCGGCAAACTTCAAAAAGTCCGGTATATAATGTATGAGAGCTAATGCTCCAAGAAAGTGAGTTTTTAAAAATGAAAAGATCAAATATTAAGGTAATGGGAAGAGTTCAGACAGTTTTTCGTGACGCATTAGGACGCTTTGTTTCGCCCCCAAAAGCAAAGAAAGCAACCAAAAAAGCCAAGAGAAAGTAATTCAAGCCCATAAGAAGACCTAAAAGCTGATAATAGAAATATTATCAGCTTTTATTAATTTAGAAAGACATAAAAATGGCAATTGTAGAATGTAAAGCGCTACTTCAATATTATTATTGGAATAGTACTTCAAAAATAGCTCCTAATAGAAACCTATTAGATGAAAATAAAACTAAACTAGAAGCCTTAAAAAAACTAATTAAATTACCAAGATATATAGATGTAATTGATAATTCTAAAGATACATGCTGGCTTAAAACTACTGAATTTAACTTAAAGCAAAATATTAAATTAATTAAACAAAATAATATAAAATTTACTTTTGTTGTTTCTCGGTTTTAATAATAATTATATCGGCAGAGTATATTTAGCTCTAGAATATGATTCTATATTCTTAATTTTTAAAGAAATAGGACATGTTAGTTCTTATAATGAATTATTTAAATTATTTAAATGGTTTAAAGATAAAGACTATCTAAATATAGATATTTTAGAAATTACAAAGTATTTAATTATAAATGAATGCTTTGAATTTAATACAGATTTTAATAAGTTTTTGATGCAATCAGATGATTATCGAGTTAAAATAAGAATATTTGAATAATATGAAATATATAGCAGTTACAACATTATTTTTACTATTGGGATGCTCTAAACCACAATTACAACCAATAATTGAAGAAACTCTTCCAATAGAGCCTAAAATAGAAGAAGTAGAAACAAAAGTAAATCAATGCCCTAATGAAATGGTTCTAGTTTCAGGAAATTATTGTCCTGAAACAAATCATAAGTGCTTAGATTGGCTAGATGATCCAGCTTTACCTTATGCAAGATGTAAAACATATGAAAAACCATCTACATGTTTAAAGCCTAAAATACCACTATCTTTTTGTATAGATCAATATGAACAGCATGATAATTACAAAAGACCATTGGGTAATAAGTCATATACTGAATGTTCTGTCATTTGTGAGTCTCAATATGGGAGACTTTGTAATGATTATGAATGGGAATTTGCTTGTTCTGGTGAACAAATGCTTCCTTATCCTTATGGATATGAGAGAAATAATAAAACCTGTTATACAGAGGTTAAAGCAGTAGAAGGTATTGATCCTGTATGTGGTAAGGAAATGTGTGATTTAAGAAAGTCAGTAGGAAGCTATCCTAATTGTAAATCTCCATTTGATGTTTATGATATGGTGGGTAGTCAGGATGAATGGGTTAAAACAACTCCATATTATTCTAGGTATACTAAAGAACTTTTGACTACTGGACTAAAAGGTGGACATTATAGTCATGGTAGAAATCGTTGTGCCGCCACGACTACAGAACACGCAGCAAAAGGCTATAGTCAAATAACTATACGGATGTAGATGCTGTAGTGATATAAAATAAAAGACTTAGGGATTATGTAAATAATCGCGATGTACAGTAACTTAATTAAGGAGAATTGAAATATGAATAATGAATTAACTTTTATGCCAGGTGATAAGGTTAGATATGTTGGAACAAAGTTTTCAGCAGATATTGGTAATAAAATTGGAGAAATTGATGCAAAAATCAAAGGATCTGGTTATACTGTAACTTTTATCAATGGACATAGAGAAACAGGAGATGTAGATAGAACAAGCTATATTTGTTCGGCAGATTCTTTAATTAAAGTAAGCAAATAAGGAATTAATATGATAAAATATACATTTCTTAGAAAAGCAAATGGTCATGCAAATGGATGTGTAGCTTATGATATTACTGAAATTGATAAAGATGGATTAAATGTTGTAAAATATGGAGTTTCTTGTTTACATGCAAAAGAGCGTTTTAATAGAACTTTAGCTAGAAAATTAGCTGAAGATAATATGAAGTATTCTTTTAAATTAAAATTTGAATCTGCTGGTTTATTATATAAAGCAATTTTAGAAAATATTATAGCAATTGATAAAGCAGATAGCATTATTATTAAAAATGCCGAATCTACTATATCTACATTACCAGTACCAAAAAGAAACTTTAGCAATAGAGTTATTAGAGCAGCTAAACGATGGCTTAATCTTAACAAAAGATAAAATCGATATGGTAGATTAACCTACCATTTAAACCTCTTTTTAAAAGGGATTTATGAAAAACCAAAAAATCTATATTAAAAATTCAAAAAATTCAAAACTATCTCGGAAAAGCTCAAATTGATTGTACATATATGCCAATCAATAAAACATGTCCTAATTCCTGCGAATTAAAAGACAAAGGCTGTTACGCTAAATTAAGCTTTGTTCGGTATTGTTAATTCTAGATTAGAAACCGAATATTCTAATAAAACCCCATTACAATTAGCTAAACTAGAAGCTAATTCTATTAAAACTAGTTATGACAAAGTTCCAGAAAATACCTACATTAGATTACATGTAAGTGGAGATTCAAGAACTATAGAGCGGTACTAAATTATTATCTAAAGCAATAGATAAATGGATTGATAAGGGTGGTAAAGGAGCTTGGAGCTATACTCATGCATGGAAATCTGTAAATAGAAAATATTGGGGAAAAGTATCCTGTTTAGCATCTATTGATAGTGTTAGTCAGGCTAAATTAGCTAAGGAGGCTGGATATGTACCAGCATTAGTAGTTAATGAATTTAAGTCTGATAAAGCTTTTAAATTAGAAGGCAGTGATATTAAATGGATTCCCTGTCCAGCACAAACTAAAGATGATGTTAGTTGTTCTAGTTGCAAATTATGTTTTAATGATACAAAATTAAAAAATTTGAATTTACGGAATTGCTTTTGCCGCTCATGGAGTACAAAAGAATTTAATTAAGAAAAGATTAAATGTTATACAATGAAATTAATCATAAAAGAAGACTATAATTTAGAATTAAATTATAAACCAATTTATCATCAATTTTATTATGATAATGGTAGAAAAGTTGAGCATAATTTATTGGGACCAGCTTTAATTTGTAAAAATGTGATGTGCCATTATTTTATTCATGGATCAAGAATTGGTATTAATTTATCAAATAAAGAATTTGAACAAGAAGTTAAGAGAATGATTTTCTCATCATAAATTTCAAGATTGAATAACATGCACTCAACAGCCTTTCTATGTATTGAATTGAATAATAGGATTCATTATACAAAAATTTCAAACATTTCAAATATTAGAAATCTAGTTGGAATTATTAGCTCTTATTCATTTGATAAAATAAATAGAATAATTATGCAATATCCAAGAATTCAGAATATTGATTTGAATGGAGTTATTGTATTGAATGTAGGAAATATTGGTGGGATAGATGTAAGGGTAGTAAATTCGATATATGAATTGAGCAGTGTAGATTATGTATTTTTGTTTAAAAAGAGTGGAATTGAGTATTATCTAAATAATAGAGGATATGATAGATTTATTAATCTAACATATAAGGAGCTAATGAATCAATATTTCTGGGTAAATTATTCGCAAGAAAATATTAAACAAGCCAAATCAAAACAACTTAAGAGTGAATTTGGATTTCCATCTATTCTTGATGCAAAAAAAGACGCACATATTAGATGTGAAGGACATAAGGTTATTTTGGTTAATTCGTTGACAGATGAATATGAAGTAATTGATCTTTGCGGAGTAATATAATGAACTATAAAGTTGGTGATTTTATAAAATATACCAATTCTGGTGGATATATATTTAATATATCAAATATTGATTTAAAAACATATAGAATTACTTGTTATGTTATTGAACCTAATAGAAATTATGACAATAAATTTGATCTTGTATTTGATAGTTTGCAGGCTATGGATGAGTTTCCTAATGAAGAATATATTATAATTACTGATGAAAAAGAAATAGCTAGGCTAAATAAAATTATGATATTCAAATGATTAATTTTAAAAATGGAGATTACGTTTACTACGAACATTTAGAAGATAATTGCAAAGAATATGGAATTATTATTTCCTCTGATCTTATTCTTAGTAATATTCGCGTAAAAACATTAAAAGCACTAACTAAAGAATCAGAAAAATTTGTTAATGGTATGACTGAAATTAATAAAAATGATTTATCATTAATAACTGATCAAAATATAATTAATATGCTAAATAAACTTGTGGTGTTTGAATGAGTCTTAAAAAAGGTGATTTTGTAATATACAAAGATCATTATTGCCATGAATATATGATTGTTATTGATGTATATCCAATTACTTGCTTATGCTTAAGTATTGAAGCTTTAAATGATGCTTCAAGTGGGTTTGTTGGTACAAGCTCTTCATTTGTACAAAAAAATTTAATATTAGTTACTGATGAAAAAGAAATAAATAGACTCAATAAGATTATGGTTTTTAAATGATTTTTAAAAAAGGCGATTTCGTAATATATAAAGACCAAACCTATCATAAGTATTGTCTTATTATTAATACATATCGTACTGGTCATCAATGTTTAACTATTGAAGCTTTAAATGATGAATCTAAACAATATATAAATATTGCTTCATCATGTGCAGAAAGCAATTTGAAACTTGTTACTGATGAAAAAGAAATAGCTAGACTTAGAAAAATTATGGTGTTTATGTGAAAATAGGAGATATTATTGCATTTGCAAAAATAAATCAACCATATTCTTATGGAAAGATTGTTGACATTAGTTTTTCAATTTTTATTCAAGTCTTATATTTGAATCCAAATTCAAAATATAATTTTCTTCCAAATATTTCAAGCAATCCAAAACATAACTATCTAAAAATTGTACCTGAAATTGATTGCACTGTAATTACAAATAAAAATAGAATTGAAGAAATTATGCATCTTCATAATAAAATTGGAGTATTTGAATGAAAGTTGGAGATTTTGCCATACATAAATATGACGAATATTTTGAAATTGTACAGATTATAGCAGAATCATATACAAATTTGATAGAATGTAGAATGATTGATGCTTTCAGTGATAAATCAAAAGCTGAACCTTTTGATACTTTTTACTTTGATAAAAATAAATTATTGATTATTACTGATGAAAAAGAAATTCATAGACTAAATAAATTGGTGATATTTAAATGAAATTTAAAGTAGGCGATATTATAAAACACAATGAACCATTTTTATATGGACAATATTCTATAGTAATTAATGATAAAGGTTATCTTAAATATAAGGTATTATTTAATGATTACAATATTGACATTGGTACTGAATGGTCATTAATACCATATGTTGCAAAAGATTGCTCATTAGTTACTGATCCAGATATTTTACATAAACTAAATAAATTAATAATATTTTCATGAATATTCATAAATATATTGCTGAATTTCCTATTATTCCAGGTAAAGAAATAGGAGTTGGTGCAGATGGTCAAGTCTTTGAATTGCCAAATAACCTAGTCATCAAATACTCAATTCTATTTGATTATGATAATAATTTACAAAATAATTTCAATTCTAGATCAAATATTCTAAATTCTATAAATTCTTCTGCATTTGTCAAAATTTATGAATTTAAAAAGGTTTTAGAATCTTCTAGACTATTTGATAATAAACAACAATCTTATATTGTTTATTATTATATTATGGATAAATTAAACAAAATATCAGAAGATGAATCTAAAGTCTTTCATACTTTATTAAGCCACGAAGACTCTAATAAAGTTAAATCTTATTCTATTAAAGAAATAACTAATATTTGTAATGATTTGTCTAAATATTTAGATTTTAATACCAATAAAGTAATAGAATTTATAACAAATTATCAAAATTCAGAATTTATACATTTAGATATACATCCACGTAACATAATGAAATCAAATGAAGATTTCAAATTAATTGATCTAGACAGAATAGCAAAGAAAGAAAAACAAAATGAAAACAAAAGTTAATTTACAAATGGCATATGAACTATTAAAAAGGGCAGAATTAAAGCTAAACCAGCTTTATGAAGATAAGGATTCTGGCAAAATTAATCAGATGGAGTTTGCTATTAGAGCAGCAGAATGTTCTGGTATCTTTAATGGTTTAGCTTCAGAAGCTTCATGCTTAGTTCAAGATTGCCTATCACTTCCACAAGCAGAAGGAAAAGATTCAATGATGAGTCAACTTTCAAAGTTGATACAATCTGCTACAAAGGAAGCTCCAGCACAAGCGACAGATATTGACATGGACCCATTAAGAAGGAGAAAGATTAATTGAAATTATTAGGATTAACAAAAAGCGAAGCTTTAAAATATTTGCATGAACATAATTTAGATTATAGGCTGTTTGAAAAAGAACCAGAAATTATAAATCTAGATTTTAAACCAACAAGATTCAATCTAACAATTGAAGATGATATTGTAGTAAAAGTAGAAAAATTTTAAGAAAGGAATATATATTATGACAAAAACAAAACTATTAAAAGAAGTGGAATCAATTTTTGACAATACAGAGGAGGTTTTAACAAACCACTTTGTTACTGGTAATGAGGATAGTTATAAATTACCAGCACTAGTTAATATGGTAGTTTCAAAACTATCAGTTACAGATACTGATAAGGCTATTAAAAAGGTTGATCCAATTGTTAGACTTTATGTTAAAGAATCTGATAAATGGTATTCAGTCCAGGGTCTTAAAGGTGGTGTAAAGCCAATTGCTCTTAAAGAGAAGAGCGCAGCTGCAAAAGCAGCCAAAGAGGCTGCTAAAGCTGAAATCAAGGCTAAATTAGCAAAAGTTGAATCAGAAGACGATTCTGAGTAAATCGAAATGGTTAAGTATTTAAATACTTAACCTTCAAGCCCACGCATAAACACAAACAGTACCGAGTACCTCTAAACCAAATTTTAGAAGCAACCATATTTCTAAATTCAAGTTTAGAAGTATTATTAGCAGAAGCACTTTCACCATGTAAAGTGTTTCCGATTAAAGCTAAACTCAACTGTTCCTGAAGTGGTTATAATCATAACTGTATTTGTGGGGCTTGCTAAATTAATTAAAACATCACAATCTGTAGGGAATTGTACATTGGTTGAACTTACTTTTTGAAAGAAATTAAAGTCAGCACCATATGTTCTAGCGCCTCTTGGATTAGTATTGTATGATGTCATAAATTAATCGTATATTATGCATATATTATCATGAAACTAAAAAACCATCTTAGATCTTTAAAGTATGAAGAAAATGTCACTTATTGCAAAGTCTTTTGGAATTATATGGATAAATCACAAGATCTTATTAAAGATATATTAAGTACAAAATCAAATAATCCATATATGTATAAAGATTATAATTCTTTTAGTAATGCTTTAAATAAAAATAGAAAAGCTGTACCTTATGATAATATCATATACTTACATATTGTAGTAATAGAAAACGAAATTAAAAAAGGGTTTTTTGTTTATACTGTAACAAAATCAGAGGTTAAGTATAAGGCTTTTTATGATTTGGAAAAAATAAGAGTATTTCAATGAAAATTAAAAATATTGCAGAATTTTGTCGAATAAATAATATTACAGATGGTGATTATTTAAAATATTTTGATGAAGATTCTATTACTGATTATATCAATAATAAAATTAAATTTAAAGATGCTACTTTTAAAACACTATATCGTGAAGCTCATTTAAATATTGACCATCTTAATATGATCAAAAATCATATAGGTGATTCTAAGTCTTATGCATATTCGCAATTTATATTAGGAATGCTTAACAATCCAAATATTTCAAAAGAAACCAAACAACAATTCATAGATCAAAATATTAAGGAAAGCGTATTTAAATGAAAAAACTATTATTTCTCTCTCTATTTCTACTTTGTTGCTCTAATACATTTAATTATAAAGATATTAGTGTATATAATCTTTCATTTGCAATTAAAGACCCATATACATTGTCTTCATTGGGTGACAAAACAACAATTAGACATAAAGATACTGTAATTTCAGTAATTAAACTAGATAAAGATCCACAAACTTCTGGAGCTTATGCCAATGCTATTGCAACTAGACTTGTAGAACAAGATGCTAAATTGTCAATAATTGAGCAAAAGATAAATAAAAATAAGGTTAAATATACATATTTTACTTCTTCTGATGGAGAAATTGATACTATGTATATGGTAATTAAGCAACCAAATGATTCAGGATATGTCTTGGCTTGTAATAAAAAGGAATTTAATACAGATAATATTTGTGAAATCTTACTAGATTCAGTAAAGGTTAAGTAATGCTTGTACATTCTTTTCATCAATTAATAAAAATAGAAGATAAAGAAAATAATATAGTTTTTACAGATTGCTATGTAAATGATTTGAAATTAATTGATGCTTGTAATTTTATTGTAAAAAATGAAAAGCCTTTTGAATTGCAGCAATCTATTAATTTTCATAAAGGATATTGTTGTAATTTATTCGCAAATTATCCTTTTCAATCTCCATATTCTGATGTAAAACTATTTTTAGATCATATTAATTCTATAGTTTATAATTATGCAAATCTATTTAATTTAATGAAAATTAATATTAGATTAGAATTATTAAATAAAAATACTTGCGTTTTATATCATCATGATCATGTAGATAAAAGATTAATTTGCACATTATCAGGAAATGGAACAGAATATTTAGAAGATAATAATGTAACTTGGGATAAGTTTCATCATCATTATTCTATTCCAGAAGATAAAAATTCAGCCATTATAAAAGATTTGAATCAAGTAAAACAGCTAAAACAACTAGAAATAGCAATAATGAAAGGTTGTAATGGCAATTCTGCAAATGGTTTAATTCATAAAGCTCCAAGTTGTAATGATGACAACAGGAGATTAATACTAGTTATAGATTGAAAATTAATGAAAGATAAAATACTAATAGTAGATACTCATAATGCCTTACATAGAGCCAATATCTCGTTTGGAGGAGAAGTTTCAGATAGAGTTATGGTTTATAATTTCTTTAGAAATCTAAGGGCAACTATAGAATTATTAGAACCAACTAAATTATTCTTTGCTTTAGAACGGACATCCTAAACATAGATATGCCTTATTTCCTGAATATAAAGCCAATAGATTAATTAAACTAGCTTCTAAACAAGATAAAAATGAACTGTTTAATATTAATAAAAATATAATATTTGAGTTAATACAATATTTACCAGCTACAATATGGAAGGCAAATGATTATGAAGCTGATGATATTGTGTATACTTTATGTAATGATTTAAAAGATGAAGAGGTAATTGTATTATCTAATGATTCAGATTTTACGCAATTATTGCAAGAATTTAAGCATGTAAAGATTTATAATCCTATAAAGAAGGAATATATGGTAGCACCAGCATACCATTATGGTATATGGAAAAGTTTAGCTGGAGATAAGTCAGATAATATACCAAAGTTAATATCTGATAAGAAAGCTCAAAATTTAGCAGGAAATCCAGATTTATTAAAACAATATTTAGAAAATGAGGAATATAGAGCTAATTTTTCAATCAATTATGAATTAATTAAGTTTAGATTAATAGACTCCTCAGAGATACAGATAGTTGAAGGGGTAGCTAATTTTGATAAATTATTTGAAAAATTTGTAGAATTTGAGTTTAACTCAATAACAAATGATAAGTCTAAGCAGAAGTTTATAGATACATTTGGTGGATTATGAATTGTTGTATATGTCGGGAAAATAATGGCAAAAGTTTTTGATGCTTATTTTTGTAATAATGCTATTAATGATTATGATCATAATTATGATCATAATTATTTATTTGTTATATATAGTGACACTCATATATTAAAATCAGATAAAATACCAAATTATCAAATTTCTTTTACAAAAGATAGGTTTCGTATAGAATATAAAGATAAGGCAATATATGATTCATATAATGAAGATTTAATATATTGGACAAGTTTAGAAGAATTGAAAATAAAACTAGATAGGATAATGATATTTCAATGAATTGCTTTATATGTGGAGAACATTTTGCTCATAACATAGAGCATAACGCGAAAGATCATAGAATGTGGTTTAATTTAGATGATAATAGGTTTGCATTTACTTCGTTAGAATTGTTTGATAATATTTATATGAAAGATAAATTTTGGGGATCTTATATTTTATATAATGCAAAAGTAAATGAAATGTATGCAATTATTCAGAGTGGCACAAGTTCACAATATGAATTCATTGATATTGATTTATATTGGAAAAATTTTAAACAATTAAAATCTTATATAGATAAGATAATGGTATTTCAATAAAATGAATTGTATATTATGTAACAAGCCATTAATAAATTCTAATGGTATGATTCATCATCATTATAATGATCATAGGTTTTGGTCTGATGGTATAAATTTTGCATTTACTTCAACAGAATTATTTGAAAAAATATATTACAAAAATGAAAGCGATAAAATTTGGATAAATTATATTTTTGTAGATATTTTAAGTAATAAAATAAAGATTTTAATTTGTAATAATGATAATAAAGGTAAATTAATTAGAATTATTTCTATAGAAGAACCAATATTCTATTGGAAGAATCTAAAAGAATTATCAGCTTACATAAAGAAAAGATTAGTATTTGAATGAATTGTTTTATTTGTGGCGAATCATTTAATAATGGCGCGAGTAATCATAATGTAAAGGATCATAGAATGTGGTTTGATAGTCATTATCATGATAAATTTGCATTTGCTTCGTTAGAATTGTTTGATAATATTTATGGAAAATATAACACTTGGAATGCTTATTTTATATATGTTTTAAAAACAAATGAATTGAGCGCCATTATTCATGATAATATTTCAAAAAATACTAAGCAGTTTATTATTGATCAATTATATTGGAAAAATTTTAAAGAATTAAAAAATTATCTAAATAAACTAATGGTGTTTGAATGAATTGCTTTATATGTGGTAAAGAGATGAAGCAAGATTGGTATGATGGACCTATGATGATATGTATTGATAAAGGTCATCATTTTACTGCTCAATGGAATGAGATTTTTCATTTCAATTTTACTCACAATTATAATAAAGCAATTGATACAACATTATGGTTTGAATTAAATATAAATCAAAATACTTTACACGTTTTTCGTGATAAAAATTCCAATTATTTAATAGATATTTCTGATATGATATATTGGAAAACTTTTAAAGAACTAGAAAATTATTGCAATAAGGCATTAACATTTCAATGAATTACCATACTTGTTTCATGTGCCAAGAGTATATTGAATATACTCCAGATGTTTTAGGACCAATTAATCATTTTAAAAATGATCATAATATGCAATTTAGTATAACTAAAAAAAGTTTTGTATTTTCTTCATTAGAATTATTTGATGAAATATATCATAATAACAAATTTATATTTAAAAATTACATAATAATGTATGAAGATTCAGGTATAATTTGTTACAATAATAAACCAATCCATACATTAGACAATATATATTGGAGAAACTTTAAAGAACTAAAGGCTATTATAGATAAGGTATTGGTTTTTAGCTAAATTATTTATTTCCAGCTAATAATTTTTCGGTAATCATTTCAATCATCATAGCTTTAACTGTTTCGAAATCATAATCATCTGGAGAATTAACTTCATTGATGATATCTAGAAGTAAAGGATCATCAGTAATTTTCATTGTTTCTGGTAAGGAAGGGACTAGTGCTGTTTTTTTCATAAAATCTCCATTTGTAGGTCTAAAAAGTTTTCAAGATTTTTAAGCATTCCTGACATTGCTTGTTTGTTTATTTTGCTATATTTAGCTTCTAAATTTGACAAATCAGTTACGATTCCTCTTCCTTTTTCAATTATTTTAGCTAGTGCAAAATAATCATCAATAGATTCAAAATCATTTAACATACCTGTTAATTCATATAACATTTTATGTGTTTCATTTAAATATTTATCAACATGTTGAGTAAACCAGCCTTTTCTATAGGCTTCAATCATTTGAGCAAAAATTGTTTGATCTCTAGTTTCAGTAATTCTAGTAAATTTAGTTCTTATTGTTTCCATTTTTGCTATATAAGGAGCAATATTCTTATCAATTATTTTGTTTAAAATTCCTTTAACATATGGACTATCTGCATTCTTTGGTTTAGTAGCAAGTCCAAAATCTTTACTAGTAACTAATTTAAATCCTACTTTTCTAATTTTTAAAGTTAATTCTATTATTTCTATATTTAATTTTGTTCTTTCTTGAACATCTGTAGATTTATTGTATTGATTTTGTAATAGTTCTAATTTTTTAATTTGAGATTTTAAATTTTGTTTAATAACTTGGCGCTGTTCCATAAAATCTTTTAAATCTTGGTCATTTTCCATTATTTTATAAAAGGCATCATTAGCTATATTTTGAGCAAAAACTTTAATACCATAACCTGATTGAGTAAAAAATACTGATAAGGCATTGCTTAATTGTACTAATCTTCTAACTTCAAAGATTTTATCATGTTTACCACCCCAGAAATAAGTTGGATTTAAAGTTCTATTCTTTGTCATGATATTAGCTTCTGCCATTCTACTTCTAATTAATTTTTCATCAATAGATTCGGCATAGAACATATCATCAATAAGTATTCTTAATCTTTTTTCTGGCACAATATGTACCCAATTCTTACTTTTAAGTTCTTTTAAATAATCTAAATTTTGTTGTTTTAGCTCTAGCAATTTTGGAGAGATATCTTTTAGTCTAATGTCTTCTTTTTTTTTAGCAGCTCCAAATACTTTTAACTCTTCTTTAAGATTTAAAAATGAAGTTACAATATCTTCAGAATTGTATTTATTAGAAATCATTGATTCTAGTATATTATAAATGTCTTGACCTTCAGAAAGAATTTTATCTATACTAAAAAAATGCAGTAAATATTCGCATTCTATTAAGAATTTTTTAAACTCATCCATTAAACCAAATATTTGTTTTTTATTTTTTTCAAAATTTACATCAAAACCACCAGTTTTATAAGCATTAATAATATCTCTAATATTATTTGTGGATCTTTTATCGCTAGCTCTGGTATAAGCTAATCTTATTCTTTCCATTCTTGTTATATATGGAGCTATATTAACTTTAATAATGCTATCTAAAAAGCTCCACATTTTATCAGAATCTGCATTTTTTGGTTTAGTTGCAAGACCAAATTCGGCTTCTGTTATTAGTTTTTTACCAGCATCTTTTATTTCAACTGATAACTTTATAATATCATAATTTAATTTTGTTTTGATAGTAATATCTTCTTCTGAATTATATTTCATATACAATTCTTCTAGTTTCATTACTTTTGGCTTTAATAATTCTTTTAATTTGGTACGTTGTTGTAAGAATTTAGTTAATGATTCATCTTTTTCCATTATTTCAAAAGCTGCATCATTAGCTATATTTGCTGCCAATGATGTTATTCCATATCCTTTTTGAGTAAAGAAAACAGAAATAGAATTTCTAAATATCTCTAATTTTTTAGTAAATTCGGTGCCATGAGTCATTGGAGAGTGCATTGTTGGATTAAGCTTTCTTTTTGCTGCCATTGCATCAGCACGTTCAAGCTCTTTTATAATAGATGCCTCTGTTAATACATTAGTTTTGTTACTTTTGTTTTCTAAGATTGCATCAATTGATTCATCAATCTTTTTTCTTAATTTTTTCTCTTCAACAATATCAACGAATTTCCTAGTTCTTAATCCAATTAGTTGACCTAAGTTTTTAATTTTCATTATTTCTAATGGGGATTTATTTGCATAGGTTTCAACAGAATCAGTCATTTCAAATTCTTGAAATTTTAATCTGCTAACCAATTTTACGAATTTGTTTCTAGCTAATGTTTTTTTATGATTTAAAGATTTAAAAGTTGCCAATGTAGTATTCAATTTATCTTTAATTGCTTTAATTTTTTCTGATAAACCAGGAATATCTAGTTTTTTTCTTTTCTTTTTACCATCAATATATTCTGGTTCTGAATATTGTAATGAAAATAATGTATTAAGTTCTTGTTTTAAATCAACGGCTTCTGTATTTTCATTGGCTTTTATAACTTCTGGAATTAATTGATTAATTAAATCAACCAATATATCTGCCTGTTCTGCTATTTTTTTATCAGATTTATAATATTCTTTATTAGCTAATACATCTGCTTTTTCTGCTTGCAATGCCTTAATAATATCTTTTCCACCATCTAAAAAGACCATAGAATAAGATTGTTTGCCTTTACGCTCTTCTGCGTCTCCTTTAGCTTTTTCAAATTGACCAGCATCATATCCTAGTACTTCAGTTAAATATTTTTTATCTTCTGCCTCAATTTCATCATCTGTATAGTATTCTTTATCGCCTTCAGATTCTTTTGAATCATCATTTATAATATCTTCTTCTTGAAACTCAGAAGCTAATACTTTACTACTTTCTTCTTTTGCATTTCTAACTTCCTCATTTGTAAATGGTTTGTTAGATTTGGGCATATCTTTTATTTTTGTTCTTAAAATATTTAAAAACTCTCCCAATTTAGATATTTCTTCTGGGATTTGATCCATATATTCATCATTTAAATTTTCTTCGTAATCATCATATTCTTCTGCAATATCATTACTAATTCCCAAAATAGCTTGATTTAATTCATTAAATCCATTTCCATTTTTAGAAAATACCTTAAACAATGATTTTAAAAAGGCTAAATTAGCTTTTAATTCATAATTATCGCTAGCCTGCTCTATCTCATTAAATAAAACATTTGTTTCAGCATTGATTTTAGCATCCGCTTCATCATCTGCAAATTTAGTAAAATTATTTAATTCATAGAAATAATTAGCCAATTTCAATATATTATTTATTTTCTTCATGCTATTTCTTATATCTCTTTAATGATATATAGAGATCAATAATAGGATATATAATTATGTTTCGGAAACAATCCCCAAAAACAAACCTCTTTTCTTTTCAAATGCAATTCCTGCGAAACTATCCTCTCCGTTAAGTTTGAAGAAGATGAAGAAATTGATAAAACCAATGAAGACCTTATGGAACTAGATTGTGATTGTCGGTCGGACACTATTTAATATTACGTAGCTAAATGCATTTTAAATCTCTTAAACATTATCAAGATGTTGAAAATACATTACAAATAAATCAAGAATTTTCCATAACTTATGATAATGGTACCACTTCTTATTTTATTATCATGCCATATGGAGCAGATTTTCATAATTTAAATGGACCAGCATATGATAATAATCATGGAACGCAAGAATATATGATTTATGGAGATTATTTAGGAATAAATCTAACAAATGAAGAATTTGAAAAACTAAAAAATCATTATTTCAAAAAATTAACATTTCAATAGAAAGAAAGAAATATGTACCATGTAAGAGAAAACCGGAAACTATAATATTCACATAGTTTCTACATTAGATAATGCCTATTTAAAAATTATTGAACTATATTATATCAATTATAATTCGTATTATAATTTAGATATAAAACGAGGATATTTCACATATGATGCCTTATTGGATCTAAGAGATATAAATCAATTGGTTATAGATAAAAAATATGAAGAAGCTGCTAAACTTATTTTAAGTAAAAATCAGGGACTATCTATAATTGATATGAATGAAGGTAAAATTCCAGAACCATTAGACCAGTCTCTTATTACAGATACTATTAAAGAATGTGTTTTTAATGGTTTTAATACTATAAAAATGGTACCAGGAATGACAGGACCACAAAATTCATTAAGAACGTGGTCAGGAGCAATGCCATTTTATTTACAAGGAATTACTGGAACTTCTGGTCCAAAACAAATTCCAGTTTCTATAGGGCTACCAATTACAGGAGTAACAGGACCAACAAATAATCAAGCCAAAGTAATAACAAAAAGCAAAAGAAAGAAATAAATATGTCATTTTCAAATTTATTCAATAAAAAATCATCAAACTTCGCCACCATAATCAAATACAAAAATAAAAAAGGCGAAGTCGCAAACTATAATATTGTATATAACTTTTCATATAAATCACTTCTATCTAAATCAATTAAGCTATTAAATGCTTATAAAACCAATGATTATAATGAAATTCTAGCAAAAAGCGATATGTTAAAAGCATTAAAGAAGCGCCAATCTAAAAATAGTTCAACCCTAACTCCTCTAATTGAAAATGGTAAAACCATTAATTCTATTAAGAAAAAAGGAAATTCTCTTTATATAGAAGGGCTTTTAGTTAATAAAAAACAAATTTCTAACTTTAAACCTAAGAAAACTCCAACCTCTCAATATGATTTAGCTTATGAAAAAATCTCTAATATACTTCCAATATCTAGATATCGTCTATTTAAACTAGAAGATCTAGAATCAATTAAGTTAGATCATTTGATTGTTAATGTAAAATAATTCAATATATTAATATAATTATTATGAAACTATCTATTATAGGCTTAAAAGAGTTAGATGCTTTAAAACTTCTAATATCTAACTCTATTGAATATAGGGTAGTTGAACGTAACTCTATTCCATATACTTTAACTAGAGATTATAATCCTAATAGATATAATCTTTCTATAAAAGATGGTATAGTTATGAAAGTTACATATGGCTAATTTAGCCATTATGCGCCTGTTGAGTTGGCAATTAATAAGGTTCGATTCCTTTCAGGCTCTCCATATTTTGTCATTTAAGTATGACAATTGAAGAAACAATTATAAATACATTAACTAGTTGGGTAGGTTTAGATGGATCTTCTCCAGATAAAGAAGTAAGAATACAACATGCTAAACTTCTTTTTCCACATGATAGATTAGAATGGGCTTTATTTTATTCTGATGGTTGGGTTGATCCTAAAACTCGGAGTTAAAAAAGTGGCTAGCCTTTGTGCTCTACTTACTCAAGCCTATTTTAGAACAGTTTGGAATATGCATACTAAAGATCTTGATTCTCCTTATGAAAATCAAATATCTCAATGTTTTTCAGATGCTATCCAAGCTGCTATAACTTATAAATCTTGGGTTTCTGATTTAGCTTCCCTATCTGAATTTCCAGATGTAGGTGATGCTATTCAAATAGGTCAACATCCTATTTATGGTTATGAAGCTCATTTTCTTAATGTTATAGGTACTAATAGTGAAGGATTAGTTGTTTCTGTAGACTCTCGGTCAAGGTCCAGGCAACCTAGTTAAACAAAGAGAGCGCCTATTAATAGCTCCAACAGAAGGTCAATATTCAAAAGCTGCTTGGCTTGTTGATCCTGATAAACCTTATATTGGTACTAAACCAAATCGGTCGCCCAATTGCTGGCAAATGTTCTGCTAAAAAACTTAAAGAATATTTCAATATCACAGATTAATTTTATTCACCAAAACTTTAATTAATCCAAAATTAGTTACATTTTTGTTAAATATAATTATTACACTTATATTTCTTGTATTATCAACTATACAAGCTATAATATAATCACTTAATTCAATATAAATCTTATCTAAAGTATTATGATTAATATTACTATTAATTATTTCTTTAGTTAATTTAATTAATGGAGTCAATTGTGCACTAAACTGATAGATATCTAAAACTTCAGAATCTATACTGTTTAAACATAATCCCGATTCTATATCTAATATAGAGCAGCAAACTAATCCTGTAAAGTTATTAATTTTTCCCAATATGTCTTCAAAGTTATTGAGATTTAATAAAGGATTTTTAATTTTTACAGTTATTGGCTCTTCTTTAGCATCTATTAAGAAGCTTCCTTCATTTAATAGTTCTTCTCCAGATTTATTAATAAAATATTCCTCTGGTTCTTCCATATCTTCAAAAGATACAAAACCTTCTTCCCATATAATAATTTCATAAAAAGCATCAACTCCATGATTAACATCTGTGGTAGAGTCTAAGATTTTTTTATTCTTAACCCAAATGTACCCTATGTTTTGATAAGATTTAACAACAATTTTGCCACAAAAGTTATTGTATAGATAAAATTTAATAATATCTAATAGGGATTGTGAAGAAACTTCTCCAAAAAATTGTTTGCTTATAGATGACATAGTACAGCTCAATTCATCTTGCAATGATATACTAGACTAGCCATATTTCTGTATATTAATTATGGAAATCAAAAAAGTACATGGACCATACAGAAATAACAAAAATAGAGAGTTTGTTATTATTATAGATCATAATGGTGGTCGTAGAACTGTATCATATCCAAAATATTTAATGGAACAAGTAATAGGGCGTCAATTAGATATAGACGAAACTATAGACCATAAAGATGGTGACTTTAATAACAATGACATCAATAATTTACAAATTCTACCAAGAGCAGAACATAATCGTTTAGATACGCGTAGAGTTAAACTCATAGACATGAGTTGTCCTATGTGCAAGAAAGATTTTAAAAGATCTCCTAGAATTTTAAGAGATAAGGCAAAGTCTAAGTCTCCAGCTTTCTGTGGAAGAAGTTGTGCAGGTAAGTATTCTAGACTATTACAATTAAAATTGATTAAGAAGTTTAAGGGAGTTAAGCCTATTAAGTCTGAGTACTTTAAGCTTAAGAAGGCTAGTTTCGAAGAGTTCGAAATAGATTTTGATTTTATAGATATAGATTTAGACGATTATAAGGAATAAAATGAATTTACAATGGTATTACTTTCCATTTCAGAATCGTGAGGGATGGTTCAATATCCAGGGACCCAAAATGATTATCTCATCACGAAAGTCCTTCTGGGAATCAGTAGCTTTGATTGCTTCTTCAACAGAATCAGGTGGTGTAGTTTCTGCATATAATGGTTATGATCAATGTGTTGTAACCTTAGGCATTTTACAATTTGCTGGTTCTGTAGCAGGCTCTCCTTTAATGAGACTAATAACTAAGTTCTATGAATTAGATAAAGACTTAGTTATGAAGCATTTACAACCAGCTTTAGATAAAGTTCCTGGTTCTGAATTGGTTTATAATGGTAAATGTTTATTCAAAATAGATGGAATAGAAGTAATTAAGTTTGCAGAATGGTGCAATTTAATTCAAGAAGGAGTATCTGGAGTTAAAGGTACATGGACAGAATCTGCTAAAGAAACGTCTAAAGTTTGGGCAGAATGCTTTATTAGATTGGCAGAAGAGCCAAAGTTTATAGAAGTCCAAAAGAAATTCTTTGTAGACCAATTGAAGTCTACATACTTTGCAAATGCAAATATACAAGTAACTGATAAGGATACTGGCAAGAAAGTAATAGTAAGACCATTAGATGTATTTAGTTATGATGAATCAACAATTGAGACTGAGTTAAATTATAAGAGAGCATTAATTGCCACTTATATAAGTTATGGAGCTAACATACCAGCATTAGCTAGTCAAAAGTTATATGATAGTGTAGTTAAGTATCCAGATAGAAGTTGGACAGAAAAGTTCAAGTACTTTGCTTTAAATTGTAAATCAAGTACAGTTAAAGAATGGTCAATACGTTGGGCTAAGATTTCTGGAATATTAGTACAGGAATTTGGAGTTGATATTGATTTAAATTTAGATCCTAGTACAAGTTATTTAGATGAAATTGTAATAACACCAGAATGAGATTTCCAATAGCAAGCAAACATTGTCCGATGTGCAGTAAGGTTGGATATAAAAGAAATATTAATTATAATTACTATCGATGTGATAATTGTCAAATTGCTTATAGTGCTGGATATATTTATATTTACATGAATGGTTTTTGTAAAGGAGTTACTCATACTGTTTATAGTAATGGCATACTTTGCAAAAAGGGTAGTTGGAAATTAAAAATAGATATAGAGAATTTTAATACTTTAAAAGAAGCACTTAATGCTTTTATTAAAATAGAAATATTTGGATAAGTATAAAGAAGGTTGGCTGAGTGGTTTAAAGCACCTGATTACTAATCAGATGAGGGCGTAAGCCCTCCGAAAGTTCAAATCTTTCACCTTCTACAATAAAATTTGGGAAATTGACCGAGTGATTTAAGATACTCGTCTAGAAAACGAGCAAAGGTTAATAGCCTTTCTAGAGATTAATAAAATTTATAAATATGAAATATTTAAATGAATAAGCTAAACATTAAAGTCAAATTAGTTAAAAGACTATCTGGATTTAAATTAAAACAAGAATATACAATTGAGCAGAGATTTGTTTATGATAATATTAGTAAGTGTGTAGTGATAGGCGGTTGTATGATTAGTGAGACATCATTATTTATACATTTTGATATTACTGAAAATCAATTGGATAAATTGGAAATCTTTCAATGAAATATTATGCTGCAAATTTATATATATATGAAGATGTATATATAACCAATTGTACATCTTATATAGGTGCACAAAAAGAAATTTGTAATTTATATAAGATATATTGTGCAAGATATCTTAAAGTTAGCAATCAAACTCCTTATGAATTTTTAATATATAATAAGCAAATTATTGATTTAATAAATGTTAAAAATTATATAGAAGCATCAAATTTGCTTATTAATAGTAAATGGCATAATTGTTTTTCTATATCTGTAGAGGATTTAAATTCAGAAGATAATATTGAAACTCCTATAGTTAATGAAAAGAAAATTATAGATGAACTTAAGAAAAGAATATTCAAATGATATTATATAGAGCAATTTATGCAGAATATGACGATTACGATGACCATATATGCTCTTCTGAAGTAGAAGCTAAAAAAGCAATTTGTGACTTATTCTTTAAACATGAGCATATTGATAGTATGATAAAATATGATCAATTATTATCAATTGATGAAGTTAAGCAATATGAAAAGATGAATGATGCTATCATAAGTGGTGATTTTGAATTGGCGTATATTATAATTTCTATTAATTCTAGCTATAGAATTGAAAAAGTTACAATAGATCCAAAATTAACTATTAAACCACTAGATAAGAATTTATTCCAATCTTATTATAAGAGACAAATTTTTAAATGATTTATTATAAAGCTCAACATCGCGATTATGATGCTAACTATTATTTAATTTGTAGCTCATATGAAATAGAATCAAGGGTATAGGTAATTTTTCAATTGTTAAAGAAGAGGTTCTAACAAATATAGAAACAAAATCAATTGATCCAGATGTTTTTCAAACTCTGTATAAGGAATTAATTTTCAAATGAAAGTTAAATGCACAACCCATTTATTTAATTATGCTGGATTCTATTATGGTCACGAATATGAAATTGTTGACTTCCAGCATAATAATGTTAATAATTATTGTGAATATGAGTTTATATTAATTGGAGATAAATTTAATTATTCTTTTTATAAAGAAAATTTAATTGAATATTTTGGGATGACAGAGGAATCTGTAATGAATTTAATTAATAAGCTTATGATTTTCAAATGAAAATAAAATGTATTAATTATTTTAGAAATGGGTATATTACTTGTAATCACAATTATTATTATAATGTATTAGGATTACATGAAGATATGAGTTTTAGAACACCCGATGGAAAATATTTGGCTCTTAAAATTGAAGGAGAACATGGATATATTGGTCCAGTTTATATACATCAAGCACCATCTTATTTTGATATAACCCAATGTCAAATAGACAAGTTAATGATTTTCTCATCATAAAATCCAACAAAGGAAGTTGAATGAACAAAAAACTTCATGAAATATTGAATTCTTCTCCATTTATTATAGATTGGTCAGGCAATCGGCTTGGAGAAGCTGTAAAAAATAATGTAGTAATATCTTCAGATATGGAAGAAGGAATGATTCACGAGATGTCTCATCTTGTTGAAATTTCTAAAAATAGAATGTTTCTTCCTTATTATGGCATGAAAAATTCAACTTCTGAAACCTATTCAGATGTTCTAAGAGAGATTAGGGTTCATTGCTATCAGTATAATCTATGTCAAGCAATTGACTTTCCTTATACAATATCCGCTAAGCAATGGGGTCTTTCTTTCATTAGAGGCTTTAAATTCGTTCCAGGTTCTTCAAATGAAGATAAATATTCATTTCTAAATTCTTACATAAATTCAATCATTCATACATTCACTACTGACAAATTCTTTAATGAATGGCATCTCAAATCCAATATTGTTAGGAATCTAAATTCATGAAAAAAATTCTTGCATTCATGTGTACGTGTACGCTCGCATGTGTAAATCCTGTTGAAGCTAAACCTTCTACTAAACATATCTCACAAACTCTAGAAGTTACTGTGACTCATGTTGCGGATGGCGATACCTTCAAAGCTCTAGATAAACATGGAAATTCAATGACAGTTAGACTTCTAGGCATTGATTGTCCAGAGTCAAAACACAATCAGAAATGTGAAAAAGAAGGCAAGAAAAACCCTGCTAATGATTGTGACCATCAAGTTCCTAAGGGACTGAAGGCTAAAGAGCTTGCCATTAAGACCCTAGAAAAAGTTAAGGTTACTCTAGAAGGAGAGCTTAAGGTTGATGTATATCATAGGACTCTAGCTTATGTAAGGTTGGAGGATGGTAGAGATTTTAATTTGGAGCTCGTTAAATTGAATCTATGTAAAGATTGGTCAGATAAATATCCTCATCCTCGTTCAAAGGAATATAAGAAATATTCAAAATGAAACTATTTAATTTAAAGAATTATGTAAGAGGATGGATAATTGGTAACTTTGAGCCTAGTATAATTAAAACTCCTGATTATGAAGTAGGTATTAAGGTTTATAAAGCTGGGGATTCAGAGGCTGCACATTTTCATAAATTAGCCAAGGAAATTACAATAATTTGTATTGGTAGAGTGAAAATGAATAAAATTGAATATGTAGCTGGAGATATTATATTAATTGAAGAGGGTGATATAACAGACTTTAGCTGCCTTGAAGACAGCATCACAGTAGTTGTCAAGTCCAAATCTGTCAAAGATGATAAGCATTTAATATGATTTGTTATAAATTTATACATATATATTTAGATGATAACTATTTTATTAATCATGTCTATCTAACTCTAAAGGATGCACAAGTAGCATGCTGTAATTCTTTTATCGGAGAATGTTTTGAAATATTTAGAATTTTAAATGAATATAGTGATTTAGAATCAGAAGTTGAAGATATAAAGCTAATTCAAAACATTAATGATTTAATAATCAAAGGTTCTTATGAGGAGGCTTCTGATATAATATGTAATATAGAAAATTTTAATCAAAATAAATATGCCATTCAAACATCTAAAATTGAAACAGATATTAAAATAGATAGAACTATCGACCAAACTTTATTATCTAATGAATTAAAGAGACATGTTTTTAAATAAAACTTTGACCAATAATTAGACATAATTATATGTATAAATGGAATGATTTTCTAACTAAATTGGCAGGAACAACTAATGTTTCTGATGTTCATAAGCTTTTAATTAAACAAAAGTTTTTAGAAATATTAAAGACTAATTATTCTAATATGATTCCAAATGATTGTAGAATAGTTCTTGCTCCTATAGATAGTACAAAAAATGGATTATTTGTTTCAATAGGTTCTAAAAATAGAACATCTTCTGAAACAGATGTTCCAATGTTGATTGAGAATCAATTAAATTCTTTTTTTCAACAAAGTGATTTAAAGTACATTTTTAAACCAGAAACAAATAAATTTGTAATTGATATTCCTAAATCAGAAATACCAACTTCTGGAATTCCTCAGAAAAGACAAGAATGAAATTAGAAATTGAACGCAAATGGATTGTAAAAAATCTAGATATCACATCATTATTTGAGATGTTTGATAATTTAGATTCAATTCAGCGTATTGAACAGGATTACTTAGTTCAAGATAAAGATAAGATTTCTCCCAGGATTAGAAAAGTTGTAGAAGGTATAAATAATAAAAAAACTTATTATAACTACAATAAAAAACATCCTGTAGAATCTGGAGTCAATAAAGAAACTGAATATGAAATATCTGAAAAAGAATTTCATAAGTTAAAAAAAACTTCAGATCCTAGTAAAAACACAGTACATAAAACCCGTTTATCATTTAAATATGATAAACAATTATTTGAATTAGATATTTTTCATGGAAATTTAACAGGATTAATTATATTAGAATTAGAAATGTCTGATATTAATGATAAGGTTAAGTTGCCAGAATTTTTAGATATTGTAAAAGAAGTAACTGATGATAAGAAATATTCAAATTTTAATTTAGCTAATTACTAAAAGGAGAAATAATAATGGAAGAACTAAAAGATAAGGATTACTTTGTCAATTTTAAGGAATCTAAAGATAAAATTATTGTTTATGTCAAGTACATGAACTCTAAAGTTCTTTCAGAAATTCCAAATAAACTAAATAATAAAAATGTATTTGTGCATTTTGCTTCTTATAATGAAGCTAGAAAGATTAATTTTCAAGAGTTTGATCTTAAGAATTTGTCAGTAAGATCAAAAGATTATGATTTTGAAAAAGTTAAATCAATCTTTGAAGAGATTCATGATGGTGAAGATGCAATTACTGAATTGAGCAAGGATAATTGGGATATTTATAATTTGATTAAACCAGTTTATGATAAATATGGTTATGATGTAGTTTATGATGCAATTTTTAATTAATATTTGAAAGATTTTATAAAATGAAAAAGACAACTAAAAAGAATGTAAAGAAGTCAGTAAAACCAACAACTAAGGTAGTTAAAGTTGGAAATAAAAGAATTCATATTCATAACATTAAGGAAAAAACAACTGGTGCTGATTTTTCTAAGATGACTTGGGAAAATGTTGAGAAATATATTGATGATAAAGATTTTCTTAATCATTATTCAAAGCTAATTGCTAATAGTACTCCTAAGGATTTTTACTTTACAGTAATTCCTCAAAGCAGATACATTCTTATTAATTTTGCTCCAATAGCTCACTATAAGAAGCATAAGCGTCCAATTTCTGTAGCATTCTATATTAGACACATTCTTCCAGCTTATTGTAAGTTTATTCCTGATTCTGCTCCAGGACTATATGAAGTTGAGACAAATCTCCTAGAAGAAGTGGAAAATATCTCTGAACATATGAGGTCTCTTGGATTTGTTTATGATTCTGAAGTGGCAGCTAATTTTAGAAATCGTTATGCTGAAAATATGGAAATTACAGATTTTATTGCAAAACTTATCTTAAAAGATAAAGATAATAATGTTCTACATAAGTATGTAACTCATACGGCTCAACCCAAAGATATGTATATATCCATTAAAGATAACTACATTTATTCTGTTCCTAAGGTTATTTATGATAAGTATTCACAGAAGCAACTAAAAGGGCTAGATTCGCTATTGCTTGCTAAATATAAAGCAAAAGAAGTTGAAGATGTTGTTTTGGGATATCAACCAGAATATGAAGCTTCTGAAGAACAAGAAGATGCTGTTAAAGGCATTGAAAGAACTTTCTCAGAAGAGTATGCACATTGTTTGAATTATCTAGGAGACAGTGTATATGTTGTCCATTCTAACATGGAAGAAATCAAATCTGGGCTATTGAATGCTGGATATGAGCTAAAGGATATTCCATTTGAAGTAGCCAAGAAATGGACAAAGAAAGAGAAATTGGCAAAGGAAGCCTTTGATTCTTATGTGCCACCAGTAGAACATAAGCATTGTGAAGATGCGAATTGTGGCGGATGTGATGATCATCCTACAGAAGAGCCAGAGGCAGATACCTCTAATTCTGGAGTTGAATATGATAAACCATTGACATTTGAGAATTTTCCAGAGTCAGATTTTAGTGGAATTCACAAGTATCATTTGATGGGACTGTTCTCAAATTGCAAGCCTGAAGAATTTTATGCACATGCAACAGAGTGTAATGAAGGAGATAAATCTTTTATTTTCATTGTGCCAAAGGTTTATTGGGATAAGCATAAGGCTCAATTTCCATATGAAATGCCACTAACAGCAATGATGCCAACTATGGTAGGACATTATAAACAGAATATTTGGCTATGTGAAGGAAGTCCTATGATTGTAAATAGGATTCTCAAGCTAGTTAAATTTGATGTTAGTAATGATGAGTATAATCAATTTATTGAGGATGAAACTCTTGAAAATCTTTTGAATGTAAAAGAGTTGCGAGAGATTTTTGAAAATCAAAAATGAAATATTTAATAGGATTAGATGAAAATGGGACAGGAGCTTTAGCAGGACCCTTTATTGTATCAGCTGTTAAAGCTCCAATCTCTTGGAGCATTCCTGGTTTAAATGATTCTAAACAATTATCTAAATCAAAAATTAAAGAAATTAATTTAGCTTTAAAGGAATGTATTAAAAATAATTCTATTGAGCATTCATTAATTGAAGTTTCTGTAGAGGAATTAACAGAAAAGGGGTTGGGAAAATCTTTAAAAGATAATTATGTTAAGTGTTTAGATAATCTAGATTGTAGTGATTCTATAATTATATTGGATGGAAATAAGCCTTTAACATATAAATATCCTGTTAAATCTGAAATAAAAGCAGATGGAAAGTATGCTCAAGTAATGGCTGCTAGTATTCTAGGAAAGTTTTATAGAGATGATTTAATGATTAAGTCATCTTTAATTTATCCAGGATATGGATTTGAGGATCATGTTGGTTATGCAGCGGCTAGTCATAAGGATGCTATTAGAAAGTTGGGATTTTGTGATTTTCATAGAAGAGGATATAAAATAAAATTATGAAAGATTTTAATATTTATCTTAATTATTGCAAAATAACTAAAGATTTTAGTTTAATAAATTTATCTAATTTAACAACATCTCAATTTGATTTGCTATTAAAAGAGAGTGATATAGATATTAAGTATAATTTAGCTATAAATCCTAATTTAACTACATCTCAAATAAATTTACTATTAAAAGAGAGTGATATAGATATTAAATATTATTTATTAAAAAATAATTTATCAAGAAAAATAAAAATTAAAATAATGAAGCAAGTAATTAAAGAAAATGTTTTCAAATGATAAATGATACTAATTTTAGTTTATATTTAATTCGTCATGCAGAAGCACAAGCAAACTATAACTATATAGTTTCTGATTCTCCAAACATTAAACTTACAAAAACAGGAGTAAAACAAACTAAATTTCTTAAATCTAGATTTGCAAATAAGCAGATTTATAAAGTTTATTCCTCACCATTTGAAAGAGCAATAGCAACTGCAGAATCTAGTTTTCCAGAACATAAGGTTAATGTTGTAGAACAGATAACAGAATACAATGCTGGAAATTGGAAAGGACAGGAGAGGAAATTAGTTTATACAGATGAAATTCTACAAAAGGTTCATAATTTAGGTAAGTTTTTCAAGTTTCCTAATGGAGAATCTTATTCTCAAGTAGAACATAGAATGGCAAGTTGGCTAGAAAATAATATTATGTATTCTGGATTTGTTAGTTCAGAAAGTAATTTAAACAATGTAAATATTGTAGTTGTAAGTCATGCAATAGCATTGAAGTGTTTGATTAGATATATAATGAATTATGATGATGATTTTATTTTAAATCAAAGATTGGATAATACAGGAGTAACAAAGATGACTTTTAATAGTAATATAGGATGGAAAATGATTTATATTAATGACAATTCACATTTGAGATTTTGAATATGCGAAAAGAACGTAAAGACAAAATCAAAAAAGAGCTTATAATTCGCGATGGATTAGAATGTTGTTACTGTAAAAAGGAATTAACATTTGATTCAATGACCTTAGATCATATTGTACCAGGATCTAAAAGAGGAGCCTTTAATACTACAAATCTTACTGTGGCTTGTGAATTTTGTAACCATTCAAGAGGAAATCAGAACTTTTTTACTTATATTAAGAAGTTTGGTTTTTCAGAAGCTAAAGTAAATAAATATAGAAAATTATATTTTAATAATCTTAAAATCAAAGTTTTAAATATTTGTAAGGAAGAATTATTAAAAGATGAAGCTATTCCTAATGAATTGATTAAGGAAGCTTGTGAGATTTTAAGAGTTAAAGATATTAATTATAATGAGTATGCAATTTATAATTTGATTGATTTTAATACAATGCAAAAAAGATCAAAGATTATATATGCATTTGAACAATTAATTTTATACTTAAATAAGGATAGTTTTTGAATATTTACAAATATGATATAGATTGTCAATGGCGTTGGGTATATAATTATAGCAACACCATAATGTGCTGCACTAAAACAGATAGCCTAATCACAGGAATATGTTTATATTCTGATGAAGATATTGTTATTCTATCCATTTTAGAAAATGGAATTAGGCACAATATAAATGGACCAGCTCAAATATATAGAAATGGAAAATTATCTTATTTTATTAATGGAATTGAAGTTGGAATAAATCTTTCTAATAAAGAATTTAAGCAGAAAATTAAAGAAATGGTATTTAAATGAATATTTACTATTATGAAAAAGATTGTAAATGGGAATATGATATAAAAACATCAAGATATCTTATGAGAGATAATCTCGAAAATAATATTACTGGAATTGTTTTTGCTAAAGAATATGATGACTTAATAAGAGTTGTTAATAATGGATTAACTCACAATATTAATGGACCAGCTTTAATTCGCAAAACTGGTATATTAGAGTATCATATTAATGGACGTTGTATTGGTGATTCTCTATCTAATAAGGAATTTGATCAAAAAATAAAAGAGATGATATTTAAATGAAAGATTATAAATTGTTTATAGTTAATAAAGATTATTTTTGGAATCCTGATATAGCTAAAGATAATGACAATAATCTGGTAACTGGAATAGGAGTAGAGAGTATTCCTATTCAAATTACTGGAGCTATTGACATTATAGCTATAATAGAAAATGGTTTAATGCATAATATAAATGGTCCTGCTAGTATTAATTCAGATGGGTCATTAGGATATTGGCTTAATGGTAAGCGAGTAGGAAGAAATCTTTCTAATAAAGAATTTCAACAAAAGATTAAAGAGACAATATTTGAATGAAAATTAATGGTTTAGAAAATTTAGTTGATTTTTGTGTAATAAATAATTATGATTTTTCATATATAGACATTTATAATTTAAATTCTGATGAAATAGCTTATTTATTAAGCTTAAATATAACTAGTTTAGATGTATATTTAGTTCCTATTATAAAAGATTCTAGTCATATAGATATTCTTCTTTCAAGGAATATATTAGATATATCTAATAGATTATCGGTTTATATGGATGTTTTTACTGATGAACAATTTGATAACTTATTAAGTTTTAATAATACTTATATACATAATAATTTAGCACGCAAAAATTTAACCTATAATCAAATTCAAAAAATGTTTAACATTATCGGATATTCTAAAATCTCTTTATTTAAAAATGAAAATATTTCTTTAGAACTAAAACAAAAAATTATAAATGACACACTAAAAGAAAACGTATTTAAATGACAAATTTTTCAGAATATCAAAAAGCTATTTTTAAAAACGTAGCTACAAACTCAGAACATCTTATCGTTAATGCTTATGCAGGCTCTCGGTAAAACAACTACCCTTGTAGAATCAATTAGGTATGTTCCAAAAAATAATAAAATCCTAGCTTTAGCTTTTAATAAAGAAATTCAAAAAGAACTTAATTCTAGAATACAAACTCCTAGAGCCGAGTCTTTAACCTTTCATTCTGCTGGATTAAGAGCTATTAGACAAAAGTTTCCAATTGTTACTGTAAATGCTCAAAAAGCATCAGACATTGTTAAAAAGATTTTTCCAGATGCTAATTATGATCTAAATTATAATTATTGTCAAACTTTATCCTTATGTAAAAATGGTTTAATAGATTCTCCTTCTAAAATCTTAGAAATAATTTATGATTTTGATATAGATACCTGTGGTGAAGAGCCAGAAATATTCTCAAAACATATAGTAAAACTGCTTGCAGAATGTAAAAAAGATACTGCAAATGTTGATTTTGATGACATGATTTGGTTTCCTTTTATATTTAATCTTAGCATTGGTAAGTATGGTTATGTTTATGTAGATGAATATCAAGACTTAAATAAAGCTCAATTGCTTATGGCTAAAAATGCTTTAGATAAAAAAGGAAGACTAATTATATTTCGGAGATAAATTCCAATCGTTATATTCTTGGAGAATGGCAGATACTTCTGTTGTAGATTCTTTGAGAGATGAGGGCTTGGCTTTAGAATTAAAATTACCAATTTCATATAGATGTCCCAAAGAAGTTATTAAGTTAGCTCAAAATTATATTCCAGATATTATTTGTCCTGATACATCTGAATCAGGAACTGTAAACAATATTGGCTTAAATGAGCTAATGAAAACTGCTAAACCTGGCTGTTTTATATTGAGTAGAACAAATGCTCCATTGATAGGTTTATGTTTAAAATTTATTAAATTAGGCAAGAAATCTAATATCTTAGGTAAAGATATAGGAAATAATCTTGCATATTTGGTTAAAAAGTCAAAAAAATCTTCAACAAAAGATTTTATAAAGTGGCTAGATTTATGGAAAGAGGCGCAGTTATATAGGTTAAAAGAGCAAAACAAGGCTAAATCAGCAGAAGTTATTACAGATAAGTATGAGTGCTTAATGGCTTTAGCAGAGGATGCGAATACCTGTACGGAGATGTTGAGTAAGATTACAGCTTTATTTGATGATGAAGATAAAAAGAATGTAATTAATTGCGGAACAATACATGGAGCAAAAGGAAAAGAAACTGATAGTGTATTTATATTAAATTGGACATTAAGACATTCTATTTTAGAAGGAATAGAATCCAATTTTAATGAAGAAAATAATATATATTATGTTGGAATAACTAGAACTAAACAGAATCTTTACTTTGTAAATAAATATTAATGGAACAATTATTTAAAATATGGCTTGATTGTGATCATATTCACAGTTCTCTTACATATGAAGACGCTCAATTTTATGTAATAAATAATTTTATTAAGTATCATTTAAAAGAAAATTTAATAAATACTGCAATTATATGTAATAAAGGAGATAAAATAAATTTATTAAGTGATATAATTAATTCAATTGATGATAAAGATTATAACAGAGCATGTATTAAAATTAATAAGTATTTAAATTTTAGTGGCTTTTGTACATATAGAATTGAACCATCTAGTGCAAAACAGGTAGCACCAAAGGTATCAAATAAAGTTAAGCAAATAATACATAACTATAATAAATTGCAAGTATTTAAATGATATTTTATAGAGTTCAAATTTGTCAAAACCCTTCAAGCATATATTTTGATTCAGAAATTGAAGCAAAGAAATACATAATTAATAAAGAAATAGATTATTTAGAATCAGTCATTAAACATTTATTAAATATGGATTTAAATGTATTTATTCTTAAATATAAAGAATATATAGATTATTATAATGAATTATACACTTTAATTAATAAAAATAAAATTAATGAAGCATATAGTGTTTTATACAAATATAAACATTTGAATTATGTTGAAGATAATTATCTGACAAAATGTCAGACAAGAGAAGCAACAGAAATTAATTTCCTCAAAAAAGTTCAAAATATGATTATGAAAGCAAATAAAATTATGGTATTTAAGTAATATTATACTATGGAATATTTCTATCATATTAAGCCTGAAAATCTAATTCGGTAAAGAATTATTACCACTTTCTCAATTAAAAGATAAATTTCCAAAACTTTATAATAAAAGCATTAAAACTTATAAAAATAGAGAAGATTTAATAAATAAATCAATTAAATTATTAGATTGTCAATGGAAAGATGTTTTATTTCTATCTTGTATTGATCCAAGTTTAATTTTTCTTTCTTTAGAATTATTAGGTTTATTTGATAAAAATAATTATGAAATTTTAAAATTTCCCATTTCTTCTTTAAATCGGTAAAGAATTTTGCTTATATGATGAAGAGGAAAATCGGGAAAGAATCATTCAAAAAGATTAATATTTCTAAATATAAAGAGCAAAAAACAGTTCCTACCAAAACTTTACAGTATTATTTAGATTGTATAAAGAAGGATGAAGATCCTTTAATATTCTTTGGAGTTCAACATATTTTGTTAAAAGATAGTTTAAATATTAATGAATCTAAAGTAATTAAATATAATAGTTTGATATAATAATATGACCCGGTGACTTTGATTTTGATGATGAAGAAAGTCCAACTAAACCTGATTCTCCTTCAACTTTAAAGATGAAGGCAGTTGATCCTACTAAAATTCTTCCTAAATGCTTTGATTGCAAGGAAGATATGATCCATTATATATTGGTTATAAATAAATTATATTGTTGTGATTGTTATCAAAAATTATGCAAAAATATATGAAATATAAAGTTAAAATTAACGGAATTATTAGATATTTTGAAAATAAAGATAATAGCATTAATTATGCCTTACAACAACTAATACGTTGTATTAATGCAAATTTAAACTATTTAAAAGATACTGGTATCTTTAATGAAAAAGAAAATAAATTTATCAAAGATATAAATGAATTTATTCATTTATATAATAATCATGAACTTGAAGCGGCTGTGATGTTTATTTATAAAAATAAAACTTTTAATACATTTTCTATTGAAGAGGATCCTGATTATGAACCAGTAGAATTGCCAAAAATTAATATAGAGGCTTTAAATAAAATTAATAAAATGCTTATATTTAAGTAAAAAAATCAACCAAAGTTATATAAAATCACATGGATACATACAAATTTACTCAAGACGAAATTGATCAAACAATAGATTTTTCTAATAAATCAAACATTACTTTATATCGGAAATCGTAATATGTCTTCTGAAAAGAAACGTAGAAATGATATAAAAATTCGGTAAACTAGGAGAAATAGCAGTTTATCACATCCTAAAAGATAAAGTTTCCAATATTACTTATCCAGATTTTGAAATCTATTCTATTAAACAAAAATCTTGGGATTACGATATTAAAAGTACTGAATATAATATTCATGTTAAAACTCAAGACTCTGTAGCCTCAGATACTTATCGGAATATCTTGGATCTTTCAAAAAGAAGATAAGAAAGTATTTAAAGAATATAATAAGAATGATGTAGTTGCCTTTGTTAATATTAACGATAAAAAAGGAACCGCTTATATTAGAGCTATTTATTCAATTGATACTTTAAATTCAGAAAATTTATTTAAAGCTCCTAAATTAGCCCACTTAGCAAATAATAAACTTTGTATCTATTATGATGACTTAGTTAAGGCAAATAAACCAATATTATGATTTTATTAGCTATTTGTGGTCTTTGGTTGATATTAACTCAAACCAATGGTCCATTTGATTTATTATTAAAGTTTAAATTATTTCTTTTTAGAAATAAGTATTTAGGAGTATTTTTTGCACAATTATTTGAATGTCCTATTTGTTTAGGATTTCATTTAGGATATATAATAGGATTATTATCTTTATTATTAGAAGTAAATATAGCATTTACATTTATTACTATAATAGTGTTTATGTTATTTTGTGGATTTATAGGAAGTTTTTGCTGTATGATTTGTAGCTTATTATTAAATTTATTTACAAAAGAAAGAGAATAAAATGACCATTAAAGAATTAATTGACAAACTAAAAACCTTACCAGCTAATACAACTGTTTTAATTAAAGGTTCAGGTAACCAGGTAAATACCATTAAAACTGTAGATTCTGGAACATATTTTCCAAATCCTAAAGAATTTATTCCGGCAGGATCTGATGAAGAAGATATTGCTAATTCAATCTTGTTAAGCTAATGAGAATTAAACATTTTTCAGATAATCATTCTGAGTTTTTAAAACTCACGGGAGTGTTTGATTTAATCTGCTCAACAGGAGATTTTTTACCCAACTATAGTTATCATATTAAATCTCCTACTGTTGAACAGTCTTTACAATTAGATTGGGTAAGACAAAATCAAATCAATATTAAAGAGATGATAAAAGATAAGCCATTTGTTTTTATAAATGGCAATCATGATTTTTTAGATTCTTGGTTATTTGAGCAGGAATTAATATCATTTGGAATTAAGGCTAAAGATGTAACAAATAAGATTGTTAATATAGAAAATACAAATTTTTATGGTTTTCCTTATATTCCTGAAACAGGTGGAGGATGGGCTAATGAATTAACAACTAGAGCAATGCAATTAGCAGTTAATGAATTGATTGATGTTTTAAAAACAAATTCAATTGATGTTTTGCTTTTGCATTGTCCTCCAACTGGAACTATTAGTGGACAATATTCTAATAAAATTTTAGCAAATGCTTTAAATTATCTCTCAGATGAACATAAGCCAAAATTAATTTTAGCAGGTCATTTGCATAGTGATAATGGAATTAAAAATGAATTTGGGATTTTAATTTCAAATGCAGCAACAACTCAACATATTATAGAACTATGATAATGACTCCAGAACAATATATGAATGATGATTATTTTTCACAAATAATAATTAATTTTGCCGAAACTTATATTAAAGAAATAAATATCATATTAAATGATAATAAATATAATAATCCAAAATTATTAGAGTTTAACATTTATCTTAGTACAAATTTATTGCAGCATACTAAATATCTTAATCCAGACCCTTATACTAAGTGTGATTATAATGGATTAGTATCAGGCACAGAAAAGTATATTATTTTGAAATTTACAGAAGTAGGATGGATAATATCAAAAATAAAAAATGTAGATCTTGGATTTAATATTCAACATCCAAAATTCGCAACATTCAAATGAAACCAATAACATTAGAACAATATATGGATCCTGATTTTTATCCTGAAGAATCATTTGAACTAGCAGAACAATATATTAAACAAATAAATGATATAATTGTTTTAAATAAATTAAAAGTTCCAATTGTTCTTGAGCATAATCTTTCTTTTTATATTTCTCCAGCAGACAATTCAAAAAGAATGTTTACTGAATATGCATTCAAATATATTACAAAAATATATAAAGAAGCAGGATGGTTAGCTGATTATAATATAAATTGTAATAATTTCAAAATAACTATATCTCATCCAAAATCAGTATTCAAATAAAGGAAATATTATTAAGCACAATAAATATATAACAAAAGAAGAATATTTGCATTTAAAGTATGATGTTAAACAAAATGAAAATTATGAAAATTTAAAGCATTTTCCCATCATAATTGACGCAATGATAGCTGAGGCTTGGCTAAAAATCAAACTTCAATCCTTAAACATAAAACCAGAAATAATAAAGAAAACCCAATATTTACTTGGAGAACTTATTGAACGGTAAAGATCCTTGGGATATTGCTCATTTTCTTTATACAGAAACGGAATCTCGGCAATATTAAACTAATATGATAAAAGTTGATTCATTTGCAGAAGTTTGTAAAACTAAAGAAGAGTGTTATGTAAAAGGTGAAATAGCAACTGAATATTTTATTAATTATGGAATTCGTCATAATGTCAATGGTCCAGCCGTATTATATAATTCAGGCTTTAAATCATATTATATATACGGAAAACTTATTGGAACTAATCTAACAGAAGAAGAATTTCAATCAAAAATAAAAGAATTCGTATTTGGTTAGGATTTTCTCATCATAAAACCCTAGAGCCGAAGAAGACTTAGAGCAGTAAACTTAAAGTAGTAAAAACTTAATTATTATAACTTAATTAGTAAAATCGTAAATTAAATTATTGGTTGATTTAATTACAAAATCACTTTATTGAAAGAATAAAAACAAAATGGCTAAAAAACAAACAAACGACATTTCAGCTTCAGACCACAATCTCATGAAGATTGGTACCAAAGACTTAAAGAAACATTTGATGGCAACCATTGATATCAATGGCTCTGCAATCGTAGTTGGTCGTCGTGGTTCTGGTAAAACTGAGATTTGCCATCAGGCAATTCGTGATATCAATCTCCGTGATAAGGAGAAGAATGAAAAGAAAAAGGCTAGTGAACAAACGCCTCCACTAAAGACTGTTTATCTTAATCTCTCACTTCTAGAGCGTGTAGACTTGGGTGGTTATCCTAATGTAATGGGAGCTGGTCAACAGGATTACATTAGCTTCATCATGCCTGACTTCTATAAGGCAATGTGTGAAGGTGACCAGCCTGTAGTGGCAATTCTAGACGAAGTAGATAAGGCAGATCCTTCTCTATGGGCTCCTTTGCTAGAGTTCGTGCAGTTCCGCTCTATTAACGGTAAGGTTCTAAAGAATCTTAAGGCAATTTTCATGACAGGAAATCTTCTAGCAGAAGGTGGACAGAAACCATCTCCTCCTCTTCTAGACCGTGCTGAAAAGTATTTGGTAGAGCCAGACTATACTGAATGGCTACATTGGTCAGGTACTGAAGGAAGAATCCATCCTTCTATCACTGCATTCATCATGGATAATCCAAAGTATCTCTTTGGTGGAATTGATCTAGAGGATAAGTATTCTGATACTTCTCCACGTTCATGGACAATTGCTTCACGAATCCTAACTGCTGGCGATGCTCTTGGTTGGGATACGCAGCTACTTTCAGATAAGGTAGCAGGTTGTGTTGGTAAACAGGCAGCAGTACACTATGATGTTTATTTCAAGCACTTCCATAAGCTTTCACCTATTGTTGCCAAGGTGTTTGAAGGCAAGGAGAAAGAAGCAATTTCAGCAATTAGTGGTCAGGATCCACATGCACGTATTGTTGCAACTATGATGGTTGCCTCTAAGTATTCTATGCTTTTGGATAAGGCACTAGAAGGTGGCAATAAGAAGGGTCCTCCAATTACCAAGAGTGTTGGTAATTTCCTTTCAGCAATGCCTCCAGAGATTGCTTTGGTATGTATCAGAAGCAATCTATCAATCACTAAGTTGATTGCTGCAGGAATTGATGAGTCGCCAGAATGGAAGAAGATGGTTGACGATATCGTTCATATGATCACTGGAAATCGTAAGTAAAATAAAAATAGGATTAAAGGAAGGGTATTCTACCCTTCCTTTTCCTATTCTTTTAAGGAGAATTCAAAATGCAATTTGATAGAATTATTGGTGATTGCGATCCTGCTATCGTTAAAAAGGCAGAAGAAAAACTTACAAACATGTTTCTAGGGCTTGCTCTAAAATATGATAATCAGACTGAAAAGACAGAATTTAATGGTGGAGATCCTTTAACTTTTACATTAGTATATCCAGCAAAACATATTTGTACTGCAAATATGCCAACTGCTGCTACTGATGGAAATCAGTTTTATTGGAATCCAGAATTTGTACTTAGTCTTTCAGAGACTGGACTTAGAATTGTAGCAGTACACGAAGGGCTACATTCTATTTATATGCATCCTTCACGCAGAGGTGGAAGAAATCCTAAACTATGGAATGTTTGTGTTGACTATCTAGTTAACACTACAATCATGGAAGATTTGAAGCATCGTAACAAGGACAATGCAAAGATTTTCAAGGAACATCTTGGAAACTATATGACAATCAAGCAATATGCTGATTGGCTAGCTAATCCAGCAAAACTTCCACCAGGAATGAATATTGTTGAAGAAGCTGTAAAAGCAAGAGAAGATATTATCAAACAACTTCCAAAAAAAGATGATGATGTCATTATTTCTAAAGAAGTTCAAGAGCAATTGAAATCTCTACAACGCAGGTCAACATTCTTTTATGCTGACACTGAACTTCCTGAGGATCTAGAGACTCCTGAGAGACTTTATGATTATTTCATGAAGAATGTTCCAAAGTGTCCAACTTGTGGAAAGATTGGTCAAGTTCATAAATCTAAGCTTGGTCAAAAACCAAAAGGTCCTAATCAAAATAAAAAAGGACCACAACAAAATAAAACTGGAAAACAACAAGGATTTGGACCACCTCCTTGTCCTAGTGGTGGAACAAATCCTGGAGGTAATGCACCAGGAAATCAACCAGGATCTTGTCAACAGCCTGGCAATCAACCTGGGCAACAGGGACAGAATGGTCAACAGCCAGGAAATCAACCTGGGCAACAGGGACAGAATGGTCAGCAACCAGGACAAGGACAATGTTCACCAGATGGTTGTCCATCATGTGGTGGAGATGATTTTGCAGATGTCTTTGGATTTGGTGGTACAGTTGATGACCATATGGATGCTGAAGGCTCACGAGAAGAAATTGCTAGAAAACTAGCAGAAGCAATTGAAAATGCTAAACGTATGGCTGGCTATGTACCTGCTGGTCTAAATGAAGAACTTGGAGAACTTTCTGCTCCTAAAATTCGTTGGCAAGAATCAATTAGAGGTAAACTAAAGACAGTAAGACAGGGTAATGCAAAGAATGATTACACCAAGTTCAGAACTCGTCCTATGTTTGCTGGATTGTTGGTTCCAAAGCGTAGAGCTTATACTGCTAACTTTGGATGTTTGCTAGATTGTTCTGGATCAATGTCTCAACAGGATATTGCATATGGAATTAGTCAGTTGCAAGCATTGGATGATAAGAGCGAAGGTTGGGTAGTTCCTGCTGACTCTGATATTTATTGGGATAACATTGTTAAGCTCAAGAATATGAAGAAAGAGGAATTGAAGAAAGTAGAAGTAGTAGGTAGAGGAGGAACTATGTTTGGTAGTTTCTTTGAAGATTATGAAAAGAAAGGTGGAGGTAAATGTAACTTTCTTATCATGATTACAGATGGTTATTTGCTAGATAATGATTTGGCAACCATGAAAAATCCAGGAGTTCCAGTATATTGGATTATCACTTCAGAGAATGCTTCATTCAAACCTCCATTTGGAAAAGTATTCTATCTACATAACTAAAAAGTAAAAAAAAGGATGAAAAGCCATGTCTTATTAATTTGAGACATGGCTTTTCTATTTAATATGGACTATTTAGAATTTTGTAAAAACAATAATATTAAGCTTGAAAATTATAGCTATGAATCTTTATCTAAAAAAGATATTGATAAATTGTTATATAATAAAACTCCAAATTTATCTGTAGATAATCAATGTGCTATAGCTAAAAATTTAATAGCAAATTGCAAATTAACAAATAAACAATTTATTTTTATTACATCTTTAAATTTTTATATAGAAAGATTTTATATTTGGTCATTTGCAATTAAAAATAAAAATTTAAATTTTATGCAATTTAAAATGCTGTTTAATTATAATGTTTATGCTAATCCAATAGAGTATATATTTTTAAATAATGTTGAAATTTCAACTTTAAACAAAAACAAATTAGCATATTTATTAGATATGATGCTTACAAAATTTAAATATGTTGATAGACAAAGTAATATACAATTTAAAAATATATTAAATCAAAGATTAACATTAGAACAGTGTAATAATATAATGTCTAAATTTGAAGATAATTCATTAATTTTAAATGATTTTTTAAAAGCTCCAAATATTTCTAAGAAAACAAAAAACAAATTATTTGAACAATATGTTAAGAAAGAAATTTTTAAATGAAACTAATAACAAATGAAACAACAGTAGAAACATCAGAACAATTTGAAGAACATAAGTTTCAAATAGCTGATGAACGGATTTATATTTGATTTATTAAGATCAAAAATCTATTCTGATCCAATAGGTTCAATATGTAGAGAAGTAACTTGTAATGCAAGAGATTCTATGCGTGAAGCTGGTAAAGCAAATATTCCAATAGAAATAACTCTTCCTACCTATTTATCTCCTATGCTTCATATTAAAGATAATGGAGTTGGTATTTCTCCTGATAGAATGGAAAATATATTTGTTAAATATGCCTCTTCTACCAAAAGAAATGATAATACTCAAACAGGAGCATTTGGAATTGGTGCTAAAACTCCATTTGCTTATTCAGATACTTTTTCTATTGTAACTAATTTTAATTCAATTAAATATACATATTCTGCTTTTATTGATGAAACTAAAGTTGGAAAAATTGCTTTAATTGATAAAATTCCTACAGATGATATAAATCGGAACAACTATAATTATTCCAATTAAAACTCAAGATTGTCATGCTTTTACAAATGCAATTATAAAGTACACTACTTATTGGGATGTTAAACCAATAATAACTAATGATACGATTAATTATCCTCATTCGGAAACTTTATTAACTGGTAAGAATTGGACAGCAGTAAAACGTAATAATAGGAATTATTATGACAATAAGTTTTCAGCTATAATTGATGGTATTGAATATGAAATTGAACCAAATAAGTTAAATATATCTGATTTTGCCAGAAATTTATATTGCAATGTTCAATTAAAGTTTAATAATCGGAGAACTTTCTGTATCAGCAAATAGAGAAACTCTATATTATGATAAGAAAACAATTGAAAAATTAAATCAAGTTTCTAATGATTTTAAAACAGAATTATTTCAAACCATATCAGATTCTGTTTCAAATGCAGAAACTTATATTGATGCACTATTAAATGTAACCAGTTATTATTCTATATATTCTGGAACAATTAATACTCCTATATGGAAAGATATTCAAATACCCACAAATGGATATTTGAGATTTAATAATACAACTTTTAAACGTTTTAGAAATGTAGCTGGAAAAGCAAGTTTAATAAGCGCTTCATATATAGAAGCTGAGAGGAATTATAGTTTTTATTATATTAAAGATTCTTCATATGATAATGAATTGCTAATTAAAAAATCATTTAATAATGCAAATATAGAGAAGGCTTTAATATTTTCAGAAACAACATATAATGAAATAAAAGATTTACCACATGTTAAATTCTTAGATTTCAAAGATGGAAATGATTTTATTGGAGAAATTAAACAAAGAAAGAAATTTAGTAAAATAAATGTATTTCAAATAAAAGATGATCTTGTTTATCAGTCTTCTCAAAAAGAGGTAGATCTTTGTAATAAAATTAAAATAGTTATTCCATTTGTACAAGATTATGCAAATCGTAGAGTTTTATATAATGGAGAAACTCAATTAAATAATGAATTGATTTATAGACTTGTTGATAAAAACATTTATGAGATTTTTTGTATAAAGCAAGAGAATTTTACAAAAGAAATTTTAGATGATAAATTTGAAACATATATTACAATAGAAGATTATGTTACAAAAGAATATAATACTTGTAATTGGCAGGGGTATATTGATCTATTAGAGGCTAGTAATTTATCAAATTCATATGGAGTATATAGTTTAAAAGAGATTATTAAAGGATATTCTAATATTGAAATTGATGGACTTGAAAAATTAAGAGCAGTAAATAATTTTAAATTAGAAGAAAAAATTCATAATTGTTTAAGGTATTTCCCAACTTTATTACAAAAATTACCAAAACCAACTTTTGAAGTTAAAACTTTGGCAAAAAAGGTATATGATAAATATCCAATGTTAGAATATATTGGAAAAATTTATTATAAGGATAAGAGTTTAGATAAAAATATTCAAGATTATATAGAGTTAATTAATGATAAGAAACATCGATAAATATATAGAAATTAATTTTGCAAATAAACATTATATAGATTATAGTTTCAAGCTTGAAAAATTATTACATTATTGTTCAAAAAACCAAATTAATAAATTATTCAAATTAAATAATAAGGAAATTATAAAAATTTTATTATATAGCAATATGTTAACAACATTGCAGATAAATAGCATTATAAATAATATTGAATTTGCTTTCATAATAGCAGAAAATTTAAAATTAACTGATAATCAAATTAATGATTTATTGAAATTAAATAATGAAGAAGTAAATAAAAGCCTATGTCAAAATGCCAGAATTACAAGAAAACAAAGAAATATTTTATTTGATAAATTTAAAGATGATAGAATTAATAGTATATATTTAGTGCGTTATCGCCATTTAGACTCACAACAAATAGATTTTTACTTATCAAAAAAAGATATTGAAATATGGAGAGATATTGCTCAATATAGTTATAAATTTAATTATAAACAATTTTATACATTGGTTTCTTCTGATGATGACGATATATTATATTATTTATCAATTAATACAAACTTAACTAAGCAGCAGGCTTTATTACTAGCTTCTAATGAAAACTTGGGTTTAAATAGTTTACTTACAAATAGTAGTTTGTCTGATAAAATAAAAGAAAAACTTATAGAACAGTCGGTTAAAAAAACGGTTTTTAAATGAAACATATTGTAACAGATAATACAATTAGTATTTTTTTAGATGGACAAGTACATATTTTTAATAGATCTGATTTAATTTCTATTAAAATTCTAGATTGTTTAAATAAAAAAGAATATGAAAATCTACCCAAATTAATGGATTTGGCTTATAAAATAAAAGAATTGGGTGGAGGATTGTTTGAAATAAAAAATGATGGAGTATATATAAATGGAGCTAAGGCTTCGGCAGATATGCAAGAACAAATAATCAATATGGCAAAAATATCATGAAAGAAAATATTAAATGAATAATAATGTAATTTTAGGATCCCAATTTGGTGATGAGGGTAAACGGAAAGCTAACTCATGATTTTTCTAAAAACTATAATTGGGTAGTTAGATTCTCTGGTGGCGCTAATGCAGGACATACAATCTATAGAGATGGTAAAAAATATGTTCATAATCTTCTACCATCTGTAGATTATCGCCATCCTAATACTAAATCCTTTCTAGCATCAGGAATGGTAATAGATTTAGCTCAACTATATAAAGAAGTTAAACAATTATCTCATGATTTTCCAGGAGCAGAAAAAACCATTTATGTTGATCCAGATGCTTTTCTAGTCACAGAAACTCATAAAGAACAAGATAAGGCTAAAAACTCTCATATAGGTTCTACAAATAGAGGCATTGGTCCAGCTTATTCTGATAAAATGAATCGTTCAGGATTAAGAATCAAAGATTTAATGCTAAATAGAACTCAAGATAATAAAGAATATTTTGAATTATTAAAAGAATTAGGAGTTAATTTTAAACATTCTTTAGAGTTAAATTTTAAAGATAATATACTATTTGAGGGTGCTCAAGGAGTTTTATTAGATATAAATCATGGAACTTATCCTTATGTAAGTTGTGGAGAATCTGCGCTTTCAGGAATTCATAGTTCTGGATTTTCTTCAATTAAAATAGATAAGGTATATGGTATATCAAAAGCATATTCTACAAGAGTTGGTAATGGACCATTTCCTACAGAAGTTTTTGATTCAGAAGCTGAAGAATTAAGAGAAATTGGTAAAGAATATGGCGCTACTACTGGTAGACCAAGAAGAATTGGTTGGTTAGATTTACCTGCTTTAAAGTATGCTGTTAAAAAAGCAGGAATTACTGACTTGATTATTACCAAATTAGATATATTAAATAATAGAAATTTTAAAGTATGTACTAGTTATGATAAGGATTTAGTTTGTGCTGAAGATTTCAATACAGTTAAGCCAAATTATAAATTAATTGAGGGGTGGAAAGATGCATCAATTAATGATAGTTTTGTTGAAGTATTTTTGAAATTAATTGAAAATCAAACTGGTTGTAAAGTTAGTTACTATACTTTTGGAGTAGATGAAAAAGATATCAAAAAAATGATATAAACTAACTATTAGAGATTTTGAATAAGGATACAGAGAATGAATAAATATACGTACACAGAAGTTTACGAAGCATCAATAAAATATTTTAATCGGAGATGAGTTAGCAGCAAAAGTATTTGTAGATAAGTATGCATTACAGAATAAAGAGGGAGAATATTTAGAATTAACTCCTACAGATATGCATCGTAGATTAGCTAAGGAATTTGCAAGAATAGAAGCAAAATATCCTAATCCAATGTCAGAAGAAGAAATATTTAATCTTTTAGATCGGATTTAAATACATAGTTGCACAAGGTTCTCCAATGTTTGGTATTGGAAATGATTATTTTACACAATCATTAGGTAATTGTTTTGTTATTGAGTCTCCATATGATTCATATGGTGGTATTCTTAAATCAGATCAAGAATTAGTTCAGTTAATGAAAAGGCGTGCTGGTGTAGGATTAGATATTTCTACTATACGTCCTAAAGGATTAAGTACAAATAATGCCGCTAAAACTACAGATGGTATAGGAATCTTTATGGAAAGATTTAGCAATAGTACACGTGAAGTTGCTCAATCAGGTCGTAGAGGAGCATTAATGCAATCAATTTCTATTAATCATCCTGAAGTTGAAACATTTATTAATATTAAAAAGGATTTAAAAAAAGTAACTCGGAGCAAATATATCTGTAAGAATTACTGATGAATTTATGCAAGCTGTTAAAGATGATTCTGATTTTACATTAAGATATCCTGTTGATTCTAAAAAACCAACATTAAGTAAAAAAGTAAAAGCAAAACAAATTTGGAGTCAAATAATAAATTCTGCTTGGACATCAGCTGAACCCGGTATTTTATTTTGGGATACTATAATAAATAATTCGCCTGCAGACATATATTCTGAGCGTTATCCTAATTTTAAAACGCAATCAACTAATCCATGCGGCGAATTGCCATTGGCTGCTCGGAGATTCTTGTAGGCTCTTATTAGTAAATCTTCTAAATTTCGTTGATAATCCATTCACTTCAGAAGCAAAATTTAATTATAAATTATATGCAGAAGTTGCACAAAAAGCACAAAGATTAATGGATGATCTTATTGATTTAGAAATTGAAAAGATTACTAAAATAATTGATAAAATAAAATCAGATCCAGAACCAGATTCGATTAAATATGTAGAACTTAATATGTGGAATACTGTTTTAGATTCTTGTTCTAAAGGAAGAAGAACTGGAACTGGTATAACTGCCTTGGGCGATTGTTTAGCTGCCTTAAATATTAAATATGGTTCACAAAAATCTATAGATATGACTGAAGAAATTTATAAACAACTAATGATAAATTGCTATAAATCAAGTTGTATTATGGCAGGAGAACGTGGCGCTTTTCCAATATTTGACAAATCATTAGAAAAAGGACATCCATTTATTTCTTTAGGTTTATCTTTAGATAAAGAATTAAAATCACTTTATAATAAAAATGGTAGAAGAAATATTGCATTATTAACTACTGCTCCTGCTCGGTTCTGTTAGTACTTTAACTCAAACAACATCTGGAATTGAACCTGTATTTATGTTGTCTTATACTAGAAAAAAGAAACATAATCCTTCTGATAAAAATGCAAAAGTAGATTCTGTTGATGCTATGGGCGATTCATGGCAGCACTTTACAGTATATCATCATGGAGTTAAGAAATGGATGGATATAACTGGTAAAACAAATATTGAGGAATCTCCATATTTTGGTGCTACTGCTAATGAAATGGACTGGATTGCTTCTGTAGAAATGCAATCTAAAGCTCAAAAATATATAGATCATTCAATTTCAAAAACAACTAATCTACCTGAAAGTGCAACAAAAGAACTTGTATCCGAAGTTTATATGAAAGCATGGGAGTCTGGTTGTAAAGGAATTACTGTATATAGAGATAAGTGTAGAGATCGGTGTTTTAATATCTAATGATTCAAAACCAAAAGATATAGATGGTAGACCAACTAAGATTATTCAATCTACTGCTCCTAAACGTCCATTAGAGCTACCCTGTGACATAAAGAAGGTAAAGATCAAAGGCGATGCTTGGACTATCTTTGTAGGGCTTCTAGATGGTCAACCTTATGAATTATTTGGAGGCTTATCTAAATATGTAGATATTCCAAATAAATATAAAAATGGCAAAATAACTAAAACAGGAAAAGTTAATTCATTATCTGTATATAATTTATCTATAGGAGATAATGATGATCAAATGACCATCAAAGACATTGCTAATGTTTTTGAAAATGATAATTTTGGTACATTTACTAGAACTATATCATTAGCTCTAAGACATGGAACTCCTGTACAATTTGTTATTGAACAGTTACAGAAAGATAAACATTCTGATATAACATCATTTTCAGCAGTTATTTCAAGAGTATTGAAACAATATATTACGGATGGAACTAAATCTACAGCACAGAGAAAATGTCCAGATTGTGGTCAAGAGAATTCTTTTGCCTATCAAGAAGGCTGTTTACTATGTAAAAACTGTGGTTATTCAAAGTGCTAATCTAGGAGGCTAGATATGTTAATTCAATTAATTATATTATTTTTCCAAGTTATATTTTGGGCAAAAGATATATAATAGAATGTGAATCCATTAAATATAGAAGAATTAGATCAGGAAAAATGTTTAGATATTTGTAAGTTTTTTATTAAAAACAATAAGAATGTCTTTATATTTGGGCGTAGAGGTACTGGAAAAACTGAAATTTGTATGCAAGCCATAAAACAATCTGGCTATAATATAAATTATATAAATTTATCAGTATTAGAAAGATCTGACTTAAATCGGTTATCCTGATATAAATAGCCTTTCTAATACTGTGCAATTTAAACTTCCTAAATATCTTCCGCCATTAGAGAAGAAAAAAGCAGATACAGTAATATTATTTGATGAAATAGATAAAGCCCCATCAGAATTAATGGGACCTTTATTAGAAATATTACAATTTAAAACAATAAATGGAGTGCCATTAAATGTAAGTTCTTGTATATTAACAGGAAATTTAATGGAAGAAAATGTAGGAAGTTTTGATATAAATAAGGCTTTATTAGATAGGGGAGCTAAATATATATTAAAATTTGAGTTTGATAAATGGTTAAATTGGGCAAAATTAAATCGGAATAAATGAGTTAATAACAGGATTTCTTTCAGTAAATCAAGAATTAGCATGTGGAAATTTAATAGATTCTTGTTATGCAAGTCCTAGTCCCAGAAGCTGGAAATTAGCTTCTGATGCATTAAATCAAGCTGGAAAATTTAAATTTAAGAATATTGATATAATAACAACATTGATTAGCGGATTTGTAGGTGTACAAGCCGCTTTAAGGTTTAAGATTTGGTATGAACATTTTAGGAAATATGAAGTTCATATAAATTCTTATTTAGAAAATAGTAAAATGGATTATGATTATAGTAAATTATTTCCAAATGAAAAGTTAATATTTATAATAAGTTTATGTTATTTAGCAAAGATTAAAGTATTAGAAAATGGAGACTTTAGAATATTAGATAATTTATGTGAATTTTTTAAGGAGTATAATGTTGAAACTGAGCATAAGTTAATGGGATTAAATAATGCTTTTACATTTGAGATGGTAACAAAGAAGAAATTATTTCAATGTAAGGAGTTTTTTGAATTATTTACTGAGATTATGGAAATTTTAAAAAATGGAAGATGAATATTTGTTAATTAAATATGAATATGATCATGCAAATAATAGTTGGAAACATGATGCAGTGAAAAATGGCACATTAATTTCAATTGAATATAATATGTGCATTATTTATGGCATTTTTGTTAATCCTGATGGTATAGCATATCATAATTTAAATGGTCCAGCAATTAAATATAAAAAAGGACAATATATGGATCAATATTTTATATATGGTGAATTTATTGGCTATGCTAATCAAATGACTTTTGAAGAATTTAATATTAAAAGAGATAGATTATTAAAAGAAATGGTATTTTCATAAAATGGAAGATGAATATTTAAAAATTACATATCCAATATCTATCAGTTGTGATGGGACATGGAATGATTTTTTTAATGCTTTACCAAAACAAAAGGGTATTTTATATTGTATCGAATATTCTGGATTTATTGCATATGGAATTTCCGTAGAAAATAGTGGTATGAAATATCATAGATTAGATGGTCCAGCCATTGTTTATAAAAATGAAGAATATGATAAGCCCAATGAATATTGGGTGTATTCAAAATTATTAGGATATGCAAGCATTATAACATTTGAAGAATTTAAGATTAAAAGAGACAAATTATTAAAAGAAATGGTATTTACATGAAACTACAAGAATTAACAACAGAAACATTTAATAAATCAATTGGAAAAGAATATTGTTTAGTAGAATTTGGAGCAGATTGGTGTGCTCCATGTAAGAAATTACATCCAATATTAGAAAAACTATCTAGTAAAATTAAAGTTTTTACAGTAGATATAGATGCAGAAAATGAATTAGCAAGTGAATTTAATATCAAATCTGTTCCTGCTATGGTTTTATTTAATGAAGGAAAACCTTTATTAGATGAAAATGGAAGTTTAGAAATGAATGGAAAGAAGATTGCATCTAAGATTGGATTGGTAACAGAAAGTAAATTAATTGATTGGATTGAATCTTTTTCTCATCATAAAATAGGATAATATACTATGGCAACTATCAAAGCGAAGAAAGCAAAAGTCACTTCTAAAAAGAAGAAGACAGAGCCTAAAATAAAAGTAAATACAAAAGATGAATGGATAACAGTTTATACAGATAATTCATCAGGAGATTTTAATTGGGCTTTAGATCATCTTTTAGAATTAGCAAATGAACATAAACCAGAAGGTTATTCAAAATTAGATTATAAAGATATTTCAATTTATTTAGATAAAGATTATGGAGATGCATATTATGATGATGTTTGTGTGTCTCTAATATTAGAAATTAAAATTAAAAATAAGGATTATATAGGCAAATAAAATGTCACAATTACAAGTAATAGTCGTAACGGGAATACCAGGTTCAGGAAAATCGACTTGGAGCAAACAACATGTTGCAAAAGATCCAGATAATTGGGTAAGAATATCTAATGATGATATTAGAGCAGCAATGAATGATGGAGTTTATTCTGCTCAAATGGAAAAGATAGTTACAGCTACTAGACTCTTTATGATTCGTGAAAGCCTAAAGATGAACAAGAATGTAATTATAGATAACTTGAATCTTAACAAGCGTCATTGGACGTATGTATCCAAGATCTGTAAAGAAATGAATAAAGACATAATGCTGATGGAAAAGCATTTCTATGTGGAACTCGAAGAAGCCATCGAAAGAGATTCTAAGAGAATTGGTAAAGCTTGTGTGGGGGAACAAGTTATAAAGAAATGGTATAAAGAATCTGGTGGTAAAAGCTTTAAGCATTATTCTCCCAGAAAAGAAATATTCAAAAAGAATATTAATACTAGTAATGAAGAATTTGTTCCTATGAAACAAGATAAGTCATTGCCTAAGCTTCTTATTAGTGACCTCGATGGTACTCTAGCACTAATGAATGGAAGAAATCCATATGATGCAAGTACATGTGATCAAGATTTACCACATGAACATGTTGTTGAATTGGTTAAACTTTATAATCAAACTGGACATAAAATTATATTTGTATCTGGTAGAGAAGATAAGGACAGAGCGCCAACAGAAAGATTTATTCAAAAATATCTTCCTGGAATTTCATATGAACTTTATATGAGACCAACTGGAGATATGAGAAAAGATGTTATAATTAAAGAAGAAATCTTTAATAATAATATTAAAGATAAATATTATGTTTCATTGTGGGTCGACGACAGATTACAAATCTGCAAATATCTATATAAGAGCGGAATTAGTTTTGTTCGTGTTGGAGATCCTGAGGCTACATTTTAATTTTTAAATAAGTAATAATAAAAGAAAGATAAAATCATGTTTGATATAAAGTTTTTAGAAAACACTATAGATAATTATATTGAGGGTAATTTGCCAGTAAAAGATATTGGAATACTTGAAATTGGTGGTAAGGCATATAAACTTACATATACTTTTTCTAATATCTTTGCTAATGAAAAGCCAATTTTACATACTTATAATGATGCTAATACAGCGGCAACAATATTTGCAAAAACTTTACAAGCATCTGTTGGAGATAGTTTTATTCCAAATAAAGATTTTAAATTCTAAAATATATGATATATAAGCTTTTGACTCAATAGTGAGTCTTTTGTTAGAAAGGAAAATAAACATGTTCGATATTTTTACAAGTAAATTATTCACTGATCCATTTTTTGTTTATGGTCCAACTAAACAGCTTTTGGAATCAGAGCAAACAAATTCTTTATATCATTTTGAAGATATGTTAAATGGTTTGTTAAATAAACATGTTCAAAATAAAGATGGAAATCAAATTATAAGTTTTGATATGCCTGGTATTAAAGAATCTGATATTGAAATGGAATATGATTCTGATTCTGGAAACCTTTTCATTAAGGCGGAAAGAAAATTAGATCATAAACATTATGCTTATTCTAATAAAACATTTGTTGGAAAAGGTTTGGCTTCTGATAGTATTAAAGCTAATTTTGAAGATAATGTACTTCAATTAACCATTAACTCTAATACAGAACTCCCAAAACCTGTTCATAAAATATTACTAAACAAGTAATTTTAAACCACTTTTAAAAGCTGATAGCCTGTTCATGCATTGTATGCGATTACAACAGGCTATCAGCTTTTAAAGCTTATTGGCTAAAATATAATATATAATAAACTCAAATAATTATAAATATATCTAACTATATATTTATAGTATGGAGTTTGTTTCAAATATATATGATTTAGATTGTGGATATGATATAGTAAGATGGATACAATTTATAGAGAAGAAAGAAAAACTAGTAAAAAAGCCTAGTAAGGATCATATCTTACAATATCAAGAAGAGATAATACAATTAAACGATTCGGCATTAGCATACTTTTTTGCATGTGAGTTTCCAGTAAATAAGTATAAAATGCAACAAATTGTATTAAATAATAATGATTATTTATATTCCTATTTATTTGCTAAAAATGTAAAAGATGCAGATATAAAGGCTTTAGAAAAAATAGTATTAAAATCTAAAAATATTAAATTAATCTGTAAATTTATTTGCAATATAGAAAAAGCATCTAAAGATCTCGAAGAATTAATATTAAAGTCTAAAAATTATAAGTATATTTATTATTATTTAAAGAATGGAAAAAATCAGGATTTAAATAAAGTTCTTGATATATTGATGGCAAGTAAGAAGCCAAGATATTTATATGAAGTTTCGAAATATATAGATGATTTATTTGATTTAGAAAAAATAGAAACTAGCTTATTAGAATCAAAGAATTATAATTATATAAGAATGTTTGCAGCAAATAATAAATTTGCTAATATAGAGAGAATAGAAGATTTTATATTAGAAAATCGGTACAGATAAAGATATAAAGAAGTTTGCACAACAGGTTAAGGGCTCTAAATTAAAAGCTTTTACAATATTATAAGGTATTTAAATAATGTCAACAGAACAACAACTTCAGTATTATATAGATCAAATTGAATATAGAAAAAAGATAGAGTTAAGCTTTATTGCTAAAAATAAGAAAATAATTGAAGAATTAGAAACTAAAAAAACTGTAATAGAAAATATTAAAAATAACCATTCTAATATACGGAATTTTAGATCATTCAAATATTAGAAACTTATTTAATCATAATTATGATATTTCTAATTTTTATTATTATTTAGATAATTCTAAAGTTAGTCCTAACTATTTTACAATAATTCCTTCAACTCGGTTGGAGAGATTCAACTTCTTATATTCAATTATTCTGCAAAGAAGATATTAATGGTAAAAAAGTTAAAGTTTTATATGATCCAAATTGTAAAAAAAATCATGCCATATTTACAATAACTACAATAAATCATTATTCTTGGGGTAAACCAGGCGGTAAAAAAGATGAAGTTAATATAAAGATTAATAGTGACTTATTTAATGTATTAAATAATTCTTCAGTCGATACTAAGGTGTTAAAGAAAATAAAAAACAATATGCTTAGATTAGCTATTAAAAAATTAACTAGAAATAGTAATAATGATATTAAGATATCAACTACAAATGGTTATGATAATGATGATGATGAAACAAAAAAGTTTCATGATGATATGCATAAATTTTTAATATTTAGCTGAACATTTGTATATTTTACAGAATTCTTTAATATCATGATCAGTTAGTTCTTCTGTTTGATCAGTAACATGTTTAAACATTACTGTGTTTTTTTCACCATGTTCTAATCCTAATAAATGACCAATTTCATGTAATGTTACTTTTTTGAATTTTTCATAACTATTAATTCTATAAGTCATTAATCCAATGAATTTTATAGTTTTACGATTATAAACTCCAACAGTTAACATTCCTTCATCTTGTTCTTTATCTAATTCTGTAATAAAATTATTTGTTTTTGTAAAATTTAAAAACAAAACATCATTTGAACTTGATATTAAAGACTTAATATCAACATCGCAGTTTTCTTTAAATTTAAAGGAAACTTTGTTATTTATTTTATATTGCCAAAGCTTAAATTGATCTTTTATAATTAAATTTTCAAAGTCTGTAAAAGATTTGTCAATACAAATGTTATATTGATTAAGTGATTGGGTATTTGGTGGAACTAAGCAACAGCACATTAATAAACTAATTAAAAGCAAATACCACTTAGCCTTCATATAGGAAATAATAGAATATGTATAGTTTACAACAGGAAGTAGATATTTTAAAATCAAAAATTAATAGATACGAATCTGTTTTAAAACAATATCCCAATTGCATAATAACTAATTTAGACTATATTAGTACAAATGATATTTTGATTAGTAACCACTTAAATAAAGTAAATAAAATAGAAGTTTATAGAACAGGTGGTGTTCATCAAACTAAAAACAGAATAGTTTTACATGCCAAATCAATAATTGAAGACATTATAATATATTCTGGTGGTATTGATTTTTGTTCTTGGGATTATTATTATGACTATAATTATACTAATGCAGCTTTTGGTTATAATTATAAACAAAATATTAAACAAAATTCCTACATAAGATTTGCAAATTATCATGAAGAATTAAAAGCTTTGAAAATTTCAGATAATACAATTAAAAATATAGAAATGTATATTTATAATACATATCTTTTAAAACCTTTTGAAGATTATAAATATAATGAAAAAGACTATATTCCACATAACTTTAAGAAAATACTAATTCTAAATGGCTAAATACATTATTTCTGATATACATGGTTGCATTGATGAATTTAAAGAGATGGTTAATCTTATATCTTTAAAAGAATCAGATAAGTTATATATTCTTGGAGACTTATTATCACGTCGGTCCTGATTCTATTGGTTGTTTAAGATATGCTAAATCATTAAATGCCAATGTAATAATGGGAAATCATGAATATAAAGCTATAAAATGGTCTCAACATAAAGACTATATTCCAAATAATAAAGAATATTATGCAAATTTAACAGATTATGATATAAATTATCTGAAATCTTTACCTTTATCTGTTAAAATAGATAAAAATACTTATGGAATTCATGCTGGTATTAATAATAAAAACTCAATAGATAAACAAACAGATGAAGATTTATTGACTTTAAGATTTACAGATATTAATGGAAAATACATTTCTATTAAGAAAATTAAAAAAGCAGGATCTGTTAAATTGGCAAATGCATATTTTTGGACTCATTTTTATAATAAGCCATATAATATAGTTTATGGACATCAGATTCATAGTACAAATAGCATTAAGGTAACCCCAATAAGTCGAGGCATAGCTTGTTATGGTATAGATACTGGAGTATGTTTTGGAGGTAATCTTAGCTGTTTGATTTGGGATACTAAAGAAGTAGTTCAAGTTAAAGCTAAACAAGTTTATGTAGGACATACAAATAATTTAGTTAAGGAAATATAATGAAAATATTGAAATGTAATTTATGTAATGGTGAAGTTGATATAATTGGTGGATTTACTAAAGTTGTTAAAATAATAAAATGCCGTAAATGTGGTTTTTCTAATGAAAAGAAACATAATATCATAGTGGTGACAAAATGAATTATACAGAAATTATTACAAAATACAAAGAATTTGAAAAGTTCTCTAGCTTAGATTATGTTGCAGTTTCTAAATTCTTAAGAAGATCTAAAAATCTAGATGATTATTATGATTTTATAAAAGAAAATGCTACAAAATTAGATTTATATACAATAGCTGAAAATAAAAATATTAGTTGGGATATGATGAGCCTTCTAATAAAATATGATGATCGGAAATAAAAGCATTGTTGACTATATAATAATACCAAAAGCAATTAAAGATTTTGTCCCTTATGATATTCTAAGCAAATGTAGAGAAAATTTTAGAGAACGCTATTATAATAGCCATAAAATTATCAAAAAATTATTTGAAAATAGAAAATATGATAAAAACAAATTAATATCTATATTCTATAATCAAATGGTTGCTTATCATTGGGAAAAGGCAGCTACTTACAAGCTTTCAAAAGATAATATAATTAAATTTCATAAGAAACTTAAAATTAAAAATTTACGTAAAAATAAACATATAGATAAAACAATTTTAGATAAATTGGAAATTTTTACATGAAAATAATGCATTCAAAAAATAGACCCACAATAAATCATATTGCAGAAGATTTTGATGAAAAAGATTTTCAATCATTAATTTACTACAATAATGTTTCTTTAGATATTATTCAAAGGTTTTTAACAATTCAAAATTCAAGACAAGTATTAATGCTACAAGAAATAAATGATAATTTTATTGAGAAAAATGCTGATATTTTCTTAAATAAAGTATGTTATGATCATATTGCTTGTTTTGCTAACATCTCAAAAGAGTTTATCTGTAAACATTATGAAAATTTAAGTTTAAATTATCTATATTTAAATGAATATATTGATTACAAACTATTAGATACTTTAGAGGTATTTAAATGAAAATAATAGCTCATAGAGGAAATGTATTGGGTCCTAATCTTAAATTAGAGAATTCTGAAGATTATCTATTAAAAGCTATTGATGCTGGATTAGATGTAGAAGTTGATGTTTGGAAAATTCAAGATAACCTATATTTAGGTCATGATGAGCCGACTTATCTTACTTCTAAAGACTTTTTATTTAAAATTTCAAATAATGCTTGGTTTCATGCTAAAAATATAGATGCTTTAAATTTTCTATTATCAAATCTATTACATTGCTTTACTCATGATAAAGATGAAGCTACTTTAACATCTAAAGGTTATATTTGGACTAATATTGGTAAAAAACTAATAAATCCTAATGTTTCTATTATGGTTATGCCTGAATTATTGAAATCTCAATATTTTGATATATATAGAGAAAAAGCTTTTGCTATATGTACTGATTGGGCTGGAGATTATTATAATAAAACAAATTATAAACTTTTAAATTATATTTAATTATAAGCTATTATTATTTTGCCATTTCTTCAAGGAAAGAAATGATAAAGGCACTTTTATTTGACTACGACGGCGTTTTAATTGAATTAGTAGAAACACATTATGAGGCTTTAAATAAAGCAATTATTGAAAATATTGGACCATCCCTAGCAATATCTAGAGAAGAACAAGATTCAATTTATAATGGTTTGTCTACAAAAACCAAACTTAATCTATTAGTTCAAAACCATGGTTTAAATCCTTCTAAAATTGATAAGATAAATGAAGATAAGCAAAAATATACTTTAGAATTTATTAATTTACATATTAAGCCAAATCTTCAATTAAAAGAAGACCTAATAAAGCTTAAATCAGAAGGTTTTAAAATCTGTTGTGCTAGTAATGCAATGTTAGCAACAGTTGAATTAGGCTTGAAGAAGCTTGATATTTATGATTTATTTGATTATGTATTAGGTAATGATGATATTAAACGTCAGAAACCAGCTCCAGACATTTATTATAAATGCTTTTTACATCTAGGCTTAGATGCTAAGGAATGTATGGTAATAGAGGATTCTAAGCATGGTAGAGAGGCAGCATTTAGATGTAATGCCGCTGTCTGTACTGTAGATTCTCCTAAAGATGTTACTTATGACCATTTAAAGAAATCTATACTAAGTAATAAAGATTATAAAATTAAGTGGATAGATAATAAATTAAATGTCTTGATTCCAATGGCAGGAGCTGGCAGCAGATTCAAAAATGCAGGATATAAATTACCAAAGCCATTAATAGATGTTAATCGGCTTTCCTATGATTAAGACCGTAATAGATAATCTTAATATAGATGCTAATTATATCTTTATTGTTCAAAAAGAACATGTTGAATTATATAATCTAGATTTACAGTTAAAATTAATAAATCCAAAGTGTAAAATAGTATTAACTGAAGGATTAACAGAAGGTGCAGCTTGTACTGCTTTATTGGCTAAAGAGTATATAGATAATACAGATCATTTATTGATAGCCAATTCAGATCAGTATGTAGAATGGAATTCCTGTGATTTTATGAATTTTAATCTATCAAATATAGATGGTTCTATATTAACCTTTCATGCTCCTGATAGAAATCCCAAGTGGAGCTATGTTAAAGAAGAAAATGGTAAAATTACATATGTAGCAGAAAAGCAGGCGATATCAGATATAGCAACTGTTGGCATTTATTGGTATAATAGGGGATCTGATTTTGTGAAGTATGCCGAGTCAATGATAGAGAAGGATATAAGGGTAAATAATGAGTTTTATATTGCCCCTGTTTATAATGAGATGATAAGTGATGGTAAACAGGTTAAAAAATATCATTGTAATAGGATGTTTGGATTGGGAACTCCAGAAGATTTGAAAGAGTATTTAAAGCAAAAATAAGATGACAACATTAAAAAATAGAATCTCTGAATATCAGAGTTCTTATAATTATAAAATTTTACCAAAACTTCCAATTGTTTATACATTAAATGGTCGTAATTTTAGTAAAATAACTCAAAATCTACCAAAACCTTATTCTAAAGAGCTAAACGATTGTTTATCTAGTACCTTATTAAGATTATGTACAGAAATAGAAGGTGCAGTATTTGGCTATTCCTATAATGATGAATTGATTATCATATCCAAGAATGATGGTAATTGTTGGTATGATAATAATATACAAAAATTAGCATCAGTAACTAGTTCTATAGCAACAATTCATTTCAATAATATGGTTGTAAATACAGAACTAGACTTTACAACAGATGCTATTTTTACTTGTGAAGTTAGTGCATTGCCTAATTTAACTGAGGTTTTGAATTTTCTTATATTTAAACAACAACATAATTTTCAATTATCTTTGAATTTTGCATGTTATTATGAGTTATTGAAGAATAATACAGAAAATGAAGTATATGCTAAGTTAGCTAATTTAGCAATGGAAGATAAGATAGACTTTTTAAGAGAAGATTGTGGAGTGGAGTATACTGATTATCCAGAGAATTTTAGAAGGGGATTATCAGTGTATAAAGTGCCAAAGTTAGTAAATTCAGTATTAAAGAATAAGTGGCAAATTGATAATGAAACTGTACTTTTTTCTAAAGAACAGGATTTTATAGCTAATATATTAAAAACAGGATCAGATATTTTTAGAAAATGATTTATTTAAAAGATTTTAATTTTGAAGAAGTTCCTCCAAAAACTACTAGGATATATTATTCAGATTATGAATATAAAGATTATACTAATTGTTATCCTGATGATAATTATATTTGTAGTAGAGATTGTTTACTTGGTCCAGCTTATTTTCAGAATGATTTAACTAATGAAGTATATGATACTTATATTGCCTTTGCGATTAATGGTAAAAATCATAATACAAATGGAAGAGCAAGATTTTGGTTTAAAGATGGCAAATTAATAAATCGTGATAGATATATACAGTATTGGTATAATGGAATCGAATTAATAGATATAAAAACAGATGAAGAATTTTTCAAATATCTTAAGATTAAGGTATTTGAATAACATTTTCTCATCATAAATTCCCAATATAGGATTAAGCGTCAATGCGATTTAATATTAATGATTATTATACAGTTAGATTTCATGATCAAGAAGATATTGTTGTTAAAATAACTTCCATTATAGGTAAATATAGTGCTAAATGCATTATTGTTGTTGGAAACGATCTTCATATAAAAGGCACATATAAGAATTTTTATTTTTGTTCTAATTATGGAGAGTATTTAATTACAGATAAATATTTAATACATAAATATAATAAGGAGTTAATTTTTGGATAAAACATATTTTGGAGTTCATATTGGTGATTATTTATTAAATACTAATGATGATCGCATTTATTTAATTATTGGACCAATTTATCATTCCTATTTAAACATTAAAGACATTGTAACTGATTCGAACGAACATTTATGCATAGATGAATGTTGTTACGATTCAATAAATCAAACTGGAAGAAAAGAAAAGAGAACAGGCGAGTTTATTGGATTTAAAACTATCGAACAAATTGATAAATATAGGACATTTAAGTGAACATTTACTATTATACTGACGGAACAATAGAAAAAGGCGATTATCGTAATTATAACAAGGTTCTATCTAATCTAGATGGACCAGCTATTATTAATCAAAAGACTAAACATACTTCATATTTTGTATATGGTAAATTTTTAGGAGTTAATTTAAGCAAAAAATTATTTGAAAAATATAAGCAGATAGCATTGAAGGAGTATGTATTCAAATGAATTTTGAAGATTTAAAGAAATCAACTTGCTTGTTTTGCGAAGAAAACTTAGTTCGGGACCAAAGATATGTAAAATGTGCAGATAGACTAGCAGATCATCAATTGGAAATTGATTGTTTAAATAAACAGGCTTTTATAACAGTACTATATAACAAATATGTTATTAAGCTAGATTTTCTAGATAATAAGACTACATTTGCTAGAGGTAAAGAAAAGCTATATAGAGATTATATTATAGATTTTTCTAGTATTGAAGATTTGGAAAACTTTGCAACCAATAATTTTAACAAGTTTGATATATTCAAATGAATTTAAAAGATTTTAATATTGAAGAATTGCCACCTAATACTATTAGGGTTTATAGCTCTAATACTAAATATCGTGACTTTAATAGTGTGTTTGAATATATATCAGAAAAAGGAAGTAGAATTATACAAAAAAGAACAGGTGGTCCATCATTCTTAATGAATTTTGACTTGGACCATCTGAATTCTAATTTATATGTGCATTATATGAATAATGGGAAATTTTCTGATGGTAAATCTAAACTTTGGTTTAAAGACAATAAACTTATATATGCACAGTATTATTATGATAATAAACAACTTATAAGTATTAAAACTGATCAGCAATATTCTAAATTTTTGAAAATCCAGGTATTTAAATGATATTCCAATATGGAAAGCTATAAATTAAGCGCAACAACAATAAATCTATTTAAACAACTATATTTAAAGGTTTATTTTCTTTCTAAATTAACTCCTGCAAATTTTAATACTTATTTTAACGATTCTGTTAAAAATAAAGCTTTATTTCGGTAAAGAATCATTATTGTTATCAGATAAGGTTCCAGAAGTGGTTTTAGAGCCTTTTATTCAATTATCTAAGTATTTACAAAATATAATACAATTAAGCTCTAATAATCAGCCTGTACCAGCAAGAGAGATAGTATTAGCAAGAGAAATTATATATAAATATAAATATCCATTACATATAGAAACTATTAACGAACTCAAACAAAAATTCTTAGAAATTACAAATTCAATTGAAAATAACTCAAATATCTCCACAGTTTAATTGTATTGTCTGCAAAAATCATGATCGCTATTATTCAAATTCTATAAGTTCTCAGGTTTGGACATTTCTAAGATGTAATTGTGGAGCAGAATACACTTTATGTGCAGCAAATTCTAATAAAGATATTTCTTTTAATTCTAAAGATTATAATATTATTTCTTTTTATTATAAATCTAATAAGTTTATAGTTTATCTTGATAGTAATGCAGAAGAAAGAAAAATCAATAATAATTATTATGGAGACATTAAGAATCTTTTTAATAAGAAATCAATAACAAAAATCATATCAGATATGGATAAATCCATAATTTTTCAGAAATAAACGAATTTAAAAATCCCATATGGGATTTTTAGGAGAAATTATGTCAAATTCAAATTTAACAATTAAACTTAAGAAAATAGAAAAAGATAAACATCGGTAACTCATTTTATGTAGGCAAACTACGTACACCAGCAACTATCAACTGTATTGATGGTGTAACATTTTTAATCTTTGTTTCTAAAGATGGCAAAGAAGAACTTCAAATAGCTGAAATGGACTTTGCTGGTGAAGAATAAGCATTTTGAAGACCTATGGAATGACTGTGAAGCTATACATGGATCCAAATCTGATGGCTTAGGACTAGAGTCAATATTAGATGAGGTAATTCTTAAAATTAACCTATATAAATCTTTTAATGCTATTGATGTTCCTATAGATGAAAAGAAAAAACTAAAATCTCGTACATTTGGCGAGATTCTATTTAGTTTATCTTTATTATCTAATCAAGAAAACATCAATGTTTATAAGGCTTTATATACAGCTTTAGTGGATCATAAAATAGAACAAGAATAATATAAAGCCTAGCAATGAAATATTTGCTAGGTTTTATTCATTTTGCTGTAATAAATATACAGCCTCTTCTCTAGAGCTAGATATAGCAGCAATCATATCATCTAAACCTAATGAAAGCTTATCTTCAGATTCAAAACATTCTCTAGCTTCTTTATTAAATTTAATAAAGTCTTTTTCTATAGCTAAACTTTGTTTTATTTGGGATAATCCAGAATATTTTTCTAATATTTTATTTAATAATAATGTTTGAGCTTTAAAGTTTACACAGGAATCATTAAAAACTCCTATAAACTTTTCAGCTGCCAAATCTAAATCTTCTGTTGCTGAATCATATATTCTTTCAAATAATAAATGTTTTGAATAGAATGATTCACCTTTGGTCATCCAATGATTTTGCTGATGAATTATTGAGATAGCTCTTAATGTAGCTATATACATAGCTGCTACTTGATTGCATTTTTCCATATTTCTATACAAAACAATTGACAGAAGTTATATTTATTCTTATGGTAGTACATAATCATAAGAAATTTCATTATAAAGATGGATATACAGATGAAACTGCATATGAATATCTTAATTCTAAGCATAAATTAGAACTTCCTGTTGAATTTCTTACATATTTAACAGAAATTATATATGCCCAATATCCTTATATTAAAAAGGCTCATGTTGCAATTATAATAAAAACATATTTTGAAGAGTTTAGAAAAGCTTTTTTAACTAATAATATTGTTAAAATAGATGATTCTATAAAATATATGTTTATTGGATATAAGCCCTTAAACAATCAATATGCTAAATATTGTATGGTCACTAAATCTGATATAGTAGATAAATTAAAGGTTACGTATAGAAGAAAAGAATTGTTGACCAATAAAAAAGCATATGATGCAAAATCTCATGCTAAGTATTGGCGTAAAGTAAGACCTAGAAAGAAAGATTCTAAAAAGCCAAAATCTAATAAGTATTGGAAAGAAAGATATGCTGCCTATAAAAGATTAGATAAGAAAAAGAAAAAGCTATTAAAACAAGCTTTATGGGGATTGGCAGTATTAAAGAAACTAGTAAAAAGAAATAGACCACCAGTATATTGAAGAAAGATTTTAAATAATGTTTAATTTCCCAGATTTTGATGAAGAAGAAACAGATTATCCAGAATTTTCTATAGAAGAATTTACAAAAAACATAAGTTCTTATAAAAGTGAAAAATTATGTAGCATAATTGCTTCTTCAAATGTTTTAAAATTAAACAAAGAAGTTTCTTTACTTTGTATGAAAGAATTATCACTTCGTAGAGAAAAAGGTGAAAACTTCGATTTTGAAGGTTATATAGAGCAATTGTCTGCTACCTTCCCCAAGTTAGAGTTTACTATACCCTCTCTAATGGATATTATAGGATCTCTAAAATGACCTTAACTCTTGAAATAGTAAAATATATTCTTTCTGGTTTTGGACTTTTAATTCCGCTTAAAAATTCTACTTCTTTAAATGATAAGATTAACTTAACTACTAAAACTTTAACTTTTGAAGATGATCAAGTTTCTGAAATTTTTAATATTTCTTCTAAATTATCAAATAATATAATAAATATTACCTTTTCTGATATTTCAGGAGATCCAGATACTAAATCTTTATTAGTTATGATTTCATTAGATAATGATTATTCTTATTCTATTTATATAGATTTTACTGAAAATTTTTATAATCCTTTAATTTTATTTAAAACTAAAACTTTAATGTGGCAAATTGCTAATGTATTAATTCAATCAAATTGTTTATCTTTGGTTGAAAATCTAAGAAATTTAAATTTCCAACCACAGGAAATATCAGAAGATAATTATAAAACTTTTAAAAATTGTGTAGAATATATAGAAAATTATTTGGAGACTTAATGTTAGGTAAAACAGAAAAGCCAATATTAGATAATAAATACTTTATAGAAAAAGTAAGCGAAAAGCTTCCTATAGATAAAGAAACAGTTTCTCGGAGTTATAAATCTTTTAACCCAAGAATTGTATGAAATGTTAAGTTTAGGTAAAAAAATTAGATTATCTAATTGTATAGAATTTGGAATTACAGATGTTCCTGGACAAAAGGTATTAAATAAGAAAAAACAATTAGTAAAAGCTTCAGGACATAAGGAATTAAGCGTTTCAATTACTAGAGATTTAAGGAAAACATATAACAAAATACTTGATTTTGAAAAAATAGCAGAGGAAACTTAAAATATTATGAATAAAAAATTTATTATTGAAATGAAAAACAATTTAGAAAAAGAAAGAAAAGATTTATTATTAAAAATTGAAAGAGACAAAGAATTCGATATAGACATGTCTCGGAGATGAAATTGATACAATTCAAGGCAATGCTATATTAGCAATCGGAACATCTTTAAATGATAAAAATATTCTTAAACTAAATAATATTACATGTGCTTTAGAAAAAATAGAAGCTGATGAATATGGTTTATGTGATGATTGTGGAGATGAAATTCCAGAAAAACGTTTAATTATAAACCCACATTTCCTTACATGTGTTTCTTGTGCAGAAGAAAGAGAAAGATTCAAATGAATACATTAATAGCAGAACATACAGAAAATGGTGATATGGTATTCGATATTCATCAAAGATTAGCTGCAGATCGTATTTTTTTTATATCTCAAATAGTAGATGATAAATTTGCTTCAGATATGGTTGCTAATTTAATTTTAAAAAATGCAGAATCAAAAACAGAACAAATTACCCTATTTATCAATTCAGAAGGTGGAAATATTTCTAGTATTTTATCAATCTATGATATTATGCAATTAATAGAATGTCCAATTCAAACAATAGCAATAGGCGATGTAAATTCAGAATCTTTAATTCTATTATGTGGAGGAACTAAAGGACTAAGATGTGCTAGTAAAAATGCTATGATGAAACCAGAAGAAATCACTTTCTTTAATATGGGGCAATCTAGTATGGATGATTCTAAGATCACTTTAGATTTATATAGATCATTTAATAAGAAAATGCTTGAAATTATAGCAAAACATTCTGGTAAATCAGTAGCAACTCTAATGAAAGATATTAAAAATGGCATATTTTTTACTGCTGAAAAAGCTAAAAAATATGGTTTAATAGATAAGGTGATGAAATGAGAAACGATTGTGATCATGGTCCAGAACAAGCTCCCTCCAAATATCTAGATGTATATCCTAAACTAGCTAAAGAAAGAATTGTATTTATTAGTGAAGACTTTACTCATGAACTAAGTACCGCTTTAACTAGCATGTTACTTTATTATGATCACATGGATCCTACTAGAGAAATTACTATTTTTATTAATTCTAATGGTGGTGAGGCTGCTGCTTTTAATTCTATATATGATGTAATAAAAATGATTTCAGCACCAGTTAAAACTGTATGCTTTGGAAAAGCTTATAGTGCTGGAGCATTATTACTAAGTTCTGGTCAAAAGGGAATGAGATTTGCTACTAAAAATAGTAAAATTATGATTCATGGAATTCAAGTAGTAACTCCAATGACTAAAGGACATCATAATACAGATAGTATATATAAATATTATGATTCAGTAAATAATACTTTATTGAAGATATTGGCTGATAATACAGGACAACCATTAGATAAGGTTAAGATTGATTGTAGTAAGGATTATTTCTTATCAGCAGAAGAGGCTATTAAGTATGGTCTTATAGATGGAATATTACAAGGAATATGCTGAATATTTTGATATTATAATATGCCAAAAGTATCATTAGGTAAATCTACAGATCCAAGACAACAGCAATTAAGAGAAGAAAAGGCTGCTTGGAATAAAGAGATGTCCGCTTTTATTACAAATTTAATAGCTTTTAAGAAGCTTATGAATGGACATCCTAATAAATTTTACATGCAAAAAGGTAGAATTGTTGATGAAATTCCATCAAATCCAACAGCTATAATTAGTGAATTGGCTAGTAATTTTAATGATTTAGCTCAAGAAGGTAATGAAATCGTATCAAAACAAATTGAATATTCTAAAACTCGTAGAAAGCCAGTTACAGCTTCTGAGGAAGTAGAGTTAATAGCTGAAGCCTCTAATAAGTTGACTAGATTCATCTCTAGATTAAGAGGACCATATTTTGGTGATAGTTTTGAGAAATCAAAAAAAGAATATAGACTTAGACTATTATCAATGTTTGAAAACTTATATTATTTATTTAAGCAATTAGAATCAAATATATTAAATTCTGATAAGGAATCATTAGTTGCTGCTGGTAAAAATCTACAAAAAATAAATCTAACATTAGATAAAATATTAGAACAAACAGTAAGTACAATTGAGCTTTTAAAAATTAAGCAAAATAAGGCAATAGAAGGTTTAAGTGGTAAAGATCCTATAGATCCATTAAAAAATGATACTAAGGTAGAGGAACCAGAAGTTAAACCTGAGCCAGAACAAACAAAAGATGAGCCTGAGCTACCACCAGCTGATATTAAGCATATGAATTATATAGAAAACTGTTTTAAAACCTTTAAAAAGGTTATGTTTTCAGATAATATAGAATTAATTGAAATTTATAAATTAAATAAAGGATTTCATGCTTTAGAAAAAGAAGTTGGACTTTGGAGTCTTTTAGCTAAAAGTACAAGAACAAATACGGTTAAACCATTAACAACACTTGTTAATTTTATAAAGCATTTACCAATTTATTATTCTGATAAGCATTTTAAAACTCTTGGTGAATATAATCAATTTCAAGCTATTCCAGCCATTGAAGATGATATTGATTCTATACCAGGCGCAAATGCTTATGATCTGTATACTTTTGAAGATAAGAAATTATTTATTAAAGATGCAAAGAAGATTTCAGATTTAGAGAAATTTGCAGATGGTATAATTGAAAAACAATTAAAATTATTAAAACACAAATTACCATTACTTAAAGATAAAAATTCTTTAAATAGACTTGAAGTATATGATGAGTCAAAATTAGCAAGAGAAAAAATAGATAAGGTATTAGATTTATTAGAAGATAAGAATTTCATAGATTATGAATCATTATTAAAATTTAAAAATTCAATTACTTCACATTTAACTATAATAAATAAAAATCTACAAATATTAGGTTTTGATGAAAATATTAATATTTTTCCAATAGATTATGATAGATTGGTTAAAAGAATAAACAATCCCATAATGTATGAAGAGTTAAAGGATTTTCCTAAAGAAGAGATTGAAAAGGCACAAGAGTTTGAGCATAAAAGAAGACTTCGTTCTATAATGAAATCATGAAAAAGGGCATATTAGCAATAAATGATAATATCTTTCATGTAGATATTGCAGCTTCTTCTGAAGAGCAGCAGAAGCGGTTTAATGGGTAAAGAATATCCATTTCCAATAATGGTTTTTACTTATGATAGAATAAGCGTTCCTAAATTTTGGATGAAAAATACTCCAAATCCATTAGGAATAGCATTTTGTAAAGATAATAAGATTCATAATCTTTGTTATCGGAATTCCTAATTCTAAAGAGATTATAGGAAATAATGAATTTTCAGATTTAGTTATTGAGTTTCCTCAACATTATATAAAAAAATACAATATTAAAATTAATGACAATTTCAAATTCTTTAGAAAATAAATGCCCCATTTGTAATAATGATTTAAAAAGATGGGAAGGGGGATTAATTTGTGCCGAATTTTTTCAAACAACAGAATTGTTTTTTAATCATAAACAAGACATTTTTACAACATCAGATTTTCTTTATTTAATTAAGCAATGGGCTTTTAAAAATGCAAAACAAAATAAATTATATCATGTCTATTATAGAGATCCCAATAATATTAAAAATCATGCTATAATATTTTTTATTTTACAAGATAAAGACATTAAATCTTATGAGTTATATTCGGGTGGAATATATTACGATAGTTTTAATTCTACAGCAATGCATAAGTATTATGGAAATAATGAATGTTTTTTCAATTGTAAAACATTTGATGAAGTAGATATGATAATTAATAAATTAAGGATATTTTCATGAATTGTCCTATTTGTAATGCGGCATTTGATAAAAATATATGTTCTAGATTTTCATTTAAAGATGTTGCAAATTTAAAAAAAATAATGCAAGAAATCCCATCTAAAGATGAATTATATCATATTTGTTGGAAAACAGATTTTGATACTCTTAAAGGAATAAGTTATTTTACAAATTATCCAATATTAAAAGAATACAGGTTAATTTTATCTGTAGGTAAATTATTAGTTTGGAAAGATTTTAATATAGGATTTTATTCTAGTGCATATGAATTATCAGCAGATAATATAGAGCTATTTTATAATTGTAAAACAATAGATGAAATTGACTCTAGACTTAGTAAATTAATAATATTTGAAAATGGATAAAGAACTCTCAACATTATTTAATAATTTTAATATAAATGTATCTATATTGAATTCTACTAAAATAGATAATTATTTATATTTTGATCTACAATTACATGGCAAAACCCAAATAAAAGATATAGAATCTAAATTATCTGAAATTCGGTTTGGTTCTTAAGTCTTCAAAACCATTTATTAAAATTTTACAAGAAGATGGTTTAATTAGACTTCGGTGCCCTTTATCCTAGCACAAAACAACTTAATTTATTAGATTTATTAAAGAATCAAATACTATCAGATACTAATTGTTTACTTGGTAAAGACTTAAATCGGCGAAGATTTATATATGGATTTAGCCAATAATCCACATTTATTAGTTGCTCGGTACTACAGGATCTGGCAAAACTACTTTATTACATAATATAATTGCTAATCTTTTAATAAATAATAGTTATAAATTGTTTCTATTAGATCCCAAAAGAATTGAATTTAATATTTATTCAAAATTAAATAATGTACATGTAAGTTATTCTTTAGATGAATGTATAAAAACAGTACAACTATTGAATGATATAATGGAAAGTAGATTTTCCATGTTATTAGAAGATTATAGTAAGAAATTAAAGCCAATTGTATTAATAGTAGATGAATTTGGAGATTTATTTTTACAAGATAAAACAAAAGAATTTATAAATAACTTAACAAAGTTAGCACAAAAAAGTAGAGCAGCAAAGATATATATGGTCTTGGCAACACAAAGACCAAGTGCTAAAATTATAGACCGGAGCAATAAAAGCAAATATTTCAGCAAGAATAGCATGTAAGACTGTTTCAGCAATGGATAGTAGAATAATTTTAGATAGTTCTGGTGCTGAAAGCCTATTAGGAAAGGGAGATGCTATATTGAAAGATTCTTATAGAAACTTAGAAAGATTTCAAATAGCCTATGTATCACCACAGGAAACCTATGAATATTTAAGGAATAAATGAAAAATATTTTAATGCAACATAAGAATTTATGTCCAGTATGTTTAACACAATATCAAGAAGTATTTGAGACAATAGAAACTCATACTCATATGATTAGATATCAGAAACATAGTTTAAAATATCTTCCTAATTATATTCGGTAAAAATTCAAATGTAAATAAATTATTTAAGAAGTTACAAACAAATACTACAATTACTACAAATAAATATAAATGCTATCCTTATTTTTATGAAAAGTTATTTTATACATGTGAATGTGGAATAAAAGACTTTACTAAAGATAAAGTTATTTATAAAACCATATTAGGAAAATTAAGAACTTGAAAAATACTCAATATTTAATGAGAATAAGACTTTAGAACAAGTAACAATAAGTTATGATGGTTATGCAAAGCCATATACTTATTATGATTCTAATAATGAATTGGTAAATGGAGTTGTAATTTCTTATGGTAAACGCATGATCATAAAAAATGGGAAAATCCATAATGATGCTGGTCCAGCAGTTACTTATGATAATTCAAATGGTACTGCATATTATTTAGAGGGTTATATTATAGGAGCTAATTTAACTCCTAAAACATTTGAGAAATTAAAGAATATTTACTATAAAGAATTGGTATTTAAATGAATAAAAATTGGAAATATTATTGTAAGGATGGATCTGTTTTAAAATCGCCACCTTATTTGTCAACTATTCTTCATAGAGAAAATGCTCCAGCTATAGAAAGTCCAGGGCACTCGGCTACTCATTGGGAATTTGTTTATAATGGGTTTTTACATAATTTAAAAGGTCCAGCTGTATGTTTTGCTGATGGATCATTAAAATATTATATAGATGGCTATTATATTGGAACAAATCTTTCTAATAAAGAGTTTCAACAAAAAATTAAAGAGATGGTATTTAAATGAAAAGTATAGAAAAAAAATACTATTGGAAAAATGGTTCTATTACTACAAAACTTATTAATGATGTATTGCATAGAGAAAATGGTCCAGCTGTAGAAGGACATGATTCCACTCATTGGGAGTTTGTTTATAATGGTCAATTCCATAATATAAATGGTCCATCAATATGTTGGAAAGATGGAACACTTTTTTATCATATAGGCGGAGAATATATTGGCATAAATCTTTCTAATGCTGAATTTAAACAAAAAGTTAAAGAATTCGTATTTAAATGAAATGGTATAAGGCTTTAAATTTTATAAATTGTTCAATTTGTCCAATATGTAATCGGGAAACTTAATTCTAAATTAACAAAAGCTCATAATAACTTTAAACAACTTTGTAATATTTTAAGTATAAAAATATATAAATGTTGTCATAATTGTAATTATTTAATGGTTAGCTCAACAAATTCATATTTACTTAATAATAATGTATATGAAATTTCAAAAATTAAAAACAAATTAAATATAGTAAATCTTTGTAATAATACAAATCTTACAAATTTAGATAAAGCAAAATCAATATTAAAAAAATCTACATCTTTGATTGATTATATTGATAAATTAGAAAAAGTAGCAATCTTTTCATAGAAAGAAATATAATGTCAAAAACTTTAATTATAGTAGAATCTCCCTCAAAAGCAGATAGGATTCAGCGGATTCCTTGGTAAAAATTATATTGTAAAAGCTTGTAAAGGTCATATATGTGATTTAGCTAAAAAAGGAAAATTCAATTTAGGAATAGATGTTGATAATACTTTTGATGGCAAATATGTATTAATGGATGATAAAATAAATATTCTTAATGAATTATTAGAAGCATCTAAATCAGTAGATGAAATATATCTTTGTTCAGATCCTGATATTGAAGGTGAAAAAATATCAGATGATTTAAGAAAGCGTTTAGCTGATACTAATAAACCAATTAAACGTGTTACTTTTAATGAAATAAATAAAAAAGCAATTGTTAAAGCTTTAAAATCGCCAAGAGATATTAATGAAAATTTAGTAAGAGCTCAAGAAACTCGTAGAATGTTAGATAGAATCATTGGTTTTATTGGATCTCCATTATTAATGAATGTTTTTGAATCAAATCTTTCCTGTGGAAGAGTTCAGTCTGTAGTTACTAAAATGATTATAGAAAAAGAACAAGATATTATTAAATTCAAACCAGAAACATTTTATACAATTTCTGCCGATTTAGTTACAAATTCAAATGAAAAAGTTCAAGCTAAATTATCTTCAGAACGTGTTACTGATAAATTAAAAGCTGAAAAAATCAAAAAATCTCTAGAATCTAATAAAATATTTGTTAAATCTATTGATTCTTATGAAGAAATTAAAAATCCATTACCTCCTTTAGTTACTTCTACTATGCAAAGATTTGCCTCTAAACTATATGGATTTGGAGCAGAAGATACTATGAAAGCTGCCCAATCCTTGTACGAGAATGGCTTTATAACTTATTTAAGAACAGATTCAGTTAGAGCCTCAGATGAAGCATTAGAAGTCTGTGTAGAATGGCTTAAGAAGAATGATTATAAAACTCCAAGTAAATTGAATGTATATAAGAATTCAGAAGCTGCTCATGATGCCCATGAATGCATCAGACCTACTGACATGGATATGCAACCAAATGATAAGCAGCTATTAGACAATACTGAAAGTAAAGTTTATGAATTAATTTGGAGATATTTTATGTCTAGCCAAATGACTCCTGCTGTTTATGATGTTATGAAAATTAAATTTGGTGTTGAAGATTCTGATTTAGAATTAGAAATATCAGGTAAAGCATTGAAAACAAAAGGATTTTTAGAAATTCTTAATGCCAATTTAACTACAGAAGAATTAACATTACCATTATTAAAGGTAAATGAAATTCTTAAATTATCAAAAGCCGGAATAGAAGAGAAAAAGACGCAACCACCAGCTAGATTATCTGAAGATAAGTTATTAAAAGAATTAGAAAGACGTCATATAGGAAGATCATCTACTTATGCAGAAACATTAAAAACAATTTCTACTAGAAAATATGTAGAGAAAAAGGGGAATATTTATTATCCTACAGATTTGGGAACCAAAGTTGTAGATTTATTAAATAAATATTTTACATTTATGGATTATAACTTTACAGAATTCTTAGAGAAGAAGTTAGAATCTATAGAACATGGAAAAGAAAATAATATAGATGTTTTAAAAACCTTTTATAAAGATTTCAAACTAGAGGTAGATAAAGCTTATGTTGGATGTGGAAAGGAAGTTTGTGATAAGTGTGGATCAGCAATAGTTAAAAAGAAGAATAAGTTTACAGAAAAGTTTTTCTATGCTTGTTCTGCTTATCCAGCTTGTAAAAATATAGTAAATAAAAGCAATTGAACTAGGTTATATTAATATTCAAGAAGGAATCACATATTACATGTCTACTCATACCCCAGAGAATTTAGAAAAACAAGAAAATCTTTCATTAGAAAGAATTAAAAAACTAAATTCAAAACATATTTCTTTAGATTTTACAGTTTCAGAACGTCCATTAAACTCCTATATTCAATTGTTAGAATGGACAGAAAAAAACTTTTCTAAATATCTATCAGAAACTAAAAATCTAAACAGACTAGTAAATAATAAAATTATCATAGATCGGTAATTTTATTCAATTCTGTGAAGAATCAAATGCCACTATAGATGTTTTACATAAAGATTCTATTGTAAGTTGGAAGTCTAATTATAATTTTGAAAGCTTCTTTGTTCAAGGAGTTTTCCTAATTAAGTATAAGGGATTAGAATTTATTCAAGCTTCCTTATTTCATAAGGGAAATATGTGGGAAGATGAAGTTAGTTTTTCAATATTTGTTTCAGAAAAGAATTATGAAAAATATATTTCATTTAGAAACGACTTTGATAAGTGGCTTTCTTTAAGAGGAAGAAATAATTCTTATATTAGAGTTTGTGGAGCGGAAGATATAATCTATCATAGAGAATCTTCTTGGGATGATTTATTTCTACCAGAACCTATTAAAAATGATATTAAAAATAATGTAGAAACCTTTTTATCATCTAAAGATTTCTATGCCCAAAATAAAGTTCCATGGAAAAAAGGAATGTTGTTATATGGAGAGCCAGGATGTGGTAAAAGTACTTTAATTAAAGTTTTAATGTCTAATTATGATTTTAAACCTGTAACAATAGTTCCTACTACAGATAATAATGTTATTATAGAGGCTTTTAATTACGCTGAAGAAAATAGTCCAGCACTATTGTTCTTTGAAGATTTAGATTCCTTATTAGAAGGAAAGGTAGATTTATCATTATTTCTTAATTTAATGGATGGAGTTTCTGCAAAAAATGGTTTATTAGTTATAGCTACAGCAAATAATATAAGCAATTTGAAGAATTCAGTAATAAATAGACCTTCTAGATTTGATAGAAAATATGCAATACCATTACCAGATGATGCTGATACTTTAAAATATTTAAAATATTGGTTTGGTAAAAATATAACATTAAATAAATTAAAGTCAATTTCTAAGATTTGTGTACAAAATAAGCTTTCTTATGCTTATATAAAAGAGATTTATATGACAACAATGTTTCAAGTATTGTCAAAAAATAAGAAGGTTCCAACAGATAAGGATATTGATAGCGGATTAAATATAGTATTAAAAGATAAAAAGAATGCAGTATCCAGCTCAATTGATATTGCAGGTTATATAGGATAATAAGAGGACAAGATGACTTTACCAAAATACGCAACAGATCCACCAGTAGAATTTAAACCAATTGAAGTGACAATTAACTATGAAACTCGCTATGATGAACATGGTAAAAGATATGAAGTTAATAACTTTGATAGAGCTATAAAAGCTTTTAGAGCAGTATTTCAGAAAGAAAGAATTCTATCTCTTTATAAAGAAAAGAGTAGATTTGAAAAGCCTTCTGATAAAAAGCGTAGAAAACGTAATGAATCTAAAAGAAAGATTTATGAAGCAAAGATGAAAGAACTAAACTATAAGAAACCAAAAGAAGAAAAAGATGTCAAAAAATAAAGAATTTGATCCAAATCAAGTGTTTTTCATGGAAGAAGATAATTCTCCAAATATTGGAGATCCTGCTGATCATGAACCAGCCTATAAAAAACATAATATAAAACCAGTTGATGCTCCATTTTATCGGTAAATTCAGAGGTGGAATGACTTCTACATTAGAAGATTTAAAAGAAAAGCAATGGTTTAAACCAATAGAATCTAGAAATATTCCCACTTCTCGGAGTAACTGAACGGAACGTTTTTAACTAAAGAAATGCAATCCGAACAAATGTCAGATTCAGATAAAGGAAATAAATATTTCTTATTTTATGATAATAAGAAAATAACAACCTTAGAATCTATTCAAGAAGTTAAAAACTTAATTGTACAACTATTGGAAAAATCAGATTCTGTAAGTTTAGATAAGTTTACACTATATAAGAAAATTCCAATTAGTTTAGAATTATCTTTTGAGGACAAATGAGTAAAAGAGATGCTATACAAATTCTATTAGATTTAGAACAAAAAGTTGAAACATTAACTAAAAATGCTAATAATAACGATATGTTATTAAAAGCACTATTAAATGTATTCAATTTAAAAAATCCTGTTGTAGAACAAAAACCATTAAATCCTAATTCTATTAAAATAGAAGCGGCTTTACCAGAAGAAATTCCAAATAATAAGGATTTAGCAGCTAGATCTCATAAAAGAGTAGAGCATACATTTGATATACAACAGTTAAAATCTGATGTAAAACCACCACCTCCACCAGTACCAGAATCTAAATCTTTAATGTTTGAAGAAATAGATGTACATCAAAAAGTAATGCTACCTCGGTAGAAAAGACGCTTTTATGTGTATTGTAACTATTACCTCATTAGCAAATTCTACTAGCTATAAAACTAAAACAAATGCGGTTGGTAAGTATAATATTAAATTAAAAGCTGGTAAATATAGAATTACTTTAGAAAAAACAACTGCAGCAAAAGAACAATATAAAGTTGTACAAGAAATAAATGTGGATGGTAAATCTCAAAGAATTGATTTGCCAGAAGTTATCCTTGGAACATGAAGAAAACCCTATTATTAAACACCAATTACCAATATAATGCAATTATAGAAGAAAGACAAGCTATAAAATTATTATATAAGGAAAAAACAGAAATTGTTTCATGTTGGGATGATTATGAAATTAAATGGATAAATAATTCTACTTTACAATTTCCAGCTATTCTAAGATTAAAAACTCCTCATAAACAACATTATAAATCCTATCATTTTAATAGAGATGTAATTATTAAAAGAGATAATAATACTTGTCAATATTGTGAAGCTGTATTAATTAAATCTGAAATCACTATAGATCATATAATTCCTAAGTTTAAAGGTGGTAAGTCAAATTTCTATAATTGTGTGGTTGCTTGTAAAACTTGTAATAATTTAAAATCACATAATAGTTTAGAAGAATCTGGTCTAAAACTTATAAAACCTCCTGGATATCCTGGAAATTTGATGAAAATTTCATTTGATGAGTCTTTATGGCATAAAGATTGGAAAATGTTTTTAGACAATTGAATTAATAATTTGGCATGATATATAGAAGTTATGCCATCATTTAATTGCTTTATATGTGCTGCTGAACAGTCAATGTCAGAGTTGAATTCTTATAAATTTAAGAAAACTCGGCAATGAATATCATGTTTGTGATAAATGTATTGCAAAATCTCATGACTTTGAACTAGAAGTTAAATCAATTATTGCCTCATTTATAGAGCAAAAAGATGTATTGTAATATTTGCTCCAAACTAGCCCAATGCACAATTAATAAGAATTGTGTGAAGTGTAAGCTTCCAGTACATATTAATATTAATAATGTATGTGATTCTTGTTCTATTAAAAACAATATTTGCGCTTGTTGTATGAAGAAAATAGTTGATTATTCTAAAAGAGGCTGTACTTCCTGTGGATCAAGAAAATGATTATAAAAAACAATGAATCCTTATTAAGAGTACAATGTTCAGATGTTTTAGAGTCTGAAGTTGGAGAATTACAGTCTTTATTAGAATCAGAATTAGAAAATTCATGGAGATTAGGCACTCCAGGAATAGGTTTAGCAGCTCCACAAATAGGAATAGCTAAAAAGATAGCCATTATAAAATTAGATAGGAATAAGCCTTGTGATGTAGTTTTAGTAAATTCTAAAATAGAAAAAGGCTATGACGAAATGATTTTTAGAAATGAAGGATGCTTATCATTTCCTGGAAGAATAGAAGATACTAAGAGATTTCAAGAGATTCATGTAGTAAATAATTTAATTTATCCAGATTCATTTGTAGCTACTGGGATTACTGCTATAGCTATTCAGCATGAATTGGATCATTTAAATCAGAAATTATTTTTTGATTATAAGATAATTAAACAAAAACCGAATGATATATGTAACTGTGGCAGTGGCAAGAAATACAAAAAATGCTGCAACAGGTGAAATATGGAAGAATTAGAAGTTAAGAAAGATATTAGGTTTTTAGAATTAAATATAAAAGTATCAGTATTAGAAAAATTATTATTAGATAATAAAATAATTGATAGAGAAACTTATGACTCTTTATGTAAAGAGTTAATAGGACAAATAGTAAAGCAATTTGCTGAAAATATACAGAAAGCAAAAGATGCAACTAATGCTTGATGAAGAAGATCTAAAAGGATCTAGAGTAGTTGCATATTTCGGGGCTAGATGGATGCCTGCAAATAAGCGCACATTAAGAAATTTTGAATTATTATCTAAGAATTATCAAGATATTAAATTTCTTTATGTAGATGCTGACAATTTTAAAGAGCTATGTAAAAGAAATTCAATAGAATCAATACCACATTATTTATTGATTAATTCTGAAAAAGGAATTAGAGAAGGAATAAATGGAATGGTTCTTAGTGCTGCGTTAAAAAGTAGAATATCAGAAATATTTAAAGGAAAATAATATGACAAAAGAAGAGACAAAAATCCCAGATACTGATTCAGGTAAACTTTGGACAAAAATCAAAGATATGAAAATTGGAGTATTTGGTTTAGAAAATCAATTTGTATACAAATACTTTGAACCACTATTTGTTGATGATAAATCATTACATCTAAAATATAATGTTCCGGCTGCTATTCCAGCTTTAGAAACAATTCTAACATCAGCTTATAAAGTAGAACAAGCACAAATGAATGGAATGAAATTATTAGTTATAAGTCCAGACCAAGCTGTAGTTCAAGCAAATAACACTCATGTAATGATAGGATTAAAGTAATGCCATTAGGTGAAGATGAGGAGGATTTAGATTATAATCCTAAAAAGCCTAAAGTAGGTAATCGGTAGCTATTTAGATGGTAAACCCAAAAAACCTACCCCTAAACAATTTGAAGAATTGGTTAAGGAAGCTGAGGCTAAAAGAACTGGAAATAATAAAATAGCAGCAGAATTAACTGAAAAATATTATAAACTATTAAAAGATAAAACATTACCAGAGAATCAGACACCTATTCAACAAAATTTTAGAAAAGAAGTTTTGACTGATATGATTAATTTTGCAATAGATTTAAATAATGATGAATTAGAAGATAAAAATGATATGGGAAGTGTTGCTATGATTACCATATTATTAAAATCTAATTTAGCTTTAAAAGATTTTGCAAATAAATTAGAATATGATTTGAAACAACTTCAAATGAGAGTTGGATTAATTGAAAGTTCCAATGTTAAGTAAAGAAGACATATTAAATTTGATAGTAGAAGAGAAGGAAGATTTTTCTAAATATAAACAATTATGCACAAAATTTCAAGTGAAGATAGATCCATTGGTGGAAGCGCGAGTGAATGGGAAACTGGAGATTTTGGACAAAATACGTCTTTTGATAGAGAAAGTATAAAAGAAACTTTTAATAAAGCTAATTCTGCAGAATTAATTGAAATTATATCTAAATATATAAATCTGTCTCCTGGACAGTTTAAAATAGTTTGTCCTTTTACAGATCATAAAGGGGGTAGAGAATCTACCCCCTCTTTTAATATCTATCCTGAAACTAATACTTTTTGGTGTTTTGGTTGTAAAGCAGGAAGAAAACCTGTAGATTTTGTTTCTAAAATTGAAGGTATATCTAAATATCAAGCAGCTTTAAAGATTATAGAATCATCAGAATATGATTTTGTTATTGATTATGATGATTCTCATAATGGAAAACTAAAGGAATTAATGGAATTTTCTGAATATTTAAATATTAAAAGTCAAATTTATGGAGTAGAATATATGGAAAAGTATTCTAAAATATTTGACGATTTAAATAAAAAATACGATCTAAATACAGAAGCAACGAAGGTTGCTATATCTAAAATCAAGGAGCTAATGTAAATGTCATTTTTAATATTGGGAGATGTACACTTAGGAAAAAGCCTACATTTAGGAAAAGTTACTCCTGGATCAAACTTAAACTCTAGATTAAATGATCAATTAAAGCTATTAGATTTTACTTTAGAAACTGCAATAGATCATCGGAATTCATAATATCATAATAACTCGGTGATATTTTTGAAGATACTAAACCAAGTTCAGAAATTATCACATATTTCATTTCATGGCTTAAACACTGTGAATCTTATCAAGTTAATGTTCATATCATAGCTGGAAATCATGAATTACTAAGAACCGAAAATATTTATATATCTCCCTTAGATATAGTAATTGAATCAGAATTATCTAACGTAAGCGTTTATAAAGATGTAGCTACAATATTTATTGAAAATATAGGAATTACTTTACTTCCATTTAGAGATAAAAAATCTTTATTTACTGAGAATTATCAAGAAGCTCTAGATAAAATTAAAAATATAATAGATTTTGAAAATGCAGGAATTCCAAATACTTATAAAAAGGTTTTAATAGGACATTTAGCTTTAAAAGGATCCCTATATATAGGAGATGAATTTAATGATTTAAACAATGAATTATTGGTTCCATTAGAATATTTTAAAGATTATCAATATACATGGATGGGACATGTTCATAAACCTCAAGTAATGCAAGAATCTCCATATATAGCCCATGTTGGCTCTATGGATATTTCTGGCTTTGGAGAAGTTTCAGATCAAAAAGAACTAATATTATTTGAAAATGATTCATTTTCAACAGTTTATTTACCTAATAGACAGTTTAGACATATAATATTACAAGTTCCAGAAGATACTGCAGATATCAATAAATATATAAAAGATTATCTTAAAGAAGCAGATCTAGATGGATGTATATTAAGATTAGAGATTAATACTAGTCAGTCTCATGATAAAGTTAATAGAAAAGAATTAGAGAAATATATAGATGAATTAAAAGTGTTTTATATTTCTAATTTAATAGAAAATAGAAAAAGCGTAACTTCTTTAGCCAAAATAAAAGATAATGTAGAGATTAAAAAAATAGATTATTCTTTGTCTATTAAAGAATCTATTAGTAAATATTCATTGTTAATTGAAGAGTCTAGTAGAGAAAAGTATTTAGAAATAGCAAATCTTGTATTACAAGAATTAATGGAAAACAAATGAAATTATTAAATTTATATATAAAGAACTTTTCATGTTATGATAATAGTTTTATAGATTTTACAATCTTTAATTCTGCAGTTATTATAGGTAAAGTAACAAATAATACATTTGTTTCAAATCGGTACAGGAAAGTCAAGCATATTTAATGCTATTGAATATTGCTTATTTAATGAATGTGATTATGCCTTAGATAAGATTATTAGAGATGATACCAATATGTGTACAGTAATATTGGATATTGAATGTGATAATGAAATTTATAGAATTAAAAGATCTAGAGCTAAGAAAGCTTCTAATTTAGATTTATTTAAATGTATAGATAAAGATTCTACGGATAGAAAATTAGATACAAATTCAGATAAAATATGGAAAAATATATCTGGAAGAAGATCTAGTGATACAGAGGTAGAAATTGCTAAAATAATTAAACTAAATTTTAATTCGTTTAGAAATACTGTACACTTTGTTCAGGGAGACTTTCGGAGGATTAGCTACTGCTACTGCATCTGATAGAAAGAAAATTTTAAAAAATGCTTTAAACGTCTCTATATACGCAAAACTTGAAGATCTAGCTAAGAAGAAAGCAGTTGAAATTAATAAGGCTATAATTAAAACAGAAACCGAATTAAGTTCGCTGTCTCATATTGAAGATTCTGAAATAGAAAATAATGAAAATATTATTAGTTTAACTAGTAGTCTTGAAACTAAAAATCTAATTATAAATGAATTAAAGTCTAAATTAAATAAAAATAAAGAAGAATTATTAGAATGTCAAGGAATAATTAAGACATTAGAAGGAAATATTAGTAGTGCTAGACAATCAATATTAAATATAAATTCTAAAATATCTGAAACAACTCTTAAAAAACAAGAATATTCTAATAAACATTCTGGATTATTAAAAGAAGCAAAAGTATTAGTTGCCCAAATAGATTCTAATAAATCAAGATTTGAAGAATTATCTAAATTAGATTTTAATAAAATTGAATTAAATTCAAAAGAAATAGAATTATTAAATGAATCATTAATAACAAATAATTCTAATTTACAAAGATTAATGATAGGCGCAGAAGAATGTAAGGTTCCTTTGCCAAAGGATAATTTTTGTAAACATTGTAGACAAGAGCTATTAGAAGAAGATAGAGCTAAACACCAATTAGAAATTGATTCTAGATTAAAAGAAATTAATAAAGAAATATTAGAAATTAAATCTAATATAACAGAAATTAATAACAAATTAAAAGAATATAAGAGTGAAAACTCTATATTAGAGTCTAGCAAAAGAGAATTTGGAATATTAGAAAGTAAAATTTCAAATGATAAAGATTTACTTGGAGATAAAAAATCTCATCATAAAGAGCTGACGCAGTTAATAGCGTCTATATCAGAAGATTTAGTTAAGCTAAATGAAGAATTAAACAATAATACTGCTTTACTTGATAAAGATGCATTAGATAAGATAGTTGAATATAAAAAACAATTATCAAATTTAATTCAAGAAGAAGGTATATTATTAGATAATCTTAAAAATAAAGAGAAAGATCATTTACAATCTGTAGGTTTATTAGCAGTTTGTGAAGAAAAAAAGAATAAATATATAAGATTAAAAGACAAGAAAAAGGAATTGGCTTTAGAATTAAGCAAATTAAATGCTGATTATAAAATTCATGAATTGGTAATAGAATCCTTTAGTGGTACAGGAATACCAAATGTAATTATACAAAATGTATTAGGCGGATTGCAAATAGAGGCAAATGAACTATTACAACAGTTAAAGCCAGGCTTACAATTAAGCTTTATAGTAGAAAAGACAATTAAGAAATCTGGAGAACAAGAGGATACTTTAGATATTAAATATACTATAAATGGTAGAGATAGAGATTATAGTCAATTATCTGGAGCTATGAAATTAGCTGTTAAGTTTAGTTTAAAGCTTGGACTATCTTTTTTAATACAAAAAATTACGCAAAGCAAATTAGAGTTTTTACTATTAGATGAGGTAGATCAGGCATTAGATAGATCAAGTTCTGATGCATTTATAGATATTATTAAATATTTTCATAATGATTTAACAATAATGGCGATTACTCATAACGATAGATTAAAGGATAAATTTAATAATATGATAGTTGTTGAGCAGGATAAAAATATGGTAAGTAATGTAAGTCAATGTTAACAGAACAAGAAGTTATAGAGTATTTAAAAGTATTTGATTGTCCTATTTGTAATAAAAGGTTACAAATTTTAGGAGATGATATTAATTTTAACATTTCAATGTATTGTATTGATCCAGAGCACCAGTTTACACTTGGATCAACAACAGCAGATAATGTTGTTTTAGGAAGTTTTGATATAATAATATCCTATGAAAAGGGTAAAGTAGTTGATTTGCATATATCATATATTACTGACGAAGAAATTGTATTTTTTGTTAGCAATCCCCCTTTTGGTTATAAGGATTTGTTTGAATATAAAGTTGAAAATTTCATAGAAGCATTAGATTATATTAAGAAAACAGATATTAAATTACTAATTAATAAGTTAAAGATATTTGAAAATGAATAAAGAACAATTTATAAAATATTTCAAGAAGCAACTATATTGTCCAATTTGTTCAACAAAATTAGATTTTAAATATGATTCTAGAATAGATTATATATCTGGAAGATGTATTGCTATAAAATATTATGATCATGATTCATATCATACTTATAATTATTATAGCACTTCTGATAAATATGGATTTCAAGTAAATGTTGCTTCAATTAAAGACCATTATCATATTATATGTAAATTTGATTGTGTTTTTGATAGTTATGATATTAAAGTTTTTACTAAAGAAGAAAAGGATAGAGAAAATAGTTCTTATTGGAATAATGGCACACGATATGTTGCAGTTCCATGCATTACAAAAACGATTTACGAGCCAAGAGAGTATTATGGCTTTTTATCAAAAATATTTAAAAAATTGAAAGTGTTTGAATGAAAAAAATAGCAATAATAGGAAAAGCAAGATCTGGTAAAAATACATTTGCAAACTTATTGCAAATGGAATTTAAGAACAAATATGTAGACTCTAATATCTATCAGTTTGCTTTTGCAAATCCTATTAAAAGGATTTTCTCATCATATTTTCCAGAAGCAGATAGTAAGTATCTGTTTGGACCATCTGAATTGCGTTCTAATATAATTCATCCAAAATATGTAAATGATAATAATATTCCAATTACTTATAGAGATGGAATCATTGCTATAGGAGAAATGGGAAGATCTTTGAATTCTAATTTCTGGATTAATAAATTAAATGAAGAATTTAATACAATTAACTTTCAATCATTACACAATTTGATTCTAATTACAGATGTACGTAGACAGAATGAATTTGACTATTGTAAATCAAATGGATATTATATGGTTAATATTTTGAGAGATTCTCAAACTTCTAATCATTCTACAGAAACGGATCAAGAAACGTTTAGACAACTATCTGATTTGGTTATAGATAATACTTTGCCAATATCTAATTTAGAGTTTCAGGCTGAAAGACTCATTAATGACTTATGATGATACAGTACAACTTGTAAAATCATTTTCTTCTGAATGTACAGAAGAATATATTTTGCATGAAATCAAAAAAATTATTGAAGAGGGAAGATTTAGTATTGTTTTGAGAAATTATAATATGTCAAAAAATATGTTTGCTAGTTTATATGATTATGCAAAAGAATATGATTATGTAAAAAGAGATATGCTGAGATACTCAAATGAGCATAATAAACAAATTATAAATGAATTTTATAATAAATATGAAATCTTTAACTAACATTTATACAATAATGTATACTAACATTTATACCATAATGCATCATAATATTTATTATTTAGTTCATAACTTTGAAATTTTTTCAGAACCTGTAAAAATTGATATTTGTAAAGCCTATATTACAAAACAGTATTTTACATTGATATTATCTTATTCAAATTTAACTAGAGAAATATTAATTTCATGTTTAGAGGATTTAAATAATTATGAAAATTATAATAAGAAAAATATGTTAAAATTCGCAAATGAAAATAATAAAAGCATAATCCTCGAAGTTTTTAATAAATTAGAGATTTTTAAATGAATTATAAAAAATATGATGAAGTAATGAAAAATTGCTCTATAGAAAATGAAGAAGATGAATTTATAATTATTGAAATCATGCGCAAAGCTATTGAAGAGGGAAATTTTCTTAATTTTATAGAAAAATATAAAATTAATAAGCGCTTGTTATCTGCATGTATGCCATATTTAAATGGGTCACACTATCATTATTATAGACAGTTGTTACTTGGATATGCAAATGAGCATAATAAGCTCATTATAAATGAGATTTATGACAAAATGGAAGTGTTTAAATGAAACACAAGTTCAAATGGCTAAAGTTAAATGGTGAAAAAATTAGAATTGATGCAGAAATTGCGCCATTAATTTCTAATTTATGGAAACTTGATATCAGTACTCATAATTGTTGTCAGGCGCATTGTGCGCCATCATGTAAGCATAAGTTCACTAATGATGGTAAAATATTAACAAAGCATTGTAATAACTATGTTTGGATAACTTTTACTTCAACTAAAGATTTTGAAAAGTTTTTAAATATTGTAGCTGTATATGAGAAAAATACAGAATATGATAGCATGTATTCAAATATAGATTTATGTTGTAATGCTTCTAGAAAATCTGGTCCAGGTGATCATTGGGAAGCAAAAGCATTTATGTATAATCTTGGTGTCCAGCTAGAGGTTATAAGAGCATTAATACCAGAAGAATGTAAAAAATATTATCCTAAAAATCAAAAAACAGAAAGCGTATTTAATGAAACTGGATGTAAAGAAAATAATTATGCAGTTTTAATGAATCTCTTTTTTCCAAGAAAACATTTAAAATATGTTGAAGAAAAAATAAATGAAGCTTTAAATAAATGACAGATATAGAAATTTTTTTAAAATATATAGACTTGATACAATTAGCTTATGAACCAAATCTATCAGAAGAGTTTATAGAAAAGTATATATTACCAAATCATCTTCAATATGATAAAGACCATAGAGTTAGTCCATGTTATTGTTTGGGGCAATTTATACAAAACCAAATATTTTCAGAAGAATTTATAGAAAAACATATTGAAGATTTTTTGCCAGGAATGTCTAGTATTTTTAGACATCAACAAATATCTTTTGACTTTATTAAAAAATATTTTAATGGCTGTAGAAATTATCCATTGGATAACTTATTAGAAAATAATAAGATTAAATTACCAATTGATTTTCTTCAAAGTAAATTAAATATAGATAATGATCATACTCTTATTAAAGTATTAGAAAAATATGATTTAACAGAAGACTTTATAAGATCCAATTTTTTAAAAATAAAAGATATTTATTTTTGTAATTATGGTATAGACCCTGATGATCATGAATATTTTATAATGACAAAATCAAATGCTAAAATATTTCAAGATCTTTTGGATAAAGATGCTGTTTTTAAATAATATCGCTAATCTAGTATCTATATGTGAATGAAGAGTCATTAAAAAAAGAATTTATACCTAAGTTTATAGAAAAAGGTGAAACCGAATTCTATAAGCTTTTAATAGCTTATTCTTTAAATAAAATGTCTCTTAAAGAATCTAAAAACTTTATTTCTCCAGAAATCGAATTATTAGATTATCATAATGCATTCATGTCGTTATATAGAAAAGAGGGCGATGATAACTTTTTAAAAATTGCTAAAGTTTTTCGTAAAGCTGCCCATAAAATTTATAGAGTTCTACTAAAAAACTCTATAATAAACAAAAGTAATAAATTTCTAAACCTGGTGGCTTAATTATGGCAGTTATCTCAATATCTCTTACTGAATCTCAAGATCAAGTTATAGTTGACATTCCAAGATCAGTTACTCTAGAAGCCAATATACCTTCTACCATATTCTATACTTTAGACGGTACAACTCCTACAATAACTTCATCTATCTATATAGACGAACTATTCTTACCAACTAATACTCGGTACTGTAATTCTTAAAGTTTTTGCTACAAATCGGAGTAGATTCCTCTTCTGTTATCACGTATGAATATGTAACATCTTATCTAGATAATACTAGATTGCCTAGAGCCTCTGTTGAAATTCCTACTCAACAAGCTCAAAATAACATTTTATATCCTTTTGGTGATCCACAATCTAATGTAAATATAGAGCCAATCTTTAATAATCCAGCTGATGCTACTATTCCTGTAGATGATACCTCATTATCAGATCAATATGCTTCTGGATATGACCAAAATGCTCAAGATGCTGGATTTACTAATAAACCTTATACTGTTGAAAATTATGAAATTAAATATTCTGTTAATCAGCAAGCAGATGCAGAAACTGGTCCAAGTATAGGAACTTTACCAGCTAGAGTTACTGTAGAACAGCCTACTCCAGCTCCTGAAGAATCTAATTATTTTGATCTGTTGTTTGATCCTAGAGCCTATGTTATATATCAGGATGCATCAAAGGAAAATCCCAATGACCCACCAGTTATTAACTCTCAATTTTTCTCTTTGATAAATGATAATACATATTCAGATGGTAATCAATATCTGAATTCAGGTTTAGATTCTCCAGGATTATCTGGTTCTTTTGTTAGAAGAGAATTTAATGCTAGAAATAATACTGTAACTTATTATTATTATGATAATAGAGCTGGTAAATGGATTATATCTACTTCTCCATATAATCAAGCTAATAATAAAGTTACTTCTATGTCAGTCTCAATTGCGCCTCCTAATAAACATAAAAGATTTGTTTATGAATGGATTCCATTCTTTAGGAGGCATTTAGGATGAAATTTTGGAAAATATCGTACAACCATTCAGATTAAGTGTTTCAAAAACTAAAACATTTTTAAGTTGCAAAAAGCAATACCATTTTAATTATGTTCTTAAATTTCCTACAAAAGAATTTACTTTTCATACACTAGGAAAATTAGTTCATAGAGTATTAGAATTATTTCATAATACTTATTTAGAAGGATCAACTTTACCTTTAAATGAAGTAATGACTAATAGTTGGAAGACTTCTTTATCAGAATTTCGGAGATAAAGTATCTAAAGAAATTAAAGAAGAAGCTAAAAAGATGATGATGGATTATCTTAGAATCGTAACTGCAGATAAGAAAAATAATCTTTCTGCTAATGTTTTGGGTTGTGAAAAGAATTTTAGCCTACAACTTTCAGAAAATGTAGTATTAAATCGGATGTATAGATAGAATTCAATTAGATCCTGATGGAGTTTTGCACATAGCAGACTATAAAACTTCTAAAAATATGAAGTATTTAAAGGATGATTGGTTTCAATTATTAACTTATGCCTTTGTAATGTTGCAAGATGATCCTAATTTGGAGAAAATTAGAGGCTCTTATGTAATGTTAAGACATGATTTTCAATATATTACTAAAGAATTTTATAAAGATGAAATATTAGAAGTTGGTAATAAATTTTTAAAATATGCAAATGAAATGCAATCTGAAGTAGATTTTAAACCTACAACAACTCCACTTTGTAATTATTGTTCATTCTTAGAACATTGTGATGAAGGTAAAATAAAAACAAATTATGTAATGAATAAAGTTACAGGCGAAGTTGATTGGTAAATGTTATATTAAGTTAAAAGGAAGAATATTATGGAAATCGAACTTAAAGAAGTAGAATATTGTAAATTAGATGTAAATTACTCAGCAACTCTAGAAGAAATTGAAAATAAAAGAAAAGAAGTACTAAAGGTCTTTAAAAACGCACCAATCCCTCGGATTTAGAAAAGGTAAAGCTACAGACTACGCTATTAAAAACCACTACAAATCTCAAATAGATGAATCATTAAAGCGTGCTCTAGCTGAAGAAGCATACCACAATACCATATTTGAAAATAACATTAAGCCTTTAGGAGTGCCACAATTCAAATCAATGGTACTAAATAAAGATATTTTTACTTGTTCTTTCTTTCTACATAAGAAGCCAGAGTTTGAATTAGCTTCATTAGAAGGTTTAACAATTCCAAAACCACATGAAAAGATTTCAATAGAAAATCTGACTGAACAATTAATTCAGGATTTAAGAATTAAACACGGAGAAATGGTTTCATATACTGAAGAATCATTTGTACAACAGGGAGATTCAGTAATTATTTCTTATGAAGGTTCAGTGGATGGCGTTAAACAAGATAATCTATCTGCTCAAGGAGATACATTAACAATTGGCTCTAGTACATTAACAGATTTTGATGTTAATTTATTAGGAATGAAAATTGGAGAAACAAGAACTTTTGATGTAAAGGCTCCAGATAATGCATTACCATCATTACATGGTAAGACAATTACATTTAAGGTAGAGATAATGGCAGGAAGTAAAATAGTTCCAATGCCATTGGATGATGCTTTTGCACAGAAATTAAATAAATCAACCTATCAAGAGTTAAGAGATTTTGTACATAGCAGTGCAACAAATAGAGTTGCATCAACAAATAGAATGGAATTAACAAATAATTTAAGTAATTTGTTAGTTTCATTGCATGATTTTAAAATTCCTGAGTGGTTAATTCTAACAGAAGTTAAGGTTTTAGTACAGAAAGCCAGAATTGATTATGATGGAATGCCAGATGAAGATAAGCAAGCTTATATGAAAATGGCAGAAAAGAATGTTAAATTGAGCTTTATTCTAGATAAGGTTAGAGATGAGTTTCCAGAAGCTCAATTGACAGAACAAGAAGTAATAGAGGTAATGAAAAGAGGATTTGGCAAAGATATAGATAATAAAGTATTTATGCAATTAGCACAAAATGGACAATTACAAGTTTTAGCATCTAGAATAAGAGACGAACATGCTTTGGATATTGTCATGAAAAAAGTTAAAATAGTAGAATAAGAAAGGTAATTATAATATGTCAGATACAGAATTTCCAGCAAAGTTTTTAAAGAAGTTACAAAAAGGTTCGCCTGAATTTACAGATTCAGCCAATTCAATGCAAACAGATGAACTTAAAGCATTAGTACTAAAATGTGAAAAGTCATTAGTTGAGATTGATAAAGCTAAAGACGAAGATCATAAGCTAAATGGAGCCAAAGAGATTGTTAAGGAGTATGGAAAGCCATATTCAGAGAGTAAGGCATTAGAGACAGCAAAGATTAAATATTGTATGTATGTCTTAGAATCTAGAGGCAATTGAATATAAGTAGAAATCAAGTTAAGACATGTTGTGGAGGAACTTCATTACTCATTAAAACTAATAAAACTTTAGATAAGGGGTTTATTAGTTTTATGAGTAATTTGGGTTTTGTTGAAGCAGAGCATTTTACAAAAGTAGGAATTATTTATGTAGAAAGTGATGATTTAATCTTGCAGGGACCAATGTTTAATGCAAGATTAACTGTAACATGTAAGATAAACAAAGATAGATGTTTACAAAGGTTAGATGAGATAGAAAAAGAATTATTAAAATACTGAGGTAAGTTATGGCTAAAGGCAAGATTAATGAAGTTAGAAAAAAGTTAGCCAAAATGCATGAAATGATATCAACTTCATATCATGAATGTTCTCATGTTTTATATGGGATTCTTTATTTTATTGAAATAACTAAAGTAGAATTAATCGAAGAGTCTAATGGTAGAATAAGTGGATTTACTCATTTTAATTCATTTGAACCAAAGGACTTTGATAATTTGGCATTATTAAAACAAATAGCAATAAATGATATTGGTTTAAGATATGCCGGATTAGCAGGAGAAAAAATATTCTTGAAGAAAATATCAGGATCTGATAATTTCCCCTTTGTATTGAAGGATGGATCTCGGAGAGGATATGTCAGAAGCTGCTAAGATTATAGACAAACATAATATAGTAGAATCTGGACAGGCTAGATATTTATTTAAGAAAAAAATATTTTCTAATGTAACTAAGGAATTAGATGTACATTGGGAAGATATTACTTTATTAAGCCATTTATTATATAAGAAAAAGTCTTTAGAATATAAAGATATTAAAAATTGCTTAATAAAGAAGTCCAAGGATAAAAAGTTTTGGAAAGAAAAATTTAGAATAATAGAAGTAATTTATAAAGATAATGGAATTGATTATAATACATTAAGAGATTTAATATTAAAATGAAATTAGATTCACGAATACAAGATAATGAAAAGGTATTATTTTTTTATTCTATTAAAGACAATTGCTACAAATTATATAATAGTTATACTGATTTCACTGCTATTTGGAGCAATATAAATGGTCCAGCCGTTATTTGTGCAAGTGGACAGTTAGAATATTGGTTTAATGATAAATTTTTAGGTTTAAATTTAACTAAAAAAGAATTTAATATTAAAATGAAAGAGCTTGTATTTAAATGAAATTAGATCCAAGAATAAAATATGATTCATGTATGTATAAGATTTTACTATGTTCAACAATAGAAAGTCCAGATCATTATTTTTATGAAAATTTTACGATTTCACTATTTAATAATTTAAGCGGACCAGCAATAATAACAACAGATGGTACTTTAGAATATTGGATTAATGGTATTTGCGTTGGATATAATTTATCTAATAAAGAATTTAATAATAAACTAAAAGAGCTTGTATTTAAATGAAATGTGATTATTTAAAAAAACTAAAATTAGATAAAAAATTACAATGTAGTATTTATAATAATAAACATACTATTGCCTGTTTCTTGTATCCAATGATAAATGATAAAAGAAACATAGACTCACATAATAAACTTTTAAATAGTTTAAATAAGATTTTTATCAATTCTAATTATTCTGTAGAAATTATAAATGATAGGTCTTATGAAGGAGCTCATAATTATAAAGCATTTGTTAATGATAATGATTCATTACATGAATTTGTTTTTTACTTTTTTAATGGTATTGATGAAATAATTTCTTTGAAAAAACAATTTACAACATCTTTACCATTATTGACAGAAAAATTCAATAAAGCATATATAGAATATATTGAAAATGCAGAAGAATTTAATGTTCTTTCTGAAGAATATCTAGAAGAAATGCATAATATATTAAAAATTAAAAATAAACAAAGAGTTTTTAAATAATGGATATTAGCAGCATTATACGAGATATTGGTAAGAAGTTAGATATTGATTGTGCGTATCATATTCCATATATTCTTATTTTTAAAGATCTTTACGAGCCATCGATTGAAAATCAAAATAATTATATTAAATATATTTCAAATCTATTTGGAATACAAATAAAAGATATTATCATAATAAAAAATCAAAATTATATTTTTGATATTAAATTTGATGCGAGATTATGCGATTTTTCATATATATATAAGATAATAATTTTTAGTTAAATACGATAGTAAATATCCTCTTTTAGAGGTATTTATCAACAACTCACTTAACAAAGTTCATAACAAGATTAAATAAAATTTAATGCAGTCCACTAGATGGTTATTGTTATGAAATCAGTTAATACAAGGAATCAATATGTTCATATCATTACATAATCACACCCAATATTCAATTCTAGATGCGCTTGCCACTCCTTCAGACCTAATTAAAAGAGCTAAAGAACTAAATCAACATTCTATAGCCATTACTGATCATGGATCTATTGCATCTGCTGCTGAAGCTTATAAAGCAGCAAAAGCAAATAACATTAAACTTATTATAGGTGTAGAGGCTTATATTAAATTAAATATACAAGATCCTCAAGAAAAATTCAGACATATTATCCTATTGGCAAAATCTGCCATAGGATATAAAAACCTTCTTACTATAAATAAACTAGGTTTTGATGCCTATAAAAATACAGGCAAAAAAGCTTACTCTGTTATTGATTTTGATATTCTATCTAATCATTCAGAAGGATTAATTTGTTTGACTTCATGTAGCAATGGTATTATTGCCCAAAGCTTTATGAATAAAAATCCTAAACAAGCAGAAGAATTGGCTTTAAAACTTAAATCTATATTTAATGAAAACTTAGGCTTAGAAGTTCAAGCTAATAACTTAAAAAGATTTAAAACTGCTTTTAATGAAGAAATAGATCAAAACTTTGTTAATAGACAAATTATTAATTTATCCAAAAAACTAAATATAAAAGTTGTACCTACATGTAATACACATTATCTATTAAAAGAAGATCATGAAGCTCATGATGTTTTACTAGCTATTGGTTGCCATCAAGATATTTATTCTAGTTTTAGACTTAAATACTCAGTTCCAGATTTCTATTTAAAAAATACTGAAGAAGTTACTTCTTTCTTTTCTAGAAATTATGGAGAAGATTATGCTAAAGAAATTGTAGAAAATACTGAATATTTTGCTTCCTTATGTGAAGAACCAAAATGGATTGATTTACAATACTCTAATCCATCTGGTAAAGAACTTCCAGCATTTCCTGTACAAAATCAAAAAGATTATCAAGAGTATTTAGCTTGGCTATCTACTCAATCAGAAGAGATTAAGTCTCAAGCTCCAGATAGTTCTTATTTATATTTTACTACTTTAAATAATTTTGAATCTTATTTAAATTTAAATAAAATAAATATTCTTAAAAAGCAAGAATATTTGGATAGAATCAATCAAGAATGGGGAGTTTTTAATTATCTTGGTTTAAATTCTTATATGTTATTAGTTGCAGACTTTCTTAATTATGCAAGAGAGAATTCAATTCCAGTAGGACCAGGAAGAGGTTCTGTAGGAGGATCTTTAATAGCTTATCTATTAAATATTCACATGGCAGACTCTATCAAATATGGTTTAGTATTTGAAAGATTTCATAATAAACTTAAAAAAGGAATGTCAGATATTGACTGTGATATTGCAAAATCAGGAAGAGAAAAAGTAATAGATTATGTAAGGGCAAAATATGGCGACGATTGTGTTGCTCATGTTTCTAATATTAATACTATAACTCCTAAAGTTTATTCTAGAGATATTTCTAGAGCTTGTCAATTAGGTGGAACAAAAGATACAGCAGTAGATATTGGTAATAAAGTTGCAGATTCTGTTCCTACAGAAATTTCTTCAATTAATTCTGCTTTAACAAATTCTGCTTTATTTATTGAGTATTCTAAAAAATATCCAGAATTAGAAAAATATAAACAAATTGATGGATGTTATAGAGCCTTTTCCACTCATGCAGCAGGAGTTATTGTTAATTCTAGACCATTAACTGGCTTAGTTCCTTTAAGAAGAGATAAAGAAGGTATTTTAGCTTTAGAATATGATAAAGATATAGCTGAAGAAGCTGGTCTAGTTAAGATTGACTTTCTAGGATTATCTACATTAGATATTATAGAAAAAACAAATGAATTAATTTTAAAATCAGGAAAACAGCTTCCAGTAATAGATTATGAAGCTTATGATCAAAAAACTTATGATTTAATTAGTTCTGGTAATACATTTGGAATATTTCAGTTTGGAACTTCATTAGGAACAATTGATCTTTGTAAAAAGATTCAGCCAAAATCTATTGAAGATTTGAGCATTATTACTACAGTAGCTAGACCCGCCAGTAAAGATTTTAGAGATGATTTTATTAAAACTAGAGATGGTAAAAGAGGAGTATTGTTATTTCATCCAAGTTTAGGTAGAGCATTTGCAAATACTTTTGGATTTCCATTGTATGATGAAAGTTTATTGATTTTAGCTAAAGATGTAGCTGGTTGGGATTTAGATGAAGCAGATAAGCTAAGAAAATTAACAAAAGAAAAGGGTAAGAACCCAGAAAAGGTTAAGAAATGGAAAGAAGAGTTTATTGAAGGATCTGTAAAGAATGGATTAAAAGAAGAAGTGGCTGGAAATATATGGACAAAGATTGTAGAACCATTTGGTAAATATTCTTTTAATAAGTCACATGCCGTTCTATATTCTATGATTTCTTTTCATACAGCTTACTTAAAGGCTCATTTCCCAGTAGAATTTCTATTAGCTAACTTAATGTTCGAAATAGGGTCTGCTGCTCCAAATGCTCCAGAAAATATTCAACAAATTAAGAAAGAGTTAAGAGGTATAGGAGTTAAGATATTGTCTCCTGATTTGAATAAGTCTAAATTACATTATGAATTAGATGGAGAGTCATTATTAACAGGATTGAATGGAATTAAGTTTGTAGGAGATGATGCAATTGAGGATATTTTAAATAAAAGACCATTTAAGAGTTTCTTTGATTTTATGGTTAGAGTAGATTCTGGACCAGTAAGATCAAATGCTATACAGGCATTAGTAGCTTCAGGAGCATTAGATTCATTTGGTTTAAGTAGAAAATCAATGTTTTTATATTGCTCTGATTATAGAAAGAAGCTTCAAGTATGGCTAAAGAAGAACGACCCTGAAAAGGCAACATTTAATTATCCATTTCCTGAAGAACCAGACTGGACATTAAGCGAAAAATATGCCTTAGAACATAAATATATGGGAGAGGCTTTTATTTGTAAACCATTTCAAGCTTATAATACATTTTTTAAAGATAAACATTTATCTTTGGATAAAGTAGCAAAAGCTGATGATAAAACTAAATTAGAGCCATTTAGAGCAATAATTATAGATTTTGCTGAATTAACAATTAAGAAAGAGGGCAAATACTTTGGACATAAGATGTTGAAAGTATTATTGGAAGATATGCATGGAAATCATTGTCATGGGACATTATTTCCAAATGATTATGCCAATTTATTAACAAAGTTTCAAACATTAAAGATGAATTTGGATAAAGGAGTTGCTTTATGTTTTTCTGGAACAACAAATTTTTATAATGGAGAAAAGAGTTTAATTATAAATAATATCTATGGAATTAGCAATATTCCACAAGAGCCTAAGGATTTAAAGCATAAGAAGGTGTATTTAAAAGATATGAAAAATAAGACATTGAATTTATTTGAGTCAGTTGAAGATGCATTGATATATAATGGACTAGTTGAGGTAGATGATGAGTAAAAATCAAGCAGATTATTCAGTAAATACAATAAAAACCATAAATCGGTGATAGGTATGTTGTTTGGAATACGGTTAGCACCACTAATACAGCATATAATGGCTATTCAATAGAATATGCAACACCAACCTATGCTAGTGATTATATAAATATCGGTCCAATAGGACCATCAAGCACTTCAGCTCAATCAACATATACTCCAATAGAATTTCCATATCCTTATCAACAAATAAATGATGAGGAAGGAAATAAAATGAAATTGTATGATGATGCAATGACAGAAATAGAGAGATTAATGTCTGATGAAAAAATAAATAAGTCAGCTATTAAGAAGATTATTGAAAAATATAAGGGTGATGTAGTTAAGCTACAGATATTCAAAAAATGAATATAGAAGAGTTAAATGCACTTAAAGAGTATTTATTAAAAATACAAAGAGAATCATTTAATTGGGTAATTACTCAAGAATTTTCTTCTAGTATACAAAATGCAATACTAGCAATAGATCAGAAAATTTTAACTCTTAAATATACTCCAGATCTGTCAAAAGAAGAATGGGATGCTTTAAATCACAAATTTAATAAATTAATGATATTTTCTAATGGAGATTTGGAACCGGAATTTATAGAGTTTGATTTATCTAAATTAGAGAATAAAGTAAAAGAATTAAACGAAAAAAATATTAAAGATGCAGATAAGATTGCTATTTTTAGCAATGGAGAATCTAAAAAAGTAGGAAGATTTAAGAGGTTAATATGACTGAAGCAGATATATATATTAAAACAGTAGATTTATTTGGAAGAATTGTAGCACAATTACATATAATAAAATCAACCAATAATTTATTACTTGATAAATTAATATCAGAAATGAATATTACATTAGATTCAATAAGGCTTGATAATGGTGATTCTAAATATAAATTTGATAATTTGTCAGAAGAGAAGCAAATAGAACTAGATAAACAAGTTGCTGAATTTAAAGATAAAAATCCAGAAGATGCCTTTTTACCTTCAGATAAAAGTCTAGAAGACTATTTAGCAGAAATAAAAGATAAAGTTAAAAATATAAATGAAAATTTAAGAGGTTAATATGAAAGACACAATAGAATCAGTAAAAATCATATCAGTATTATTGAATAATTTTATTGATGAAAGATAAAAAGAAATTAATATTAACAATGATTCGCAAAAGTTAATGATATATAGTCTAAGAGGAATTTAAAAATGAAATGTATATCATGTGAAGTTGAAGTTGATCCAAAATGGAAACATTCTATAGAAACTAATGTTTGTCCAACTTGTGGTCAAAATATCATGGATCCTAGACTTCAAGAGCTTCTTTCAGCTTTATCTCGGTTTATTTGAAGAGCTACAAGAATATCCAGAACAGCTTAAAGATTGGCTATTTAGTAATTATAACTATGTTATTGCTGGAACTAAACCAAAACCTAATGCAAACTTTACTCCAACAGCTTCAGAAGAAACTAAATTAAATCCTATATTTGAAAAACATGGGATTAAAATAGGTAAAATGCCTTCAAAAGAAGATAAGTTAAAAAACATAGCTGAAGCAATAGCTAATGATGAAGATCCAGAAGTAGAAATGACAGAAGAAGAGTTAAATGAAAAAATAATTCATGATCTAAAAACTTCAAAAGAAATATACAGTCAAGGAAATGATGAAGATCCAGAATTAAATAGCCTTCAAAAGATGATGATGGGAATTAAAAAACCACAACATAATAATTCAAATGATAAAGATTTACAATATCTTAGAGATCTAGAAGCTAAAGCTAATAGAGGTAAAGAAGCTATTATGGGTGGTGGATCTGCAGGATTTAGAAGATGATTAGAATAGTAGACAATAAGAAAGTCGAAATGACTAATGATGAATATGCCTTATATGAAAAAATAGTTAGAGCTTATACTAGCGAGACTAATAAAGGTGAAGATTTCTTTTATGATCTATTTGAGTCTGATGATAATGGAATTATAGTATTTTTAAAACCACCTAGTACAAGAAGGACTAGTTTTGAGATCTTCATGTTTTTAATGGCTATTCAACAGCAACAATATTTAAGAGAATTAAAAAAAGAACAAGATAGGCAATTAGCTATATTAAGACAAGAAGTTTTATCCTTAAAATCAAAAGGCTAATCTAATGTTAGATCGTTTTTATGTTGTTACTGACTTAATGATAGATTTTTGTTCTAAATTCCCTGATTATAATATTCGGTAATATTTCTGTGGATGATGACAATCTCATCACCTTTGAATTAATTTCATATAAAAATAAAAACATTAAAGAAGTAATAAATTACTTTAAATTTTGGTTAGATACTGAATTTATTGAAACTTATTATGAATCAAATGAGTTACAAACTGAACATTTTTTTTCTAGTAAGAACTTTAAGATAGATTATTATAAGTTTATTTTAAAGATTGAGAATTTTAAATTAGATAGATTAATTAAGAAATCAATATTTGAATGAACAATGAATATAATATATTACGCAATTTGATTATTAATCAATTCCCACATATTAAATTAATATCTTTCAAAAAGATTGATTCTGGAATTTTGATCAGATCAGATATTTATCGTAATTTCAACAAAGATGAATATTTAAATTTTCTCATAGAATTTTTAAAAATTTCAAAATTTAAAAGAATTGGTGAGAATAATCATATAAATAGTATAATTGATTTTGATATTTCTATTAAAGATGGTGATTATAGTTTAGATAATTTATATAAAATAATGGTGTTTAAATGAAAAAAGATTTAAATAAACAATTATCTGACAAAATTATAGATCTTATATTTGAAAAGTGTGACCAAGCAAGTGTCATTACTGCATATATAAATAGTATTTATAGCTATATTATAGTTGACATTCGGATTTAATATGAACTCTTCAAAACAACAAATACAGGAATGTATTGATTATGTTATTGATATTACTAGTGCAAATGAAATAAAAGTAACAGAAGGTATGTTTAAAGATTTTACTTTAAAATTAACTGAATATAATTTAGCATCAAATCATCATTTAATGAGAGTCATGAAGGAAGTGGTTTTTGAATAAACTTATTGAAGATATTATTGAAGAAACATTAAGCAATAGGCTGCAAATTCAATTTTCAGTTTATATTTACGCTAATTTTATAAAAATATTTCCAAATGATGAAATATCCAAAGATTGTTTTGAAGAGTTGTTAATTTTAATTGAAGAATTATTTAAAACAAATAATAAGAGTTATGAAATATTAAATGACAGTTATAGATATCAATATATTCAAATTTATGATTATGATCTTTCTTATTTTAAAAAATTGATTGTTTTTGCGTAAAATTAATAAAACTCGATTCAGATATATGCTTGTATGAGGAATAAACTATGACAAAACTAGGTGACTTAATTCGGAAATAAATTAGAAGAAGAATTTGCAGAATTTGATCTTACAGAAATCCAAGATACTCTTGCTTCTTTAAAAAATGTAGACCCTATAGATATCGCCCATGCTGAGATGCTTCAACAAAAAGCATTATATTGTGCAGATTTAACAATTGAATTTTTAGGAAAAATTGTTAAAACTGTATCTTATTTAGAATCTAAAATATCTACAGCTAGAAATGCTGCTGCTAGAGACTTTAAGACTACAGATGGTAGTAAAGTAACTGCTGACATGCGTAGGTGGGCTGCTGATAACTCTCCTGAAGCAGAATCATTAAATGTAGCCTTAGGCAAGGCAAAGGCTTCTAAACTTGTTTTAGAGAAGAAATTCGATATTTTGATTAAACAACATCATTTGTATAAGGATGTTGCTGCTGGATTAAGAAAAACAATTTTAGGATATACTCCTATTGATAAAGTAGTTGTGGAAGGTTGGGAATAAAATTTGGATAAAGAAATAGTAAAGATTAAAAATAAATTATTAACAAAATATCAAAATAAGCTAGCAAAAATTAATTTACAAGAAAAACAACTAAAAATTGAAAAAATTAAATTAGATAAATTATTAAAAGATGCTAAACTTGCTTGTAAAAACAATGACCTTTTAAAAAGGTCAACATATTCATATGAGCTTAACTGGACATATAAGTATTTTTTGCATAAAATTGAAGACAAAAAATATCATAATAAATATAAAAATGATTTAAAGCTTATTATTAAAACATTAAAAACAACAAAAGATGAAAATGTAATAAATGCATTATCAGAATCTAGTAAGTTAAATATTAACATAAATGAATTTTGGTGTAAAAAAAATTCATTCAAAGCCTTTAAATATTTTCCAATTAACTATAAAATAAATAAAGACTCTGATGAACAATATGGATATTTTTATTCTACAATCTCAAATGGATTAACAATTAAATATGCAACATGCTTTGATGGGCTTTATTATTTATTAAATGATAAAGATTCTAAACAAATATTCAAAATGATGCCAAAACATAAACAAAAAGACATAATACTTAAATTATTAAAAATAGATACAACAAATCTAAAATCTTGCATTAAACATCTTTCTTATGATAAGGATTTGGCAAATATAGTTGCTAAATATATGGTTTTTTCAAATGACTGACGACAAATTAAGAAAATCTCTTACAAATAGATATCTTAAGCTTTATAATCGGAAGAGTTCTCAAATTAAAAGAATATGAACAAAAATTAAAAGATTATAATGCAGCAAATACCTTAACTCAAAAACATTTGCCTTCTATTAATAAGTTAATAAAAGATAAAAAATTATTATTAATAATATCTCCAAAACATAAAAAACATTATGTCTCAAATTTACAATATACTATTAGTAGTATAAATAAAGATATTGCTAATTTAAGCTACTTTTTGAAACAAATACCAAATTGCTCATTATCTGAACTCAATAATATGAGCTCAATTTTGGATAATAAATTTTTATTTTTTAAAACTATAGTAGGATACCATTATAATAATAATTTTACTGATGTCAAATTAAAAATTGTAACACCTGATTATGACTGCATTTTACTTAAGGCATATATTAAAATTGGAAAAAGATGTTTTAATTTTTATGATAATTATATTCCTAAAAAAGAAATATTATATTATTTGATAAATCATGATAGATTTGATTTATTATCAGGCAAAGAGCAGTCAAAATTAATATTGAAATGTTTTTGCGTTTCAAAAGATCAATATGATAAAGAAAATTTGCTTAAAGATCTAAAGTCACAAGAAGCAAAAGATACCTTATCAAAAATACTAGTACTAGGATAAATAAATGGATATAAATAAACAAAAATTAAGATTAATTAAAAGATTTAATACTATAAAAATCAATCTAAATAAAGATCTACATAAATCTTCTCAAAAAGAAAATCAATTTAATAAAGATCAAATTAAAGCAAATGCAAATATTCAAGAATTGCAAAAATTTATAAAAGATAAAAACCTATCCAAACATCTTTATCCTATAAAAGTAAGAAACGTACATTATAAAGGTATCGCATTAAAAGATAAAAGAATAAATATAAATAAAAAGCTAGCTAAAGTAGATGATATAATTTCTTATATCAATACTGCTACAGATCAAAATGATTTAACTGTATTAAATCATCTTATTGATGATAATTATATTTTTGCTCCTACTTATTATCCTAAATCATTTTCTAAATGTAAAATATTTGATGATAAGTTAAATATTGACTTTATACCTGATGATTTATATCTAAAATTAGCAGTAAAAATAGGAGATATCTATTTTCAAATTAAAGAAATATATTACCCAGTTAATTATGGTTATAGTTATAATATTTTATATGATATATTAATTGATGATAAGAAACATGGTAGCACTAATTACTACTCTTCTGAAACAAGAGAAATGTTTTATAAATTATCAGAAGATGCTCAAATAAATATAATTCTTGCTATTTTAACAAGAATTAATCAAAAAAATTCACAACTTGATAATATTTTATTAAAATTAGATCCTAATACTAAAATTTATAACACTATTGCAAAATTTCAGGTATTTAAATGAAAACTTCACAATTTAAAGAACAGCTTATTTCAAGTATTAATAAACAGATTGATACAGCGACTGCAAAATGTCACAAAGATAAAGAAGATTTGGTAATATTAAAGAAATTAGAAATAGAAACTAAAGCTCTTTTTAATAAAATTAAACAAACAGTTAGTAAAAGTAAAATAAAAGACAGAGTAAACTTATCTTTTTATGAATTTTCTGAGCCTACTAGAGATATACATTATATACAACATGATTTGAATTTTTCAAGGTCACTTAAATCAAATATGAAAAGAATCTTAAAAGCAGTTAAATCAACAAATAATAGAAATGATTTGAATATATTGTCAGAAGTTTGTAAAGGAAATTTTTCTGAAGATGAATGTTGTTTTATTAAATTAAAATATCTTAAAAATATTCCAGTTTTATTTAATTCAAAATTAAATACAGCCTATATATCTATTAATGGACATGATATTCAAATATCAGAGTATAAAATATATGATTGCGCTTTATTAGATTTAGACAAATATACAATTGAAGTGCTTACAAAATTACCATATGAATTTCAAGTAAATTATTTAGCTGAAAATTTAAAAATTACTTCCTTATCCAATAAGCGGCTTAAAAATTTTAAAGATATGCTTCCAAAAGATGCCAAAATTCACGATTTTTTAAATAAATTAACCACGTTTTCTTAATTTTTAAAAATAAACCAGAGCCCCTGACGTTATATATACTTGTGACGGGTTACTTCATTAAAAGGAAAATATAATGTCAAATAAATTAGAAGCGTTTTTTAAACAATATGCAGATGCAGAAGAACAATTAGACTTCAAAATGGCTCATGAAACTATAGGAGAAAAATTTCCAGTTATTCTTTCAGGCTCACTATCTCTAGATAATGCCCTATCTTCAGGAGGATTACCAAAAGGTAGAATAATTCAATATTACGGCGCTCCAGGCTCTCGGTAAATCATTAATGTCTATGCTTGCTATTAGAGAAGCTCAATTACTAGACCCTACTGCTCAACAAATGTTCATAGACTCAGAAGGTACTTTCTCTTCAACTTGGGCTGAAATACTTGGTTTAGATACTTCTAAAATTATTATAGTAGAAGGTGATACTGCTGTAAATGGTAGAAAGTGTTTTGAAATGCTTCTAGGTGTTCCTAAAGAAGATAAAAAACATTTATTAGCTGGTAAATCAAAAGAAGGTTTATTAGATAAAATCATTAATAAAGAATTCAATATTAATATGGTTGTTCTAGATTCTTTAGGATCTATTATTCCTCCAGGTGAAGATACTTCTGCTGTAGGTAAAATGAATATTTCTCTATTAGCTAGATTCCTTACTACTACATTCCGTAAGCTTTCATTAGAAGTTAATAAGGCACAAATTCCTTTTATAGTAATAAATCACAAAAAGGCTAATATGGATCCTTATGGTGTAGACCATACTTTCTCTGGTGGAAATACTTATGCTCACTTTTTATCAGCAAACATCTATTTTGAAGTTGTTAATAGGGCAGATGCTCAAGTATTAAATGAAAAGGATCAAAAAATTGGTCATACTATGAGGGCTACTATTGAGAAATCAAAATTTGGTCCATATCCAAGAAAATGTGAATTTAAAGTAGATTTTGGTGTTGGTATTATTGATAAGCATATTGAAATTGCTAATTTAGCATTAGATTATGAAGTTGTTACTAAGCCATCTACTATGTCTTATGAATATAAAGATCAAAAATGGGTAGGAGCAGCTAAATTTCAAGATGCTATTGCCAATTCAGAAGAATTAGCTAATGAATTAATTCAAAAGATTTCAGAAGCTAGAGATGCTAAGTTAGAGCAAAAACGTCTAGACCAAAAGGCTAGAACTAAGAAATTAGAAGTTGTTTCTGATATTATGCAAGAAGAAGTCGAAGAAACTAAAAAGAAAGCTAAAACAAATGTCAAATGAAATAATTGTAAATCAAGTTAATCTCACAAATCAATCAAATAAAGCATTCAAAGCTCCTTATTTACTTGTTGTTCAAATTAAAAAAGGATTTAAGAATTTTATTTCATTAGAAAAGCCTGAATTTTTTCATCAGCATATTTCCACAAAAGGCTTCTTTGTCGATAAAACCGAAGAAGAAATAATTGCTGGGTACGCCGACATATTAAATTCAGTTTCGAGCACGGTATATACTGAGATGAGCTTCCCGCTCACCAAGGTAGAATATGTAAAAAATCTAGTTTATAAAGCAAAATAAACCAATATTTTGATATATAAATGATGCCAGAAATGGCAGTTAAATAAGTAACGATAGTTAGGTTAAATTATGTGCAAAGCACAGTTAATAACAAAGGAAAATCAATATGACAACATTTGGACAAGTAGAATGGGAATCTGAAGTTTATAATCAGAAAAAAGATGGTGGCTCTGATATTTATCTTAAATTAGGAGAGCGGTAGCAACGAATTAAGAATTGTTACTAAACCACAACAATATCTAGTTCACAAATATAAGAAAGAGCCAAATAATCCAAAAGATTTTGGTCAAAAAATCAAATGCTCTGCAATTCATGGAACTTGTATTCTATGCAATTCACGGTGATAAACCAAAACCTCGTTGGTTTATTGGAGTAATCACTAGAAAAGATCAATCTTATAAGATTCTAGACGTTGGATATGCAGTTTATCAATCTATTAGAAAGTTAGCCACTAATCCACGTTGGGGCGACCCTTCAAAATATGATATAGACATTTTTGTTGATAAGAAAGGTGGTGCTACTGGTTACTATACTGTACAACCAGTTGCTAAAGAGCCTCTTTCAGCAGAGAATCAAAGAACTGTAGATAATATAGATATGGATCAATTAGCTAAAATGGTAGCTCCATTGACTCCAGATCAAGTTAAAGCAAGAATTGACAAAATTGGTGGTCCACTTTCACAAGTAGCTCAAGGAGGTGACAAACCTGCTACAACCAAACCCCAAACTGTTAACATGGCTGATGAAGATGCAGATGATGATGTCTTCCCAGATGCTAACTAAATTCTACATTAACTAATTAAAAAGGGAATAGGATTAATCCTATTCCCTTTTTTTATGTCTTTTTTCTCTTAAATCCTATTATTCGGTTATATTTCCTTATATGATCGTTTTAGGCTTTGATATATCTTCCACTACTACCGCTTATTCTGTTTATGAAATTGATAACAAAACAATAACTCTTAAATCTACTAATTATATTAAACCTATTAAAACTCGGCAACATTATATCTAGACTTTTAGCCTTTGAAGCCCAAATTGATATCATTCTAAAAACTCATAAACCAGATTCTATTGCTATTGAAGATATCATTAAGTTTATGAAAGGTAAAAGTTCTGCTAATACTATCATTACTCAAGCTGTTTTTAATAGAGCGGTTTGTTTAGCCTCTGCTAAGTACCTGAATTCATTACCTATTTTATATAATGTTCTTTCTATTAGACATGGTTTAAAGCAAAATAAGGTATTTCCTAAAAAAGATGAAATGCCAAAATTAATAGAGGCGCATTTGAATATTCAGTTTCCTTATATTTACAACAAAAAGCAAAAAATTAAAGAAGAGTCATATGATATGGCAGACGCTTGTGCCGTGGGACTTTTTCATTGCTATAAATTAACTCGGAAAAAAATGAACAATAAAACTGCCTTTGAAACTCTTGGAATTCCTGAAAATTCATCTTTAGAAGACGCTAAAAAAGCTTATAAAAGACTAACAAAGGAATGGCACCCTGACGTATCCAAGCATCCCAATGCTGAGGAACAATTTAAGAAAATTAACGAGGCTTATTCAAAAATTCAAAACCCAGATCCTGAACCCAAATATCAGCCTTTTCATCAAAATCCTTTTCATGGATTTAATATAAACTTTAATGATTTCTTTATAAATGATTTCTCTCATAATAAAGTAAATCCTAAACCAAATATTACCATATCTCATCATCTATCATTTAAAGAATCTATATTTGGAACTGCAATTCCTTTAAAAATCAATAAAACTATAAAATGTCAAACTTGTAATCGGACAAGGTTCTAAACCTGTTAAAAACAACTGTACTAAATGTGATGGGTTCTCTAGAATAGTCAAACAGGTAAGAAATGCATACCATCATATGCAATGTCAAGACTGTAAACCACAGTTTGAAAAGTGTAATTTATGTAATGATGGTGAATTACAACAAGATATAGCCTTTACAGTCAATATCCCAGGCGGTATACAAAATAATAATACCTTAAGACTAGCTGGTGCAGGTCATTATGTTGGTCAAATTTTTAATCAAGATAAATATTCAGATATTCTAATCAATATTACTGTTGAACCTAATTCTTATTACTCTATTAGAGGTCAAGATTTGGTTACTACTTTAGATATCACTCTTTTAGAGGCTTTAACACGGATGTACTAAAAAAGTCGATACTTTGGATGGTAGTAACGATATACAGGTTAAAAATAACAGCAAAAATCAAGACGTTTTAGTACTTAATAATCTAGGTATTAATAGAACTGGCAACCAATTAGTCTATTTAAATGTTATCTATCCTGATAATATTAATGGATTAATCAATTATTTAAAGGAATTCAATGTATAACATTAACTGTAGCAAATGTAAAAAAATGCAAAACCCTTATTTGGACCTATATTCAGATAAAGTCTGTTGCGAATTGTGTGATGCTGAATTAAATGTTACTAATATCATTAAACAACAATTAAAAGCAGCTAAAAGAACTAAATCAGATAAGCCAAAACAGTCTTTTAGTTTTACTTGTCCTGTCTGTAAGTTTCAAGACCGTCCTTTAGTTAAGGATAAAAATCTATATTGTAAAAAATGTAAAGCTGATTTAAAGATATCTGATCCTTTTAAGAATCTATTCTTTAATTCCATTGGGAAAGCTGATTCTGATGTTGACTAAAATTGCTAATTCTTGTCATTACTACCTAAATAACTTAGCTGATGCTATACCTACTAAAAATTATATAAACTCTCGTTTATCTGAATCTTTTCAAAAACAGTATAACATCGGTTATTTTCCTAATATAAATTATCTTATTTCTGAATATTCAGAAACTCCCTTATTAACAAATAAGCTATTTTATAAAAAATCAATAAACAATACATATTCATCAAATGATACATTAGTTAGTTTCTTTGAGAATTATCCTTTAATTATTCCTTATAAAAATCTATATGGAGAAACTATTGCTTTAGTTGGCAGGACTTTATTATCTGAGCCTAATAGAAAAGAATTGGGTATACCTAAATATAAGAATACTATATTTAAAAAGGGACAACACCTATTTGGCTTATATGAGGCTAAGGAATCAATTATATCTAATAACTCCTGTTATGTAGTAGAAGGTCAATTTGACGTTATTAGATGCCATGAAAAAGGTATTATGAATGTAGTAGCTTTGGGCAATTCTAATATGACAGCTTATCAGTTAAGTTTATTATTGAGATATACTAGAAATATAAGTTTAATATTAGATAATGATGAAGCTGGTATTAAGGGAAGACAATTATGTGAGAATAAGTATGGTAAATATTTGAATTTTAAGAACTTATATGTACCTGAAAACTATAAAGATGTTGATGAATATTTATTAAAAAATGATAATTTTGATAATTTAAACTACTTTTGATATATTGATAGATATGAATAAGTTAGCAGATAGATTAAATAGACCTCATTATATTTATAAATGGACCAATCTAATAAATAATAAAACTTATATAGGAATGACTGTTAATTGGAAGCAAAGACAACATCAATATAAGTCCGCAGCTAAAAATAATGGAACTGATCCAATTACTAAGGCACATATAAAATATGGATTTGAAAATTTTACATTTGAATTAATCGCTTTTTTTGATAATTTTGATGGTGCAGATATGGCAGAGCCATTTTATATTGATTATTATAAGTCAAGAATTTATGATAATGGATATAATGTTTGTCCTCGGTGGAAATGGCGTTATTGTTGATGAATATGTAGCAAAAAAGATTAGTGAAGGATTAAAAAGACATTATAGTACTCATGAATCTAAAACAAAAGGAAGAAAAAACACAGAAGAAACCAAATTAAAAATGTCACAAGCTTCTATGGGTAAACCTGGAACTAATAAAGGGAAAAAATTTAGTGAAGAATGGAAAAAGAAAATATCAATAGCTAATACCAATAATCCTAATAATATGGGTAGAATTCCAACAAGTAGAAAGTTAACTATGGAACAAGCTAAGGAAATAAGAAAAAGAAATTCTGAAGGAGAATCTATTGGAAAATTGTGCTTGGCTTTTAATGTGTCGCGTCCAACAGTAAGTAGAATAGTTAGAGGTTTATCATATAAGGAAAAAATAAATAATGAGTGATAATAGTGATAATTTTAATAAATCTGAAAGAAGAGCTTCTAGATCACAACGTTACCAGAACTTGTATCTAGAAGCAGCACATTCGCATGATATGATGGAATCCTTTTCAAATTCAGACTCTATACATAGTAGATTAAATCCCTGGGATTATAATGAAGAGTTAATAGAATTAGAAGAGCAATTAAAAGTAGAATTTTGGAGAGTAGTAGAGACTTTATTAACAGATAGGCAAAAAGAAGTCATTAAATTATATTCTCAAAATAAGACTCAAATGGAAATTGCAAAGATATTAAAAGTTAATCAAAGTTCCATAACTAAATCTTTAAATCGGAAATGTAGATTATAAGAATGGCAGGAAGAGCTACCGGACGGTAGCAAGAAGAAGCTTCAAAAGATTATAGCAAGCGATGAGAAGATTATGGAAATCCTAGCAAAGATCAATGAATTAAGAGAGGAAAAATGGTAAAATATTAATAAGTTAATATTAAATAAGAATGAAAATCCTTAAATTATGCAATTTGTTTTATGGTTTAACTAGATTTGGAGGAATTGAATGGGGTCAGCCCATTGCACCACCAGGAAAAACTTTATCAAAAAAGCATAATGTATTGCTTCAAAATAGTGAAATACTAAATAAAATAGTTGCAAAACATAATATTCGTGGCAAATATGTAGGCGCAGGAGCATTTTCTGTAGTTTATTCTGATGGTGTTATTGTAACCAAAATAACACCATATAAAAAAGATGCTTATAAATTATTTGTTTTAGAACAATTAAAAGATAAAGTTCCAGAAAAATATAAAAAACATATATTAGAAATATTTGATTTGGATTATGATTCTGAGTACAATGTTTATATTCTAGCTATAGAATATTTAGTCCCAGTTACTTCTATTCCAGAAACGGCTGCAATTATTAGTCCAGATTCTCCAGTTGAATGGACTCTTAAAATTAAATCTGTATTACGTAATATCCCATATCTTACTGCCTTATATGAGCAATATGTTCAATCAATTCCTGAACCATTTAAAAAAATATTAACATCAATTAAATTTGAATTTATTGATAATTTATCAAAATTAACAGTTCCTAATAATATACATAGAATAGAATTTGATATGTTTTTGTTAAAAAATCTCGATGATTTAATTGAAAATCCATTTAATAATTATGCACTAATGTTGGATAAAAATGAATTAAAGGCATTTAAAGCTAATTATTTAGAATTATTTAAGAGCTTGCAAAACTTTATGTATTTCTTAACAGATACACTTATACAAAAATCAAAAATGCCAAGAAGTTTTAAAGAATTAAAAAATGAAGAAGAACAAGGATTAAATTCTACATTATATTCTAAAGATGTTAAAGATTTATTAGAATTCCTAAAATATCTTAAAACACACAAAATATCTTATTTTGATGCACATAGGGATAATATAATGTTACGTCCTGGTACTAATGATTTGGTTATATCTGATCCTGGTAGCTATATTATTTCCTAATAATAGTAATATATTAACATAATAAATATAAAGATTCTTGGAGAACTATGTCAAAATTTACTGTAAACTATGATGCACTACATGCACAATTCAATAAAAGAAAGTTTAAATTAGCAGATGTACAACATAAAATTAAAAAAGTAGCCTTTGATATCGTTAGATTTAAAGACGATGATAACTCTGCTAATCTATGGCAAATTCAATCTGCAGATGATGGTGATTATATTGTCGCCTTATATGATGAAGAAGAACAAGTTAAGACAGCAAGTAATAAAGTTTGGGCAGTTGATATAGATAATTTATCAGGAAATTTAGATATTTTTTATAAAAATGATCATTTAATATCAATAGCCTGTAATAAATTAGGTATACCAAGTAGTGAATTAGATGAGGTAAAAAGCTATTTACCTTCTAAATTAGCTAGCAATAAGAAATTAGTAAGCTGTTTAATAAGAGAAATGAAAGACAGTGCACAAAAAGAGGTAGCTAAAAAATACCCAGAGTTATTTTAATAAGGCTTATAACATGAATAATAACAGTTTATCAAACAAACTTTCTAAGTTAGCTGAACAAATAGATGGATCAGAAAAACTTTACACAGACGTTTTAGCTAATAAAGTGGCTAAATACTTTAAAGAATTCCCCTCAGATGCTACCTTAGGTCAATTTAATATTATCCTTAAGAAAATGGCTTCTACTAGAGAAACTATCTCTAAAGCAGAATTCAAATCACTCTATAACAAACTTTATTCTTCAGGATCTAATTTTTCAACTATATTCAAAAAAGAACTAGGAGAAGAAGTTGAGTTACAAACTCCTAAATTCGCCTCTAAAGATAACTCAAAAGTAGAAAATACTTTTGCTGATCCTATCTTAACTAATATTTTTGCTAGTATCTATGAAAACAAAGAGTTTAAGCTCTATTCAGATAAACTAGCAAAACAAGCTACTGATAATATCTCAAATATCCTAGAATCATTCAACTTAATCCCTAAAGAACTAAAGGTAGAAGAAGGTAACTCAGATGTCCTAGTTGCTAAAGCTAGTTATGAAACTCCTAAAGGATATTCTTATATTTATATTCCAGTTTCTATTAAAGATAATAAAATTAAACAAGCCTCAGTATTTGTTGGCTCAAATGGTTTAAATGATCTAACAAAAGATAATATTAAAAATTATCTATTAAATACTGTAGGCGTTAAATTTAATGTAACTGCTACTGATATTTTTAAGATGTTAGTTAAAACTGCTGCTAAAAATGAAACAGTTTCTGCTGTTGATTTAGCTTATGCTTCACTAAACAATAATAAAAGAGAGCACCTAGGCTTAACTCGGAAATACTGTTCTAGGTATTAAAGTTGCTGAAATTCAAGATAATTCAATTAATAAACCATTTTTAGATGAAACTCTAAGCTTTGCTCAAAAAGTTGGTGATGTTAAATATGCCGCTCATTATAAGTTTGGCAACAAACTAAATACTGGAATGGAATTAGTTGCCAGAAAACTAAAAGAATTTGGTTATAATCATCCACAAATTAATGTTTATAGCTATTCAAATGATGATGTATTATATGCAGTTGCCGTAGATGGTGTTGCTTTTTCAGTTCCAGTTAAAATGGCTGATAAAGTTAAAATGCCTAATCTAATGGTTTGCAATCGGAACTTTAAATGAATTTAGTGCAGAGGCTATTAATACATTAAAGGATAAAGATATCTTTGATTCTAAGGCTGCAAGTTCAGCCTCACCACAACATGGATTATCTAATGCAGAATTAACCAATTCAATTATAGAATCAATTGGAGAAGGTAATCACGCTAAAGCTGAAGATGCTTTAAATGTAATTGCTAACTCTTGTGATAGAAGCGCTTATTTAGCTGCTTTTGATATTTATAAAAAGGCTTTATTGAATGTTAAAGAAGTCGAAGCTTGTAAATGTGACTTATTGATTAAGAATGCTAAGAATAGTAAATATCCAATTTGTGGACATACTGGATTGCCTATTAATAGAGTTTATACTGATAAACATGGTAATTGTCGCCCTAATTATAGAAGAAATCAAGATGAGACATTTGAAGTTGGTTCTTACATGACTGCAAAGATTTTTGGATTTTAAAAAGGATTTATAATGAAGGTAACACCAATACTTAAAAAGATAGCTGAATATTTAGAAAATCCAAATAATGAAGCAATCAGTAACTCAGAAGATTCTGATCATAAACTTGTAATAACTACTAATGCATGCATTCAAGCTGCTTTGATATTAAAGAAAGCCGCTGATGAATTAGAGGATATTGAATTAGGAGAATCACTTCCAGAAGATTATTCTACTTGTGGCGATTGTGGATATGACCACTCTTATGAGCCTATAGAATCTAGTAAATGGCACTTGGCACACCCTACTAAATCAGATTCAGAAGCAGAATTAGGAGATGATATTAGATTTAGAGCAGGATTAGACGATAATTCAGATGAATTTGATGAAGATATGAGAGAAAACTCAATGGATCCTGAAGTTGAAAGTGCAGATGAATTTGAAGAAGAAGATATGTTTGCAGGAGCAAGTGTACAGAACATTCAAGATTTAGGAGAGATTTCAAGAGCATTTGAGAAGTCTAGTGATCCTAATTTAAGAAAACAGGCTGCATTATTTGATGAATTACTTTTGACAATTGCTGCTCCTAAGAATTGGTTACAGGAGAAGAGAGCTGCTGAGAGTGAGAGAATCAATAGTTTAAAAAAAAAGTATAATGAAACAAGAGTAGAGTTTGATAAAAAAAATGCTACTGAAGCTACTCGGTAAAGAAATTGAAAAAAGTCCTGTAATGAAAGAATTTAGAACAAATGAATTTGCGCTTAGTACTAGGTATTGTCCTGACCATCAGATACAAGCTCAACGCATAGATGATGATTCTATACGTTGTCCATTAGATGGTAAGGTATATAATTTTAGAGACCGGATTCCAACTTGAAAATGGCGATAAAGTTCCAGGTGGATGTGTAGAAAATCAAGGAAATTTCGATCATATAGATCACTTTACACTTTTTGACACACGTGAGTCACGTTTGGAAAAATAAAAGCTAACAATAATATTAAATAATCTAATACTTTTTCGATATATTACATATATGAAGAAGAATAATGCTATAAAAATATTAGAACATCCTGATAAAGATGAGATTATAGCTAAACTTGCTTGTAATAATAATGTAAATGACATTAATGAGTGGCTTTCAGCTAAATATAGTGAGCCTCACGAAAAGTCTTTTATTCTTTCTAAAAGTCTTTTAACTACTTTTAAAGATGAGTATTTGGATTTCTATAATTATATGTATGAAGACCTTCATAGTATTAAACAGACTAAAGCTTTGGCTTCATCTTCTGATCCTTTAAAAGATTTGGAGCTGCACGTTAAAGGTAATTCTGCTTATAAAAATACTATGAATCAATTGGCTGGTAAGCAGCTAGATATTAAACAAGTAATAACTAATATGGTAGTTGCCATAGAATTAAGATGTGGACAGGTATTTGACGCAATTCAGGAAGATCCATCAGTAATCAATCGGAAAGTTTGACAGAATACTTTTGCGGATGGTTTGAAAATCTTGGTATAATTTTAGAGAAATACCATAAGATAGTTAATGAGGCGCCAGATCAAGTAATACAACATAATGTAACAGTTCAAGCAATAGATACACAGATTTCAATATTTTATGAAGCGTTTAAAGAGTGTTTAAAACATATGGATTTTGAAACATCTATGAAGTGTATGGATATTTTTAATCAAAAAATGACCACTCTAAAACTACAAAGTAAACCAACTGTTAATTTAGATCAGGAATTCTCTGAAGTCCAAGTTTTAAATGATAATATAATCAAAAGGCTAGAAGAATGAGCACACTCTATAATAATAAAAAAAATCCTGATTTTGATTCTATAGTCGATGAACTAGATCTTGATCCTAAAATTAAAGAAAAACTCAAAAAGAATAAAAAATTGCTTCAAGAGTGGGGCATTTCAATAGATTCAATTGATGAAAAGAAAGCATATTTCAATGATGAATATATGAAAATTCCAGGTCAATCAGATACTGCTAAATGGATGAAAGCAGCTGAAAAGATTACTCAATTAAAAAACTCAGGAATGTCTTTTGATAAAGCAGTAAATGAAACTATACAAGCTTGGTCAGAAATAGAATCTTATGATTTTAAAAACTGGTATAAATATTATCTACAAGGTAATCATTTAAAATATAAACAGGCTCAAATATGGTTTAAACCAACTAGTGTATTAAATCAAGCTAGCAATACTGATAAACTAGATATTGATGATTTAATACCAAATCCTACTGAACCAGTAGAAGTAATTCCTACAGTAGATGATTCAGTAATGATTAAAGATATACAGAAAAAAGTATTAGCAAGATTAAATTCCGCTGAAAAACTATTATCTAGTAATTATGGAATGCAATTTGCAGGCAATGAATTAAATAGATTATTAGAATCTATACATGAATTAAAACGTGAAATATTAGGGTTATCTAAAAAATCAAGAGCTACAAAAATATATGAAGATTTAATTATAAGAAAAGGTAATAAATTACATTTTGGTGGATTTATTAAACAAGCAGAATTTTTATATAAAATAGCGGGAGAAGTTGCACAAACAGTTCCTCCTACTCCTTCACAAACTGTACCAGTTTCACCTACTCCAACTAGTAATCCAGATACTTCAGGCAATACTGATACAGCATCACCAGAAGCTCCAGTAAGCACAGAAGGGCAGGAAGCAGCTATAGAAGTATCAGATCAAGCACCACCTCCTCCAACACAGATTGTAGGCAATCCAGGAGCATTACCATTAGGAAATCCAGATGAAGGTAATGTATCACCAAGTGTAGATTCTTTATCAGAAGGAATGAAAGGGTTTTTATCTAATATAGAGCCTAAAGCAGAAGATAAAGAAGATGAATTAGAGATAATGGATGCAGATGATTTAGTAGTAGAAGCACAAGTACAAGAAGTAACTCCAGCAGAACCAATTGGAGTTAATGATGGAGAATTAGAAAATAATCAGAGTTTAAGTGGATTTGATTCACAAATGGATCAATTATTTTCAAATGTAACTGTACAAGATATTATACAAAAATTAGAAGACTTAGCCAAAGTATGTAAAGTAAGAGAAATTCCAAGACAACTATCATTAATTGATATGATGTTAAATGCTTTAAATATGAGTCCATTATTTCCTAGTTTAAGTGAAGCTACGAATAAGGCATTAGAGTCTAATAATTATATAAGTTCACGTATAGAAGAGATATTATCTAAATTACGTGGGACATTAGATACAAACAAAATAGATTTAACAAATCAAAATCAAGTAGCTCCTAAAGATCCAAATGCAGCAGGAGTAAGAGATAAATTAGAACAAGAAAATCTTAAAAATAAAGAACGTAAAGAGTTTAAGAAACGTTTAGAGAATGAATCATTAGATCAAACAGCTAAACAAACTCAAGAATTAGCACAGCCAGAAATAGAAGTTCAGGATGATTTAAGTCAACCAGAAGTTCAAGCTCCTATAGAAATGCCTGAAGCTCCAGTTCCAGCAGCAAAACCAATAGCTCCAAGAGTTTAAAATGAAGTTAAAAGAGTTGCTTGGAGTAATAGATAAAGTACATGTAAAGTATAATACAAGTGTACCTAAAATTTGTGGAGGAATTCCAAGAGATAAATATATGAATAGATTAGATAATGTTAGTGATATTGACATTACTACAGGAGATAATACTATTCATATGTTAGCTAGTGAAAGTTTTTTGGAGTTGAAAAAAACTAATTTAATAAAAAGTGAAACATCAAAAGATGGGCATCAATCTATAATATTTGGAAAGACAAAAATAGATTTTAGTTCTAATTTTAAGTTACCAGATATAGATTTATACTTATATAAATATGGAATAGAAGTAACTGAATTAAATGGAGAGATGTTAAGTAGAGATTTTACTTGTAATGCTTTATTATTAGATTTTGATTTAAAAAAAATAACTGATCCTACAAAAAGAGGATTAAAAGACATTAAAGAGAAGAAAATAGTAACATGTTTAGATCCTTCTATTACATTAACTAGCAATAAGAATAGAGTAATAAGAGCAATTTATTTAGCATGTAAATTAGGATTTGATATAGATTCTGGAATAGTGGAATTTGTTAGAAAAAATCCTAAGAGTTTATTATTTGCAAGTGATACAGGGTTAAGTGAGAAATTAAATAAGGCTTTAGAGAAAGATGCAGATAAGGTAGTATATTATTTAGATAAGATGGAATTATGGGATATAGTACCTGTAACTCAGAAATTATATCCATATAAGGTTCAACATGACAAATAAATTAAGCTATATGCAGGGAACAGAAGAACCTAAAAAATATAAAGTAGATGAAACTAAGCCAAATAAAGCTAGAGATCATGTAATATTTAAAAATTATGATTTATATGGACCTTTATCTGGATATTATCAAAATATGGATAAATATAAATCTGTACAAGACTTCTTAGAGCAATCTAGAAAGAAAAGAAAGAAACATGTTAAAAAACTATTAACAATGTTAAAATTTGAATTAATAAAGAATGCAATAGATTTTCCTATGGATAAACAGATTAAAGATCCAATATTGCCTAATTCTGATTCTACATATTTAAATGCAATTCCTACAGGTGGATTAGGAGATTATGGATTTGATCCTAATCAAGAAGTACAATATAGAGAATATGCTAGAGATTATGTAGCTGGAATAGACAGATTAATTAGCGAATATGTTGGACATATACATAATAAATATTTTGGAAAGACAGATACTACAAGAAGTTATTGGAAGCAAACTAACGAATAATCTATTATTTTAAATATGGATCGGGTTTTGCTTTCTATGTTTAGAGCTACTAGATTACGATACAGAATTTACTTTATTTAGATGCGAACAAGAAGATCATTTATATTTTCATGACTTTAAATGTCAAACTTTAATTTTAATTGCTCCAAAATTAAATATAACTTATGTGGCTCCAGTTGATAGCTCATTAGTTAAAGATATTGAAAAGAATGATAATATCATATATTATGATGGTTGTATATTTGATATTTTAGATAAAGATATTGAAAATATAACTCATACCATTAATAAAATGGTGGTATTTAAATGAGCAAATGTTTTATTTGTAAAGAACCATTAATATTAAGAGAATTTTATATTAATAATCAATTAACTGATTCTTTTGAGGTTTGTAATGTTAATATAAATAATCATTCTATAGAGAAGCATAATTCATCATTTTATATAAATATAATTGAGCCTAATAAATCTATAGAATTGAATTTAAGCATATTAACAAAACATATTTATGTTACAGAATATGCTTTACAGTATTCAGATAATGTACAAAGATTTGAGTTGGTAAATAGCTTTTGTTTTAAGAAATCTGAGTTTAAAGAGGAAATATTTAAAGATATTATTAATATGTTGAAGAAAAATGTAGGAATTTCTGAGATTATGGTGAAAATTTATAGATATAAAGTCTTTGCATAAGTCAATATATTAATATTAGTGAATAGATAATAGGAATAATAATGCCAGATTTTGATCAAAATAACCTAATGCCAGTAGAAATAATAGATTCTGAAGAGTCTGAGCCAGTATTAGAAATGGTGGATTCAGGAGAATCACAACCAGATGTTATTATAGAAATATCTGTTCCTGACTTTGATAAAATTCCAGGTGCTCCTGAAGGTGCAGAAGATCCAGTTGAACCAGTTATTGTTGTAGAAGATGAAGATGGTGATAAGGATAAAGACAAAGAAGAAGATGAAAATGATGCTAGAAAAGGCAAACCAGCAGGTAAATGGGATTGGAAATCAAAAGGTGCAGAAGGATTTCTAGAGTGGATTAAAGAAAGATTTTCTAATATTCCAAAGCATTCAGGATATGATTCAGCGGGATTAGAAAGAGCTTGTTCATATTTAGATAAGCTAGATGCAGAGATATCTAAAGCAATGAGATTAGATATTGATGGTGAATTAGATGCTAATAAGATTGAAGAAGTTAGATCAAAAATAGATGATGGCTTATCTAGATTACAAGAAAGATTAGATAAAGTTAAAAAGTCTAAGAAATCAAATAAAAAGAAAGCTGATATTGAAGTTTATGATGAAGAGATTAAGAAAGAAGCTCAGAAGTCAGCTAATATAGTAGTAACAGTTCCATTATTTATATCTACATTAGCAAGAATTTTGATTAACGGAACAGTTTCAGCAGGACATGATACAAAGGATATGTATAATAAGCTTTGTAAAAAATATGATTTAAAGCCTCGTGAGAGACTTGAGTTAATGCAATTGATGCGTGATATGGGATTCCCATTAAGAGGCGATAGAGGACTATGGGATGATGAAGAATTAGACCAAACAAGTTCAGATAACTTTGATTTTGCTGCAAATTATCCAGCATAAGGAATTTAAAATGTATAAACGTAAAATTTCTGTAATGGAAGAATGTTTTGAAGCACAATTAAAAAGAAATGCTGTCAAATCTAAAGAACAAGATAAATCTATCTTTGATCAAATGAATTCTATATTAGGTAATAATAAAAGCAAATTTTCATCTGTTGAAGAAAAAGTAAAAGAAATGCAACAGAGATCAGGTTTTGATAAATTTACTCAGGAAAAATCCAATAAGAAAACAGCTTCAGATTCTACTCCAGATTTAATTGTTAAACATCCAGAAACCAAATCTACACTAGATAATATAATCAAAGAAAGTGGTGGATTACTTCCTATTCAAGCGGTATTAAATAAATTGATGAGTATTTATGAAGCGCAAATAAGAGACCTACCAATTTGGCAAGATCCTAAATTAACTGTTTATATTGGAGTTGAGAATAAAAAGGCTCAATCATTCAATCAAAAAGAAACAAGTCAAAATTTAGGAAAAACAGATAGAAGTCAAGATGTACAAGGCGATGATTTCTTAAAAGCTTTAATGCCAGCTTCTGGAATTTAACTAATTCCTTGTTATATTCTATTATATAAGATAAGGAATAGAATGAGTAATAAGCTAATTAAAGGACCATTTGTAGGACCAGCCACAACAAGCTCAAATGGATATTTACAGAACAGATCAGAATCTGCTCCATTTATGTCATCAGAAAGTGGAAGCAAACTTTCTGATTATAGAAAATCAGAATTAACTTCTCAAATTGATAGTGGAATGCTAAGAGAAGGCTCACAAGCATTTAGATCTAATTCTTTAAGCGGTTATATTAAAACAGCTTCAACATCTGAATTAGTATTACCAATTGGATCTTCTATTAAGAAAAATGCTCAAGTTGCAGCATCTGGAAATTATAGAGGTGGAAATGATACTATAAATCAAGCTCCATCAATTTATTCTCCATTATGGAATGATAGCAATTTAAGTTTACCAAGAGATAAAGCTACAATTAATGCTTGGTGTAGAAACTTCTTTGCTTTAAATCGGAATTGTACATAATGTCATTAATTTACATTCAACTTATCCATTAAGTAAATTAAATATTAAATGTAAAAATAAACAAATTGAACATTTCTTTAATGAAATGATTGAAGAAATAGATTTAATGAATATTTGTATTCAAGTTGCTCAAGAGTATTGGCTTCTTGGAGAGGCAGTAGTTTATGCAGAATTAGATCCTGCTAAAGCTAAATGGTCAAGATTATCTATACAAAATCCAGATTATATTATCGTAAATAGATCTCCAGTTCCTCGGAGAGCCTATATTAATGCTTAAACCAGATGAGCAATTAAAACAAATAATTAAATCAAATAAACCAGGAGATATTGAAAAAAGAAAACAATTAGATCCTTATATTATAGATGCTGTTAAAAGAGGTGGAAATATTCCTTTGAATAATTTCAACACTTCATTCTTATCAAGAAAAATAGCACCTTATGAATCAAGAGGCACAGGATTGCCTGTATCTGTATTTAAACAGTTGATGTTATTTGATATGTTAAGAGAGTGTCATGATGACCAAACTGAAGTATTAACAGATTCAGGATTTAAGTTTATTTCAGAATTAATGGAAGAAAATAAATCATTAAACATTAAACCACAAGATGTTAATGGAGTTTATTTAGAGAATGATAAAGTTTCTGGTATTTATACAATGAAAAAGAACTTTAAAGTTTTACAATATAATGAAGGAAACTTTGAGTATGTAAAACCAGAAGGAGCAGCTTTATCCCATTATAATGGAGAGATGTATAGATTTAATTCTAGAAATTATGATGTATTAGTAACTCCAAATCATAAGATGTATACTAAAGGTAAGGATTGGGAACTTGTAAATGCTAAAGATTTATATGGTTCTAATAAATACTTTAGATTTAATCGGTATTGGTAATTGGGAAAAGAAAACACCAGAAACGGTTGAAGTATTAGGAAAACCAATTGAAACAAATGAATTTATTAAATTTGTAAGCAATATAATAAATTATGGAAGTTTACATAATCCTTCTAAATTTAGATTGGGTAAATGTTTAAACTTTACAATTAATACTAATAATACTAATTTTGACAATATTAGAGATAATGTTTTAAGCATTTTAAATCAATATAAGGCTCCAAAAGAAACTTATAAAAAAGTTAAAAATAAGAATAAAGTAATTTATAATGCAATAACATATCATGCATTTTTAAATGATTATTTTACTAAAAATCTATTTAAAGAAATTCATAACTTTAATTCTACAGATATTGATAAGCTATTAGAATTAATAAGTAAACCAAAAGGCAATTCATTTGCCTTTTATACACAATCATTAAGTTTAGCTAATAATATACAGATACTAGCATTAAAAGCTGGTTATGCACCATCATTGCAGCAATATAAAAAGAAAACAAAAAAGAATATAGAATATTATGTAAGTTGGTCAAAAACACAAGATGGAAAATATCCATATGTAATAGGAAAGAAAAATCATATTACAAAAGAACAGTATAATGGAACAGTATGGTGTATGCAAGTTCCTAGTGGTATATTTGTAACTAGAAGAAATGGAAAGATAGGAATTCATGGAAATAGCAAATATGTTCAAGCTGATACTATGATTAATCCAACTACAGTTGTTAAAGTAGGTGGAGCAGGACAAGAGCATAAAGTTACAGCAGCTGAGCTAGAAGCCTATAGACAGACGTTTGAAGCAGCAGAAAGTAATAAGAACTTTAAGATATTTACTCATGATGGAGTAGCTATTGAAAGAATAGGTTTTGGACAGGGAATCTATGATATTTCTGGAGATATAACTCAGTTATTGAAGGAGATTTATATAGGCTTAATGGTACCTTCAGTATTAATGGATGGAGGAGCAGATACAAGTTATGCTAATCGGAGGAGTAGCATTGGATGTATTAAAGCAAAGATATTCTACATTTAGAAATATGATTTCTACTTGGTTAAGAAATAAAATATTTGCACCAATATCACAAATGAATGAATTTTATGAATATGTAGAGGGCGAAAAGAAGTTAATTGTACCAGAGATAGATTGGAATCACATGTCATTATTTGATGTTGATTCTTATATCAATATATTATTACAGTTAACAACAGGAGATGGTGCTGCTAAAAGAGTATCAGTACATACATTATATAAGAGTTTAGGATTAGAATGGGAAGATGAAGTATTAAGAATGAGAAAAGAGAATATTCAGGAAGTAATCTTTAAGAAAGAAAAAGAAGCTTTAGAGAAGATGAATTTGAATGAATTAAGAACAATAAGTGATGATGATGAGATTAATGAAGTAGATAATGGAGAAGAGGGTACAGAAGGTGAAGCGCCAGCAGATGGAGCATTACCAGGAGAAGAGGGTGGAATGCCAGATATGCCACCACCTCCACCACCATTACCAGGAGCATAAATTAATTGCATAATTTAATATAAATGATATAGGAATATTTCATGGAAAAAAACGCGTATCAACCAAGAAAATACAAAAGAAAATTATATGATCAGGCAATAGATGCAATTCCATTGCGTCCAGGCAAAGTATTAGAAAGAGTTTTTAATCCAGAAATTACTGAAATAATGAATAAGCTTGATAAAGCTGATGATACTATTAGAAAAGTAATTGAAGATGTAAATCCTGATAAATTATTAAAAAATGTAAAAAGTAATGTATATAGAAGAGAGTATTTGGTTGCAATATCTGATTTATCAGAATTCCATGATGCAATGAAAGCAATAAATGATACATTAGTTGATTTTAATAAAGACTATGAAGAAAAAGTACATACTAAATTTATGTTTGAAGGCTTAAAACAAAAGGGAAATGAAAAGGCTAGACAAAGATTATTAGATTTAGAAAAAAAATTTGCAAGCACAATCGCTGATTTAGAGATGAAAAAGGAAGCTGGAAATTTCTTAACAGACTTTTGGGGAAGACATATTTCTGAAAGAGGCAGAGCATTAAAAGCTTGGGAAGATCGTTTTGGAGAGAGATCTAGAGCCTTAAAAGAAGCATTAAATAAAATAGTTCAAATTTCAGAAAATTTTACCAATTTATTATCTGAATGTTTAGATGAGATGTCAACATTTAGAAGAAAAAGATTATTTGAAAAGTATGAAGAACAATCAATAAGAATTAGAAATGCTTTTAATCAATATACTAAAGACTTTAGAGATTTTTATAATAATCATGCCAGAAAACTAATTGCACAATTAAAAGCATTTGAAGCCAAACAAGGATTACAATCAGGAGTTTCAAATCAAGGAGATGGATCTATAACTGATTCTTCTGGATTACCAGCAACTGTAGAGTTCGCAAAGCCTTCAGAAAAAGTTCAAGATGTTGTTACTCCACAAGCCGTAACAGAAGATAAACCCAAAACTGTAGCAAAAAAATACTTTGATAATAATGGATTAAAGCACAGATTAAATGGTCCAGCAATAGAATATCCAAATGGTGGTATTTGGTTTTTCCATGGTAAAGAAATTGGAAGAACAAGTACAGCTAATCCAAATAATGATAAGCTAATTGAATCACTTAAACAAAAACTACAAGAATTAGAAAGTGCTAAAATCAAAAAAGAAGTTAAAGAATCTGCTAAAGAAGAGCAAAAACAAGAATTTCCATTACAAAGTATGGAAATAGGGTCACAAGCATCATTTAATAATTTTATAAATGAATTAGAAGTATTTGCTGATGAAGATCAAAGCTTTTTAATATCTAGAATTGCAAAATATGCAACAGAAATTCAGCACAAATCACCAGAAACAGCATTAAAACTAATAAACATTATTGACAATTTAGGTGAATAATGGGGTTAGGAATTCGGCTTTTATGAAAAGTTAAATCAGGTCGCCCAAGAAGTTGGGATGAAACCTGAAGATATACTTTTAATAATGTGCTCAGAATCTGGTATCAATCCACATGTTAAAGTAGGAGATCCTAAGCATCGGAGCTAGAGGATTAGTTCAAATAATGCCACAGTATTTAAATAGTTCTGCTGGTTTTAAAGGAACTCCTGATGAATTTGGACAATTAGAAGGTGTTAAACAATTAGACTATATTAAAACTATGTTAAAAGGTCAAATCAAATATGCTGGTAAACCTTTTGATAACCCTATAGATTATTATATAGGAAACTTTTTTCTAGCTGCTTTAAAGCTTCCAGACATAGTTGCTAAAAATCCTAATGGAATTATAGTAGAAAAAGATCCTAAAATTAATAGATATAAACATGTTTCTTTAAAAGAACAAATTTCGGCTTATAATTCAAATCCTGGACTAGATGCTGATAAAGATGGTAAAATAACCTATAAAGATATGGGTGAGTTTTTAAAAAAATCTTTAAATTCTAAAATTTATCAAGAAGCTCTAGAAGAGTTAAAAAAAGTTAAACCAGATGCTAAGGCTCCAGTTTTAACTGAAGGAACCAAATTTAAAGAAATTACACCAGCTCCTGATAGTCCTGGAGTATTAGATTCTATATATGATTGGTTAGTTAGTTTATTTAAGAAATTTGCAGAACCAGTTTGTTTTAATATTAAAACTTCAGATTATTCTGTTGGAATTGAATATGGAAGAATTCTTGGATTAGCATTAGAAGAAGAATTAAATTGCAAATCTTGTATTTATACTAAAGATAATCAAATTGAATTGGTAGTAGAAGGTAGTGGAATAGATAAACAAAATATATTAAAAGTTAGTAATGATGTAAGGAAGCAATTTAGAAATAATACTAAAAAGTTGAATTATGATTTAAAATGTGAAGTTAGATTAAAAAATTCAGATTTACCAGAATTAACATTCAATAAAGCGGCATCACAATATAGAATGTTTCAACTTAAAATAAATGGAACCAAATGATAAATCAGAAAAATATATTAGACAAAATTAGTTTATTTCAGGGTTCAGGAAAAACATTTGCTGAATTTATAGCTGATTTATTTAAAGACAAGTGCATTGAGATATATGTTGGAGATTCATACGAACAAGTATCTACAGAACAGGTTTCTGAAAATATGCCTGCAGTATTTTGTGGTAAAGTTGTAGCAGCATATAGAGAATGTTTAATAATAAATTGCTTATATGAAGCTAAAACTGGAAAAAACTCTACAACTGAACAGTTTGGTCATTTCTTATTTATAAATGAAAGATCAATTAGAGCTTTAAATGCAATAGGTGGAGATGGAATTCTTGGCGATATGTTTATGAAAAGCAAACATAGTGCTAAACTAAAAGGCTTATAAACTATGATCAATAAGTTTATTAAAGTCACACCTACATTATATAGGGGTTCTGCTCCTGATATTAGTGATATTAAAAAGCTTAAAGATAATCATAATATTAATAAAATTGTATCTCTAGATAAATATCAAGGTAATAAAATTGATAAAGTATGTAAATTATTAAATATTGAACATTTAATAATTTCAATTGATGATAAAGTTTCTTCGATTTTAAATTTAAAATCTTATAATATAAAAGATTTATTAGAAGATAATCCTAATATTTTTGTGCATTGTCATGCTGGCAAGGATAGAACTGGATTTCTTATTGCTTATTATAAAATAAAATATCAAAATGTTCCATATAAGAAAGCATTAAAAGAAGCAGAAGATTTAGGATTTGGAGTTTTGGTAGATGAGAAATTTAATAAAGTAATTGAAGCATTTAAAAAGATATTAAAGTCAGTAGAATCTAAAGATATTAATGATGCGAATGTGGTATCTGAAAATTATCAAGATAAGAAGATGTTTGACACATGTCAAGTTAATTCATTTTCACCATTTATGGAAAGTCATGAATTGATGCCAAATTATCAAGAAGAAGAGATACATTTACAACCAATAACTCATCATATTAGTGAACTTCCAAATTCTGGAGAGTTTGATTATAATGCAGGGCAACCAGGTATTAGGTCTGAATTTTATGGGCGGATTTGAATATGAATAATAAAAAAGCATATATAGTTAGTATGAATTATGCAATTTCTGATGAAGAAAAGCATATAGCAGAAAATGCTTTATTGTGTTTCAATCATTCCTTGAGTGCTTTAAATAAAGCTACAACTTATTTAGATTTAATGTTAGTGCCATTTAAAGATAATCCAGAAATTACAGCAAATGAATTAATTAAAAATAGAGTTCAATTGAGAAAGTTTAGAGATGAAACAATTGAATTGTTTCAATCTTTTAAGAATTTAGCATTTAAATGTGTATATTTGATGCAGACTTTTTCTTCAGATACACAAATTATTAAACAAATGAAATCATTTATAGCATATATAGATGAGTTAGAGGTTTTGGTTAATAAGTATGCCGAATTATTTTCTAGTTTAGAATCTAAAGATTTTGTTAAAAGCATAACGGAAACAATAGAGGATATAAAGAAAAAATGTGATAATATTGAAGAATTAATTGACCAAAGAATTAAAACATATGTTCAAAATAACATATTGGCTAAGACTTGGGTAGATAATATTGGTAATAAAATGAATTTGAAAGTTCAAAAGACCAAGCCTTTGAATGTAAGATTGATTGAAAAACTAAATGAAATGGAAGGAAAATAAAATGGCATTTATTAAAATAGGAGATAATCAACAGATAGTAAATATATATACTACTGAAGAAGATCTTAAAAAAGAAAAAACTAAGAAAGAAAAAGACTCTAAAGATAAAGAAAAAGATAAAGAGTAAATATTATTCTATGTATAAGCGTCCTAAAGAACAAATTAAAAAACATAATGCCACAAGATACGCTAAATATAAAGATAAATTAAATTTAGAAAGTAAAGCATATTATAATAAAAATAAAGAATCAGTTAAAGCTAAACAAAAAGAATATAGACAAAAGAATAAACAATATTTTCTCTTAAGAAATAGAGCTAGAGCATTAAAATTAATTGGTAAAATATCTAAAGAAGATATTAATAATTTAATTCTAAACTCAAATAATACTTGCTATTATTGTAAGCAAAATATAGAGAAAATGCATATAGATCATTATATTCCCATAGCTTTGGGCGGGCTACATCATATAAGTAATTTAGTTGTAAGTTGTGCCTTTTGTAATCTTTCAAAAGGTAAGAAAATGCCAGAAACTTTTATTCTTTCATTAAATGATGGTAATAAAGAGAAATAAAGATATATCTAATTATATTAGAAGGTAAAATATGACATTTGTTAAAATTGGTGAGTCATTACATATTGAACAGGTCCACAAGACTGAAGTAATCGCTCATGACCCAGTTATTCTAGAAAAATTCGCTGAAACTACTAAACACCTAAAACAAATAGCCCCTAAAGCTAATGATTTCGTTTACTTTTCGGCTATCATGATGCATTCTGCTGAAGCTTCAACCATAAATAATGATGGTACAATAAAGCTTACAAAATCTGGCAAACCAGTAGAAGCTAAATGGGATATTGGTAAAACATGGAAATGGAAGTCTAATGATCCAAGTATAAAAGCTTATAAGAATGCTAATCGGAGATATTTTCCCTGAAGTAGAATTATTAAAAGCTTATAAAAAATGGGTAGGCAAACCTCTTTGTATTGATCATAAATCTAGTTCAGTAGATCATACTAGAGGTTTTATCGTTGATACTTATTATGATCATAAACTAAAAAGAGTAGTTGCCCTTTGTGCATTAGATGCTAAGAATTATCCAGAATTAGCCCATAAAGTTAAGACAGGATATTCACATTCTGTAAGCATGGGTACTGGAGTAGGTACAGCAATTTGTTATGATTGTGGTAAAACTGCTAGAGTAGAAAAAGATTTCTGTGATCATATGAGATATAAGACTACATATCGGAGAAATCAATTTAGATTTAAATCCAATTGAATTATCAATTGTTGTTAATCGGTGCTGATCCTCAAGCTAAAATTAAACATATTATAGCTTCTGCTAATCATTTAAATTCTTATTTAGAATCAAAAGCTCAAGAATTTGATTCTTTAGAAGAGGCTGATTCAGTTCAAGATAAATTAAATGATGCTAAAGAAAGATTAGATGATTTAACAAAAGAGATTGAATTATTATCTGGAGAAGTAGAAGAAATTAAATCAGAAGAAGAAAATATTTCAGAATCTGGGGATAATGAAGAATTAGATGTAGAAGAAGCTTCTCTTGTAGATAATACTGCGGAAGGTGATTCATTAGGTTTACCAGCTGAAAAGCTAGCTACTAAAGAATTAAACGAGCTTCATAAAGTAATAGCAAGTATCGAGTCAAAACTCAACACTATGAATAAGAACTTACAAAAATTGAACAAGGAAACGAATATGTCAGATATCAAAAAAGATGCTTATATGCAGGGAACAGAAGAGCCAACCACTTATCCAGTTGATCCATTAAATCAACAGGCTCGTAAAAAAGACAAACATATGGTTGGTAAAGCTCCATTTACTGGCGTTGGTGATGTAAATGATCTATATCCTGGTGATATGGAAATCAAAGAGAAATTATCAAGAGCAGAAGAGGAAAGACGCTCAGTTCGTAGAGCAGCTGCTGTTGAATTAGCCAAAAAAGCATTAGAGAAAAAGGCATATCCACAAGGAACTACTGAACCAAATCTAGGTGGTACTACTTATAAACCAGATCCACTCAATGAACAAGCTCGTAAATCAGATAAACAAATGGTAGGTAAGAAACCATTCCCAGGTGTTGGTAAAACAACTGATCTATATCCTGGTGATCTAGAGACTAAGAAACTAGTTAATAGAGCAGGTTTTTCAGGTAAATTTGTTAAAGCTGCAAATTCAGGTGATTCAGCTTGGGAAATTTATAATGATGATCAGTTGGTTTTAAGAGCATCTGTTAATGAATTAACAAATGGAACCGCTGCATTAAATTATAATTTAGTTGCAACAAAAGAATATGGTCAGGATCTAATTAATAAGATTAAATCATTTGGTGCAGATAGTGTTAAATCGCTATTAAAGAAAGCACAAGCAATACCTCCAGCTCCTCCAGCAGATCCAAATGCAGGAATGGCACCAGCACCAGAAATGCCAGATATGTCTGCTCCAGCAGTAGATGAAGTTGATTCAGGTAAATCAGGTGATCCAGCTGCAACTGTAAAAGATTTAGCTGCAAACATTCAAGAATTAGCAAGTGATATGAGTGAAGCAGTTGATCAGTTAACTGGTGAGAAAGCTGAATTAGAAAATCCAGAAGAAGTTCAACCTGGTATGAAGGCTGCAAGCTTCAGCACAGTAGCTGCAAATAAACTAAGATTTGAATTAAATACAGAGCTAACAAATGTAATGAAAGAATCCATTGCATCATTAGAAGATCATTTACAGGAAGTTAATACTGTTAAAGAGATGTATGAAGCAGGATCATTAAGTGGTCAAGATAGTGCATTTGCAAATTCAGTAGTTGATTCAGTTGTAACAGAAGCGAAATCAGCAGTTGCTGATGGTTTCAAACTATTAACAGCTTTCCTAAAATATGCTTATGGATCAGAAGCCATAATCAAACGTGCTAAGTTAGAAGCTGAATTTAATAAATTAGCTCAAACAAACGAGGACGAGGATATGGACAAAAAAGATGATAATGATGCAGATGATGTTAATCTAATGGATATGCTAAATTCAGTTGATTCTGATCTAGCTGCAGTTGAAGACATGATGGCTGGTGATGATGGTGAAGATGCTTATGCAAAAACACTAGAAAATACTACATTAAACAACAAAACTGAAGAAGTTGCAAAAGCAGATGATGCAGCAGCAGATGATGGTGAGTATGTAACCGTAAAAGATGATACTGGTGTAAAATACTTAGTTCCAAAAAACACTATGAAAACAGCATCATTCGATCTATCAACTAAAGCTGGTAGACAAGCAATGCGTGCTAAATTAGCAAGTGATCTAAAAGTATCTCCAATGTTAGGTCAAGCACATCCAAAAGGTGGCTTTACTACAGATCTAGCTGTTAAACCAGAGAGTGATTTAGCTAAGGTTGAGGATCTAGAAGAGGTTCAAGATGTAATGTTAGACATTGCAAGAAAGAATCCAAAAGTTAGAAAAGATGCAGAAAAAATTCATCAGTTAGTTTCAGAAGGTAAATTAGCTAAAGAAGATGTTGATGATCTAGCTGCATATGGTCTTGATAAAGATGCAATTGCATATTACAAGAAATATTGGGGTCAGGCAGATGGTGGTTCAGAATTTGCTTCAGAGTTAGTTAAAGAGCATGCTGAAACTAAAAAGGCAGAAGAGTTAAATACCTTTAAAGTCAAAATGGCTAGAGCATATGATTTAGCATATGAAATGGTTGGCAAAGGTATAATTTCATCTGACAGAACCGCAATTAGTAATCAGGTTGATGAGCTAATGAGCTTTAGTGATGAGAACTTTGAATCATTAAAGAAAGTAGTTGGCAAGCAATCAATTAACAAAGAAGCAAGTGTTAGAATGCCAAATGTTGGAATGATGGATTCATTTGAAGCTAGCAGAGTTGCAAAAGAAGAGACTCTATTTGACCAGATTTCTTCACAACTAAATAGATCAAAAACTAACAAATTCTAATATAAGGAATATAAATACTATGAAAAAATATGCTAATACAATTGCCAATTCAATGGATACGTTAATGAAAAGTGCTGAATACGAAGATCTATTCGGTGACTATGGTAGTCCAAAAGAAACTCCTAAACCAGAAGTTTGTATGTGTGAACCAGGAGAATCATGTGAAGTTTGTACTCCAGATGAAGATCTAGAAGTTACTTTAGATGCAAATGATGCTTCAGATGCTAAAGCAGAAGATGAAGATGATAATAAAGCAGAAGATAAAGACATGAAAGAATGTGCTGCTTATAATATTGCAATCGAAAGTCTATTAACAGCTTCAGCAGCTTTAGATGCTACTGATCTATCAGATGGCTCAACTCTAAGCTTAAAATTAGCAAGTCTAGTTTCAGAAGCAAAGAAAGCTATGACTGATAAAATGTCAGCAGATGATAAAGCAAAGCTAAAAGCTAAAGAGAAGGCTGCTAAGGAAAAAGAGAAAGCTAAAGCACAAGCAGAAAAAGATAAGGCTAAAGCAAAAGCTGAGAAAGAAAAAGCCAAAGCAAAAGCTGAAAAAGATAAGCAAGATGCCAAAGATGCTAAAGCAAAGAAAGATGAAGCAGATAAAAAGGCTAAAAAATAATGAAAAACAACAGCTTTAACATTGCAGAATTAATGGAAATTAATTTAAGTAATAATAAGAATGATATAATTAGTAATCAAAAATTATTAGTTAAAGCTGTTGATTCTTTACATTCAGCTTCTGACTTACTTGATGAATTGGGTTTATTATCAGAAGCTGAATGTATAGAAGCCATTCTAATTAAAATGGCAAAATAAGGCAAATATGTTTAAATATCAAAACTGCGAAAAAGATTTATTAAAAAATATGGAGAAGAATTTAGCTCCTAAAGATAATAAATCAGCCAAGTTAACAAAAGCTATAGAATTAATTAGTAATGCTAGTGAAATATTTGAAGCTTCAGGAATGAATAAAGAAGCAGACAAACTAATTAATATATTAGAAAAATTGGCTACTCATGCAATGGGAATTCCAAATTTTGAAGAATATGGAATATCAACTGAAGATTTTATAAAAATGTATGAAGGTGATATTAATAGTCAGATAAAAATTAATCGTATACTAAAAGAACATTTAACACCTGATGAAATAGCAATTAGATTAGGTGATAAGTATCTAGAGCCATTAGAATTACGTAGATTGATGCGTGAACAATTAAATAAAGCTGTTGAAAAATCTAAGACTCCTGAAGAATTAAGCTTTGAAAGCAAATTATTAGAAGAGAGTCAAGAGAAATCTAAAAGAAGAGAAGAATTACGTAGAGAGTTAGAAAATGTAGTTATGAGAAAGCCTTTAAGTGAAGGTGGAGATGTTTCCAAATTAGCAAAAACAAATGATAAAGTAAAAAAATCAATTATGCAATTATTGAAAAATATGGAACGTACTGGTACACCATTTGCTTTTGATGGCAATGATTTGGATGAGCTAGATAATTTAGAAATAGATGATCAAGATATGAGTGATATTAATAATATTAATATAGAATTATCAGAATCAGATTTTGAAGACGAAGATTGAAAATAGCTTAATATTACGATATATAAAGAGATATGAGGAAACTTATATCTCTTTTATTTTTGAAGGACAAGAATGTTTAATTTAATATATACTGCAAATACATTACCAGGAAGCTTTGTAGTTGATCCAAGTTGTGAATTTGAACCTCGGAACAATAGGACAGTTTACAGTATCTTCAAATCAGGTTATGATAACTGTAAGTGATGGAACAGCTCCTATAGGTATTATAGATGAGATTAAAACAAAATCATTTACAAATAACTCTTGGAATGAGATAATAGAAGTTCCAGCAACAGGAACTCCAGTAAGTGGAGGATATGTAACTACAGTAGATGTTACAACAAATTTAACATATGCAGCTATAGTAGGAGGAAGTTTTTTATCTACAGTTGCTTGCGTTTTAAACTCTGTTAATGGCACTGTAACCTTTCCAGCTGGTACATATTTGAATGTAGATTTAAATGGCGGTGGAATTCCTTCTGGGATTAGAGCTATAGTAAATTACAGATATTTCGTAGCTAATATACCTGGAGATGATTCTACATTAGGAAGTGGGCGCGTGACTTTATGGTATCAAAGAATTTTTTTTGATACTAGTATATTTGAGACAAATCAGCAATATCCAATTAATGCACCTTTGTTTGTAAATGAAACTCGGAATGTTAACTACGAGAAAGTCAGCAGCAAATGTACCATGTGTAGCTATAGTTGTAGCACCACCAAGTCCAATGAATCCTAAATTACAAGCTATGTGGATATAAAATATTTATCGAGGATTTGATATAATAAACAATTAATAATTGGATATACAGTAAGCTAGTATAAAATAGTAGGATATAAAATGACTTATAAAAAAGCAGATTTCTATAGTTCACCAACGATGAGACAATTTTCAAAAATTGCATCAGATAAGGGTTGGTTAAAGAGTGAGAAGCCAATTGAGAAAAAGGCTAGTGTTGCTAATGAGCCAAAGGGCTTTATAGAAAATGCAATAAGTTTAACTGCAGAATTAAGAAAACAAAATAATGTAGTATTAAATAAACTAGCAGAAGAGATTGAATATAATTTAATGCAATATAAGGTTGCAAGTGTATATGGTGTTTTTAATGAGACTGGTGAAGATTTAGTAGATCAAGCACATCCAGATGGAAGTCATAAGATGGAAGGGATGATTGGAGATGCAGTAATAGAGACTGTAGTAGATCAACAGAAGAAGATTCATGAAGTTGTATTTAAAAAATCAAAAGGCAAATTAGCCAATAGAGAATTAATTCAATTAGTTAAACAAGCTGCATTATTTGGAAGTGAAAAAAAAGAAGAAGAATTAAAAAAATTATTTAATCAAGTTAAACCATTATTTGAAAAACATGTTGTAGATAAAATACAAAAAATTGTAAGTGCAGCTACAGTTTGGCTTAATGATGATAATAACACAACAATAGAAGAGAGATCATCAGATTTAATTAGTAAAATGATAAGCAATCTAAATACAAAAATGTTTGCTTTGAAAAGAATTCCACATACAATTAATTCTGGAGTATTTTATAATGGTACGGTAATTGAAACGTTAAATGATATTAATGGACAGCTTACTAATATCATTACTGATTTTAATAACATTATTGGTCGAAAACTTCCTGGATGGATGAGTGAAATTAAAAATATTATCAATTCATTTCAAGCCAATGTAATAAATAAATTAGTGCAAAAAGCTACGGCACAAATTGATGAAGTGGCAGATATTGATTCATCAATTGAGTCTCATAAAAGTCCAGAGCCAATAGATTATGAGCCATTGAAACAAATACAGTCTTATATAAAATCAAAAATAAATTCTATATCAGAAAAAATAGCATATATTGATAATCAAGTTAAAAGGGTTCAATTACTTGAAAGAGGAACTGGATATTATGCTAAACAAATTAGATGGGTTGAAGATTTAAAAAGAAAGCTATCAACTATAAAAAATGATTTTAAACAGGCAGCAAATGTAATTATGTCTGAAAATTATAAAGAAACAAGAATTAATGGAATTAAAATTTCAAATAACTCAGATGTTGATAAGGCTTTTGAAAAATGCCAATCAATTTTTGATGCTGTATCTGGAATTGAAGAGATTCAGCAAGAAATAGACCCAGTAACTAGAAAGAAAATATAATGATTAAAGATATTAATTATATATTAGACTTTATGAAAGTCGGTCAAATGTCTATGCCAAAAGATGATGAGGAAAAGACAGTTACTGAATCAAAAGGCGGTAATGAAGTCACTCCTATGCCAAAGGATGATGGTGAAGTTGCTCCTATGCCAAAGGATGATGGAGGCGATTCTGCAAAAAGTGATAAAAAACAAACTGATCCTAAGTCAGCTACGCCCACATCAAGCGTTTCTGTAAAGCCAGGTTCTGGATTAAAATCATCACCAAGTTCTGGTAAAACAGATATTAAATCAAAAATAGTAGAGTTGCAACAGGCAATATTAGAATTTAAAAATGTCGCTCAATCTACAGATTTTGGCTCATTTGAAAATCCAGGAGTTAGAGATCGTGAAACTAAACCAGAATGGAAAAATTTTTTAAATTCTACTGAACAAAAACAATTAGATGCTAATAAATTAAAATTAGATCAATATTATAAGGGCAAAATTCAATTAAATGGTGAAGAAGCTGAAACTTTAGAAAAAGCAGTAAAAGATGGCGAAGCTAAGGCTAGATTTAATTCATTAGATCCTTCATTACAAGGTCATAAACCAGCTGGGGATATTCTATTAGACCAATGGATTACTCCAGCTACAGAATCTGTTAAATTTTGGCAAACTCATTCAAAGGATAAGCCAGATCAATTTCTTACTGTAGATGTTCAGCATCCAGATAGAAGTGAAAAAGGCGTTGGTGCAACTGCTCCAGTAGATTTTAAGGGACTAATTGATACAATAGGTAGAATTCGGTACTCCAAAAACCTCTCCTGTTTGGCGCCCTAAAGCTAAAGGTGAAAAAGTTCCAGATGGAATATTTGATGAAAGAACTTATAATGCTATAGCTGCTATATTTGCAGTAACTAAAGGTGTTGAACAAATGGCTTTTGATTTTGGATTAGATTTAGGAGATATGAAACAAACTGCTATAAAACGTTTTGAACAAATGCTTTCTGTAGATGAAGATAAATTTAAGCAATTACAAGTTGAATTACCAAAAGGTAAAGGTCATGATAAAGTTGCTAATATAGCTGCTTTTACAAAATATGTTAAATTTTGTACTGAAATGTTAAAAAAAGCTAATCAATTAGTTTTTGCCAATACTGCTTATAAAGATTATTTTTCACAAAATAAATCTTTTGGCACTATTAAGAAAATGAATCCAATTCCTGACTTTTTACAAAAATTAGATCCTGAAAATGATTCTCCTGAATTATTAAAGAAAAAGAAAGATTTTAAAGCTAGTGCTACAATTCCACAACTAGAAGTTAATTATGCTGGTACGCAAATTCCAATTTCATATGGAATTCTTTCAAGTGTTGATGCCTTAAAAGCTGCTTATCAAAAATTTACTTCAAAAGATCCAACTCCTGCAAATTTAAGCGACTTTTTAAGTGTTGTTAAAAGTCAGCTAGGAACAGTATGAATAACAAAGAACACTTAAAAGCTTTAATGGTACATTTCCTTAAACAAGGACAACAAATTCAAATAGATCCATCCAAAGCTCAAATTATGAAGCAATTAATTGATAAGCTTCAGGCAGATTTAGTTAATCCTAATACTGGTATTTCTACTGATGCAGAAAAAGATGTATCTTTATTTTTACAAGATCTTTCTTCACCAATGAAGTTTGTTACTTATTTATTTGATAATAAAGTAACATCTGATGCTAAAAGAATAGTAATTGATTATACTGATTTTATTGGAGAAAATACTAAAATATATTTTCCTTTTCCAGAAAAAGATCCGCAATTTTATATCTATAAAGATGGTATTGAAAAATTTATTAAATTAAAACTAGATGAAGCCGAAAAATCTACAGATCTCGGTTTTAAAAATATATTAAAAACTAGATTTAAGTTTTTAATGGATCAATTTGCACAATTATCACCTTCATTACAGATAATACCAGAATCAAAAACACCTACTGGTGACACTATAGATATGATTCCAGCAACTCTAGTTCCTGGTAATCCAAGTGCTCCAGGTCAATATCCTTTAACTTTAAAAGATCTATTTAGCTATACTTCAATGCTAAACTTTTTTAATAAATTTAAAATACCTTATGAAGCTTCTAAAAAAGGTTATTTAGACGCAGCTAATGTTCTATTAGAACGCGCTAAGTTTAAAAAAGATAGAGCCCATTTAGACAAATTAGAATCTCGGAGATTCTAGTACTGCAGACGCTTACTTTGATGCTATGACTAAAATAATAGCAGCTTTACAAACAGTTGATGATAAAGCCAAAACTTCTCCAGCAGCCCCAGGATCAGGAACTGGTAAAGGCAAATCAATTGAAGAATCAGTATTTGCTCAATGGATTGCTAATCCAGGTAGACTTCCATTATATGAGCAAGGTATTACCTTATCAAGAATTAATGCCTTTGCTGAACTATATGTAAAAACTCTAACCACAGATCCAGATGCCAATGTTCAAGCTAAAACAGATGGCGTTGAAGCTGTTCTTTCTCAAATTATTTCTAGAATAGCTGTAATTAGACAATATGCTAATAATGCAGACACTCTATTATTAAATGTTCCAGTACCACAAAGAAATATTGGATCAGGTCCACAACCAAATCCTTTCAGAACTGATATTGCTAGTGACCTAAATCTAGATTATACTAGCCCAAATCCACTACCTACTTTCAAAACCAAATATATTAACTATCTAAGAGAGTTTATGTTTATTGTTACTAAGGTAATGGTTTTAATTAATGATATTAAAACCTCATTTCCAGTATTCAATACTCCTTTAGTTAATCGGACAATTAATGATTGCTAAAAGTAATATTGGGGATATTAACGAATTAATAGAAAGGGCTAGAGTATGAAAACCCAACTATTAAAAGACTACCTCCTAGTAAATGAAGTTCTAAAACTAAATCCAACTCCATATAAACAAGCTGGATTTATGTCTGATGCTGCCTCTTGGATTACTAATTATATAGATCAGCAAATCGATAAAAGAAGCACTACAACCATTATAGCCTCAGTTGTTCCATTAGTTCTATCTACAGCTTTAGCTTTTATATCAGGACCTTTTGGAGTTATTCTTCCAATTTTAACTGGTATTTTTGATTTAGAAATTAAAGATCTTATTATTAAAATTCTAGGAGGATTAGAACCAGAATTAAAAAAACTAGATGAATCTAAAGGTGAATATGATATTTCAGAAGATCATGTTAGACAAATAGTTAAAGAAGTTGTAGATCCTCTTACTACTAAAGATGGTGAACAAGTTAAAATGGCTAATCTTAATGATAATCTAAATTTATTATTAATTAAGAATGCTGGATTAGCGGATGGTGTTGCAAAATTAGCTGCTCCTGCTGCAAAATCTTTTATATGGAGAGCTTTAACCTTTGTATTTAATTTTATTATTAAAACAATAAAGGGAACTTCTTTCTATGCTGTAGGTGATGCTGTAAATGTTCCTTTACATAGACCAAGTACATTTAATGAAGGTAAGGTAGATGGTCAACCAGCAGGAGAATTTGCACAACCAGCTGTAAAACAAACTAAATATAAATTAAAGAAGTTCGTAGAGAATCATTCTACACCTTGGTCGATTTCTATTCCTAATAATCTTTCTAGCATACAAGATTTATTAGTCAATATAGTTCAAGAAGTTTATGATGGATTAGATTCCAAGGATTCTTTAATTAAAGCAACTCCATCTTTAAATGTTTTAGCTAAAGAGATTGCTAAATATAATGAATTATCTAAGGGAATGAATTTAATAGTTATGCCAAAAGCATTAAACTCTAAAAAAGCAATTGCAGATATGATTATTGATGATGTTGCAGGAGTTTAAATGTATAATTTTTTAGCATTTGCAAATGATCCAGAGATATTAGAAGGAATTGATACTTATTTTAAAGAGAAGGCAGAAACTCCTAAAGAACATGCTGATAAACTAATTGCTTTAAAAAATGTCATTGAAAAAATCAATAAAACTTATGAATCTGCACAAGAAGAAATTTATAAAACGATAAATTCTCTTGCAAGATATTATTTATCAAAAATTGAACAGATTAAAAATCTTCCAAAAATAAGCTCATTTTCTGTATCCTTAGAAAATATTGATTTTATACCAGGCATTTCAGATGATATAAAACAAAAGGCAAAAAAAGATTTAGAAAAAAGTATTGGATTTTTAGAATTTATTAACCCATATTTTAGTAATAATGTATTTAAAAATAAAATAAATAAAAAATTATCATTAATATTATTAAGAGCAAATATATTAAATGATGAGAGATCTGATATATCTATTAAAGATAATATTAAATTTATCTCTAATAAAATGCTGCATGAACTTAATAAATACATAGAGTATATAAATATAAAAAAAGCTGATTGCATAAATGAAATCTTACATAAAGATTATAATCTGGACATTAATAATTATTTATTATCATCATTAAATAATAATATTTATACATCATTAAATAATATAACTAATTATTTATATCAATTTACAAAAATTAAGCCATATACAAATTTACTGCTTTTAACTCCAAAATTTTTAGAATCAATTAAATATAATGATGAAAAAGAATCATCTAAATTAATTAAACAGTTTTATGAATTAAAAGAAAAGTTACCAGATGATTATTGTATAAGAAGCTATTCTTTTAATTTAAATAATCCAAATGAAATTGAAGAAGCAATTGATACAATTATAGATATTATTAAAACTACCAATATATTAAAGCAGTTTAATATTTATGATAAAATAAAAAATGAAGATGCATATTTAGGTTTTGAAACTTTTAAAAAATATTTTAAATTAAATAATTTTAATACCAATCAATTTAAAGAATTTTTAAAAATTCAAGGTATTAAACAAATTATTTTTAGAATAGAAAGGTTTAATGATTTAGATAAAAAGGCAATAGCCCCAGATTCTAATAAAGAAACTCTTCTTTTCTTTTTGAAAAGATCTAACTATGATTCAAATACTACAAAATTATTATTAAGACAATGTAATAATATTTTATTTATAACAAATATAATTAATCTAATGCAATTTGGAAATTTGAAAATTATAGATATGCTATTTAGATTATTAAAAAATAAAGATGCTAACTTTATAGTTAAAATAATATCAACAATTGATTCTAATAAATTTAAACCAACTACAAATAAGGAGCTAAAATTAGATATAATTGAAAAATCATTAACTAATTTTGGATTCAATTCAAATGAACAGGTTTATAAAATAATTCAAGACGTGCAAGACATTTCTGATTTTATACATATTAATTTTAATATTTCTGAAGACCAAGAATCAAACTATATTGAATTCTTTATTTTAAACAAAATTGATCCAAATCAAGATATTATTAAAAAAATATTTTTAATTGTTAATAAACCATTATATAAATCAATAATTAAAGATAATACATTCTTCTCTCTATGTGCAAAATTAAAAATAAATGGAGAAAATTTAATTAAAAATTATAATGAATTAGCAGAACTATTCTCTACAAATAAAATAACTTCTATTAAACATGTTTCTCCAGAATTAAAAGAAAAAGTTAATAAACTTTCTACTAATCTAGAAATGCTTTTAAATTATGATACAATATCACAATATGTTAATCAAGCACAGCCAAAAGATAAGGCTCTATTTAAATTAAACTATCAAATAAACAATAATTTATACTTTAAAGTTTTAGAAGACCTTTCATATAATTATTTTACAATTGGTACTGATACGGATTGTTGTCAAAGAATAGGCGGCGCAGGAGAAGAAGCTGCTATTGACTCTTTCATTAATCCATTAGCTGGTGTTCTAGTTCTTTACCATAATAGCGAAGTTGTATCTCAAAGTTATTTTCATTATGTGCCACAAGATAATGGAATTATTCTTGATAATGTAGAAATTAATGAAAAGAATGTTAAAAAATATAATATTAATCTAGATGAAATTTATGCTGCTTTAGCCCAAAAAGCTAAACAAGATATGAATCTTAAATATTTTAGATGTGGTCTAGATTATAATAATCTTGATTCTAAACAATTTTCTAAAAAACGACTTCCAGAAGATCCTAGAGAATTTTCTGTAAGCAATCCTTATTCTGACTTTGATGAAGATAGAAATTTAGATCTATTAGCTCCTAAATTTAAAGTTAATCCAGATTTATTAGAATCCTTTAAATCTTTACAAACTCATGCTTTAGAAACTCTTCATACAATTCTAAAATTAGGCAATTTAAAGCATTTACATAGGTTCTTATGAATGATAAATTAATTAAACAAATAGATGACTTTTATAAAATATCTCAAACTTATAAATCTTTTTCTCCTGATAAAAGATTTGAATCAGTAGTATTTTCTGCTAGAGGCACTCTATCTACTATTAATAATATTAAAGAATCTATCAAAAATAAAGAATTAGAACTCATAAAAGCTAATGAAAAATTTGAAGAATTATTTCATATTGCAAAAGATCTAAGACCTGATATTTCTGTTGAAGAATTATTTACTTTAATTTCTAATAGACATAATTATCACTAATAATAACCTATCATTAATAAAATATAATACTATGACTAACTCTAATGCTAATGATATCTTAGAAGAATATGAAGCACTCCTTAAAAAAGGTTTCTCTAGATTTGCTGAAAAAGCTAAACCAAAAGAAACTCCTAAATATAATGTTAAGCCAGAATCTCAAGAATATGAAAATAATATTATGGAACAAGCTCATCCTAATCAATGTGTTCTAACTAGATCTTATGATCCTATTAATTCTCTTGTCGAAAATGAAATTGAAAGACAAAATATTACATTAAATATTCTTTCTAAAAAACCCACTCGGTCAATCTCTAAATAAGAAATATGCAGAAAATCAACTATTACTGTCTTTAATTAAAACTGCTAATTATCTTGAATTATCAGATAACTTACCTCTAATTAATAAAGCAGACCATTGTATTTCTCTCCTTTATAAACAAGCTCAAGAATTTGATTTTGATGCTGTTGGCGCTACTACCAAATTGCTCTTCATTAAAAAGCATTTAAACGCTTTTGATACACTTAAGGCTAATCTTGATGATGAAAAAACTCAAAGCTCTCTAAATAAATTCCTAGATTTATTATCAAAAATTAATCCACCTTCTACAGGAGAAGATTTAGCTGAACTTTCTCAGGATCCAAATACTAAAGTTGCTATTCAGGCTTTTGATGAATTTCAATCTGATTTAACTCGGATTGCTTCCCAATATGCCTCATTCTTCTCCTAATTTACAAGATGCTGTTAAAGATGTTATGAATACTTTAAACCAAGCTTCCGATGTAGAAACCTCTACTTCTCAAAAGGCTGAACAACTATTTGCGAGCGAAATATGAAACAAGTTATAATAATGCGTGCTGTACCAGGTTCACGGAAAATCAACCTTAGCTAAGCAATTAGTATCTAAAGCTGAGGCATCAGGAAATTCTGCTATTATTTGTTCTGCTGATGAATATTTTTATAATCTCGGTGGAGGTACTTATAAACATGATTTTAATAAAATTGCAGATGCTCATAAATTTTGTTTTAAAAAGTTTATGCAAGCAATTAAAGATGATGTCAATTTAATTATTGTTGATAATACTAATCTTTCTGCTTGGGAAATTTCTCCTTATAAGATGTATGCAGAAACTCATGATTATGATGTAAAAATTACTCAAGTTAATTCTGATCCCAATATTTCTTTTTCTAGACAACAACATGGTGTTCCTGAACAGGCTCATAAACGTATGTCAGATTCTTTAAATAAAGAGTTTATTCCTCCTTGGTGGAATAAAGAAATTAAACATTCAAAAACTTCTGATACAGGTGAACCCATTTTTGAAGATGATATGAAAAAAGACGCATTAATTAAACAGTTACTAAAGATTGCCAAAACTCAACAAGCTGCTTTAAAGAAACTCGCAAATCTTGATCCTCCTGCTACTGAAGAGGAAATTAAAGACGTTGAAAGATTAATGACTCATCCTGATCCCGATTCAAAAGAATTGTTTTATCGGAGATAAAATAAATTCTTTTGATTATAATTTAAATAATGCCGATGTTTATTATTATAAATATGATGACCATTATGATGATGCAGGAGATTATAATGTAATAATTGAATTTGATGATGTTGCAGTAACACTTCATTTGACCAAAGATGGTGACATACTTCCTGGCACAAAAATTTATACATTTAAACTTCCTTATCCAGACAAAAGTTTAATAGAAAATGATGAGTATTATTATGAATCTTTAGATGGTGCCTTTTCATTAGAAGATATACTTCGTGTTGGTAAACAAATTTCTCATATGGAAGAAATAAATATGATTGATAAATTAAAAGACGAGGCATATAAAGTTAGATCTGATTTCCAAAAAAAGAAAGCAAAAGAAAAACTAGAAAATAGTGAACATTTTTGGTATAAAAAAGATCATACAATGGCTCAACTAAATGCTGATCTTAATAAAATGATTAAGAAAGCTCATTTAGATCACTTAATTAGAGAAGATATTGATGTAGATTCAATTCCTGATGATTCAGAAGAAATTAATCCAGACTCTTATATGTCTAACCCTTCTGAAACCGTTTCTGTAATTAAAACAGATCACGCTTATATTGATAAGGAAATAAAAAATTTAACAAAGAGAATTAATTTACTTAGAGATATGTTTGAGAATCCACCTGATGATGATCCATTTTACAAAGATGATTCTATGCTTAATCAAATAAGCAGACTTACTGAAAGACTTAGAGAACTTAAAGATATTAAAAAATATAATCATTAAAGTTTCATAAAAGTTTTAATATTACGAATATTTTTATAATATTCTTCTAATGTTTGATCTTTCTTGCTGTAATTGCAAAATTTACAACATGGAACAACATTATCTATAGTATGCGTTTTGCTACTATCTATCCTGTCTATTCCATTATATCTTACACCACATCTATTATTTACATGATCTTTGCCACAATAAAAACATTCCTGATGTATTAAATAATGAAAATCTTCAAAATTCATTTCTGAATATGAATCTCTATAAATATCTTGATAAACTTCTAAATTATCTTTATTAATTGGCACCTTACCAATTTGTAATGGTTCAAATTTAGTAAATTTGAAATTACTTATAAAATCTATAAATTCATCATATGGTCTTACATCTTTTATAAAATTACACGTAGTACATGAGGTAACGCAATTATCTATTGTATGCTCTAAATCACTATCTTTTCTATCTACTCCATTATATAAAAATTTCTTATCTTCTTTTTCAGTTCTAATATATGGTTCACATCCACAATAATGACAATTTTCTTGAGAAAACTGTAAAAACTTAAAAAATGTTAAATCTGACTTATCATTATAAGTTTTATTATAAATAGCATATGCATTTAAATATTCTTTTTCTATAATTCTCTTTTTAAAGCCCCATTTACCAATATCTAAATTATCCTTTATTTTATTTTTAAATTCTTCACTTTGAAATACGCATCTACATGTCTTTGTCTCATTTTGAATAACTCTAGCTAGTCTAATTATTTTAGTTTTACCACAATTACACTTACAGACTGCCTTATAATGTTTCCCTTCAGCTGGTGCTACCACATCTAATATTGTTAATTGATTATATTTACTACCAATAAATGAATTGCAATATTTTACATTTTCTGTATTTTTACATATTTGACATTTTACTATATTGCTACTAAAATGCGCATATCCACAAATCCTATGCACCCCACATGTTAAACATTGTATCTGTAATTTTGAATGTTCTAATCTATCTTCAACATATTTTATTACTTCTATACATTTAAAATTATTTACTATTGTATTTATATTGCTATCTCTAAATTTTATTTTAGGATCAATTATAGGTCTTTTATTTTTATCACCACATTTAATACATTTTATATTTCCATCTAAAAAATATCTTCGTGCAATTATCTTTTCTGTATTACATACAGTACATACTATGTTTAACTTAGTATCTTTTGTTATTGTTTTTTCTTCTGGATTAACTAATGATAAACATTTAAACTTTCCATTTATGTGATTTAATGTGCGATTTCTCGCTTCTTGTCTTAATTTCGGTGAGGCTGGCATGATTTTTTATATACCCTTGTCGATTTTTCTTTAATTATGGGCATATTCGAAAATATTATTAGTTAAAACAATAAAGAAGTAAGTTTTTGTTTAGAAAATATAGGAAAAATTATGTCACTTAGATTATTAACCCCTAATGGAAACCCATACCGGACAATTTGACGGCTATGATTCAGAATATCTCGTTATCAAAGGCGGCGAAGTTGTATCATTTAGCACTGTTTCAGTTTCTGGATCAGATTTAGCTGCAAAAGACGCTTTCAATGATGGTTACTCAAATCCATCAGGCGTTGAAAAACGCGTTGTTGTTACAAAAACCCTCGTTTCTGGTATGAGACCACTTATGCTTGCTGATGATGGTATTGCTGGTTATGGCACTACTTTAGGTTCAGTCCTAGGTGGTGTTGCAGGTCAAGTTACAACTGGTGTTGTTATTGGACCATCAACCGCAAGTGGATCAGGTAAGGTTACCTGCTGGGCTTCTCCAGGACTATATGCAGTATCATTAGATGCTTGTGATACCAATGCTTCAACTGGTCTTCAACCAACTAACACTACTTTAACAACAGGTACGGCTCTGTACGCAACTTCTGCCGGTCTCTTGACTCCTAATGCCGCATCAAGCTTCGAAGCTTCTTATGTCGTAGGTCGCTTCATTGGTTTTGAAACCAATGGTAGTCTAGTTACTACATCAGCAAATATGTCACAGTCTGCAAACTCACCCTCAGGATCAGTTGCAGTAACAAAGACATTTACTCATGCAGTATTCCAGTTTACACCAAACACCTAATTTTTAATTAGATTGTTTTGTAAGTTGAAGAAAAGGAGAGTAGAAATACTCTCCTTTTTAATTTTAAAATCACACAAGTTATATAAATAATCATGAGAATACCACTAGAATCAATTATAAATAAAACTTTTAACAATATCCTTGTGCTTGGAGAAGGTGAAAGAGTTGGTAAAAAACAAGAGCTTGGACTTAAAGTAAAATGCTTATTATGTTTAAAAGAATACAATATGGCTAAATATCATTTAAAAAATTGTACATCATGTGGATGCCATTTAAAAATTAATAATGCTAAAAAAGAAATTCATCATCTTGAAAATAGAAGATTTGGCAATTTATTAGTTATTGAAAAAATAGATAAAGAAATCTTATCTAAACAACAACATTATAAATGTTTGTGTGATTGTCGGCAATGAAAAAATAACAAATGGTTTTCAATTAATTAGAAAAGGTATTATTTCATGTGAAGATTGTACAATTAAAAGAAGATTTGATGATTTTATTGGTAAAAAATTTAATAAACTTACTGTTATTGAAGAAATTAAAAGAGAAGGAAAAGAAGGTAGATTTTGGAAAGTAAAATGTGATTGTGGAAATGAAAAAATACTTTCAACTAGAAAATTAAAAATTAAAAAATCATGTAGTTGTCATTGGAGAAAACCATATGTTGAACCAAAACCTAAAAAACAACAGGCAACTCCTTTAGAAGCTGTTTTAAAAAGAATTTATACAAGATATAATGATAATGATAAATTAACAAAAGATATCTTTTATCAATTATCTCAACAAAATTGTTATTATTGCAATAATAAACCATTAGCAAAATATGAATATAATAAAAATTTTACTTTATATTATAATGGATTAGATAGAATTGATCAAAAAGGTTTTCATACGCCTGATAATATTCTTACTTGTTGTAAACATTGTAATTTTCTTAAAATGGAACAAAATTATGATGATTTTTTAAATTGGATAAATAGAATAAATTTTAAACAGCCTAAATATTATTCTGGAAATGAAACATTAATAATAAAAGGATTTAAACAAGTTTATAATAGTAGATATAGTGATGGAAATATATCGTATGAACAATTTTGCTATATGAGTCAACAAAATTGTTTTTATTGTAATAATGGTTTATTAAATCTCTTTATCAAAAAAATAAAATATAATGGTTTAGACAGAATAGATAGCACAAAAGGACATGATTTAAATAATGTAGTAACTTCATGTAAAATATGCAATTATTCTAAAAATAATTTATCATTACAAGAATGGCATAATCGTATAAATAATGTCAAAAATCATTTATCATTATAAAGATATAATAATATGATAAATAAGTTATTATATTCAAGCATTAAATATCTTAAGATAACAGAAGCTGGCATTCGTTCAGATATGGCAGCAAGAATAATGCACTCTACATTGCCAGCAGTAGTAGATAAAAGCCAAGTAGTAAGTACTAATGGTGCAATAGATCATTCTGCTTTATTAGAAGCAATTAAAGGTAGTAAAAATATAATAAAATATGGATTAAGAGCATGTTTTGGCGAATTACATCATTATAAAATGCGATTAGATCCTGAATATAAAGATACATCATATGGAATTTCACATATGATAAATGATATTATGTTTGAAAAAGATCCAATTCAACAGATTGATATGATAATAGAAAAGTTTAATAAACCATATTGGGATACTAATTTTGGTGGACAAAAGTGGTTAACAATAGCAAAATCATTGAAGAGAATTATATATTTAGATAATTTAGTATCATATGGAGATAGAAGTAAGAAATATGATAATGCAAGAGAATTATTATTAGAATTAAATGTATTTGATGGATTAACACATAATACAGATTCAATAATGAGAAATTTAATAGAATTAGAAGTGAATGAAATTAATAATCATATAAGGTTTAATAATAGAAAATTGAATGAATTTGAACAAAAGCCAATAGTAAATTTTTATAATGAATATGGTAAAGTACAAAAACTAATGGACACAAAAGAGATAGAAAATCCATTAAAAGTATTTAAGAAAATAGAGCCTGAGTTAGACAATCCAATAGCATATAAAGAATATATTAATAAATTTAGAAATGATCCTAAGTATTATGAAAAGGATCATGATGATGAATTGCATTGGATTGATTTTAATAAATATAAACAATCTACAATTAATTCATTAAATGATTCATTAGCAACTATTAGTGTAGATGATCTCAATTATTTATATGAAGATACTTTACATTCAAAAAGAGAAGTAATGGATTTGTATAACAGAGTTAGTAGCTATAATTTAGAGAGTAGTGATTATAAGGAGAAATTTGGTCATATAATTAGAAATTTAAAACTATTTGCTTCAGATTTAGTGGGTTTATCTGACTCAATTCCTGAAGATGATAAATCTGCATTTGAAAAATTTTATAAATCATATAAAAGCTTACTAAATAACATAATATATTATTTACAAGCAATATAAATTTTTTACTAAATCTATGTTTTTTTTTGTATAAGAGATATGAAAAAAGATCTAGTAATTCAAAAATTAGTAAAAATAGCAAAAGCCCAACAATTCTTATTAAAAGAACTTACTAAAACATCAGCATATGAAATGAATGCTGGTAAACAACAATTTGAAAGATGTGATAGAATTTTTGATATGTTTTATGATAAGATATTAAAACAGGTTGATATTGAAAATAATAAAGATCAAGAAGATAATGCCTCAACAAAAATTGTAAATGAAGATTTAAAAAATCTTCGTAGAACTATATCTGAAAAAATACAATCAGAAAACCAATTAGAATTTCAACTTAAAAGCTCAATAGATTTTATTAATAAATATTCTGCTCAATTTAAAATTTTAGATGAATGCCATCCATTTGCTAAATGGTTTTTCTCAACTTATATTGAAAGATTTGGTCATGAGCCAACTTGGACAAATATGCAGAAAATATTTAAAAAACTTTGGGACCTATAATTTATGAAAAAAGATATCTTAATTGAAAAACTAGTTAAAATTGCTAAAACTCAACAAGTCCTATTAAAAGAATTATCAAAATATTCTCAACGTATTAACTTGGTTGATCAATTAAATGAAACATTTAAATATTTCTTTCATAAATTATCAAAAATTGCTGTAAATAATAAAAATAATGAGTCATTTTATTTAGAGGCAGCAAGACTTTCTACATATATAAGAAATCTAGAACAAGCTGATAAACATATTCAAATGTGTGCACAATTTATTGATAAATATTCTAATGAAATAAAAGAATTAGAAGAATTTAAACCATTTGCTAACTGGTTTTTCTTAACACTTAATGATCTAAGTAGAGCCCCATTACATATGCAAGAAATGCAAGATCTTAATAATTTAATGCGTAGACATATCCGTAGATAATTAAGTTATATACAATATGTGCCAAAAACTTATACTAATCTAAGATCTATCCCTTTATCTCAAATTCAAAAAGACTTTCTTATAGGAGCTATCCTAGGTGACTCCTGCCTTTATAAAGAATCTAAAACTCCTAGACTTACTATTGCTCATTCTATTAAACAATTATCTTATTTTAATTATAAGCTAAATTTACTATTTCATTATATAGTTCAACAAGATATATTAAAAGAAAAGTTTAATTTAGATTCTAAAATTAAGTTTTCTAAATATTATTATTTAACATTTAACAAAGAAAATACAATAAAAGTATCTAAATTATGTGAACCATACATAATAAATGAGATGAAATATAAATTTTTACTATAAATTGGGCATATTCAATTATTGAATTATAAGATTATCAAGTAATCTTAGATTAATTGCTGGGAAACTGGCTAAAATTTCTTAAACCGGAGATATAAAAATGAATATGTTCAATAACAAAGGCGAGATTAATGCCTCATCACTAAAAGATTTATCAATTCAATTACAGAAGTACGCTTCTGTTCTTGAAGACAACCAACCCTCAAACCTAGGTCTCTCTTCAGAAGTTTCTTCAGAGAGATCTGGTGACCTAATTTCAAGAGCCATTTATACCAATGAAGGTAAAATTGCTCTCGCTCAGGCAATGGCAAATCCAATTCGTAAGAATTTAGATTACCATGGAGTTGCTCGTAAAGCACTTGTTGTAGACGTTCTAGAACAAGGTGAGATTCCAACATACGAAAGAGATATTGATGTTGCTGCAACTGTAGTTTCTTCAAATGGTACCGCTCCAGAAAGCCGTATCTTTGGTGATCGTATCACAGTTCCTCTCTTCGAGATCGTCTCAAATCCAAAAGTTAGAATTGCAGAAGTTAAACGCAGACGCTTCAACCTAATTGATAGAGCTGTTCAAAAATCTCGTCAAGAAATCATGGCACAAGAAGATGCTAACATCTTTGCTGCCTTAGATGCTGCTGCTTCAGTTGAGAATACTCTCCAAGACATCTCAGATTCTGGTATGTTAAAGAGAGACTTAGTTGAACTAAAAGCTCAGGTTGATCGTTGGGACCTAGTTACAGCTAAATACTTCATGCACATCAATGAATTCACTGATATCCTTAAATGGGGTGCTGGTGGTGGTCAAGGCGTTCGGAGGAGGCGACTTCGATCCAGTAACTATGAGAGAAGTACTACAGACTGGTCTATATGGACATATCTGGGGTGCAGACATTATAGTAAGCAAACTAGTACCAACTCGGAACGGTGTACGCTGCACGGAGATAGTGAATTCCTAGGCGTTATGCCAGTACAGCAAGACATAGAAGTAATGCCAGCAGATGAGCCAAAACAACTAAGCTTAGGCTGGGTTGTAAGCGAGATCATAGGAATTGCTATCCCTAATCCACGTGCCGTAGCTGCTGGACGTAAATCAGTAACTGTTGGTTGATAAAAAGAATATAAGTTAATAGATTAATTTCTTAACTTAGGCAAATAAAGAAAAGGAGAGTAGAAATACTCTCCTTTTTATTTTATTTTTTGAAAACGCCGCATAAGCCGATATATAAATGTACAAGCCGTACATGGAGAGCTATGCATAAATATACAAAAAATTTAATCGGACAAAAATTCACAAGACTTACAGTAATAGCAGAAGGAGAAAGAATAACAAATTCTGTTTATTGGCTATGTAAATGCGATTGTGGCAATGAAAAAAATGTAAAATCTTATTATTTAACATCACGGAGATACAAAATCTTGCGGATGTTTAAATAAAGAAAAATCTGGACAACGTTGGCATACACATGTAATGCCAAAAATAGTTAAATATGAAAATCGGGCTTTTAGCAAATGCTAAAAGAACCTTTGATAATAGATATTCTGAAAAAAATGATACAATTACTTTTGAAGAATTTCTAGAAATGACACAATTAAATTGTTATTATTGTGGAGATGAGCCATCAAACGAAAATAAATCAACTATTAGAAAAATGGATATTGATACAGGAAATTCTACTTTTATTTATAATGGAGTGGATAGGGTAGATAATAATAAGCCACATACTAAAGAAAATTGTGTGCCATGTTGTAAATTTTGTAATTTTTCTAAAAATAATTTGTCAGTAGAAGAGTTTTTTGATTTTATAAAACTAAGAGTAGAGAAATGGAACTTAATATGAAAATACCAAAAAATGCTAATATTATTGGAATGAAATTTAATCGCTTAACTGTATTAGAAAAAGTTAAAGATGGAGAAAGAGTAAAATATAGATGTTTATGTGATTGTCGGCAAAGAAACCTTAGTAAAATGTGATAAAATTAAATCAGGTCATACTAGATCATGTGGATGTATACTTACAGAGCATCGTATGAAGGCAGTTGTAAAAATGAGAGAGGCTTTACCTAAACCCAGAGAATCTTGGAAAACTAGTGCCAATAGTGTTAGATATAGAAGATACGTTGATAAAGGTATGAAAAAAGAAGATGAAATTCCATTAGATAAATTTATTGAATTAACACAAATGAATTGTACTTATTGCGGAGCAGAACCTTCTAATAAGTTTAACTGGGCTATAAATGATAAAGAATCTTCTCAAAATGCTAAAGATACTCGGAGATTTTATTCATAATCGGATTGGATAGAATTGATAGTACAAAAGGTCACACTATAGATAATGTAGTTCCATGTTGTAAAAGATGTAATGAGTCTAAATCAAATAGAACGTTAGATGAATTTAAAGCTTGGGCTCTTAGAATATATAAATTACATAATTTGGGAAATAAATAAAATTAATCATAATATAAAAAAGAAAGGAGAGCAAAAAACTCTCCTTTGTAAAATAGTTATGATAAAATTCAATTACCAACTAACATGAAAATATAGTCCTACTGCTGCTCCATCGTTAAAATTAAAGAAAGATGAAATCTTAAATCCTTCTGTATTAAGTTTATTCATTACATAATAAAGCATTTTATTATATTTTTCAAAATCTACTTGACGACTTTTGACACAATCCTTCATTTGTGACATTAAACTTTCTGGATAAAAACATTGCCTATTTTGACCAAAACTTGCAACTGATTTTATTTGTTTTCTTATATTTTCAAGAAAAAGCTCTTCTTCTACAAATGCTTCTGAACTTATTTTTTTAACCTGTTCTATAAATGATTGATTTTCCATAATTACACCTCGTTGTATTATATACCTTCAAAGTATTTTTCTGAAATCTATATATTTTTTAGCATAATTAATATGAAAAAAGATCTAGTAATTCAGAAATTAGTTAAAATAGCAAAAACTCAACAGATATTACTAAAGAAATTAGCAGTACAAGATATTGATAAAAAATACATTTCTCTTAAAGATCATAATTTAGAAGATATTGATGTAGAATCTATTCCAGATTTGGATAAAAATAGTCCTGATTATTATTTATTAAGAGATGAAAAAGATTATGGTACAGGATTTATTCATCCAAAAAATAGAGGTGGTTTTGTTGATGTTCCACGTTGGCATTCAACAAATGAATTAGATACTGCATATGATAATGAAAGATATCCAAATTTATATGATGAAGATGAAAATGATAAATTGCCTGAAGAAGGATTTCTTGAATTAATTGATCCTGAAGATCGTCATGCAATAAAGCCAGAAGAAACAAAAATTAATAAATTGCGTAAAGAATTAAAAAGATTACAAAATATGGATGAAGAAGAAGTTCAACATTATGAAAATGAAACTTTTAATGATATTAATAGTGAAAAAAATTATCTTAAAGAACAAATTAGAATTCAAGAAAAGCTAAAATTAGCTAATAAAATTCTTTAAATATTTTCAAAACTTAATTTTTCTTTTCTAGACAATTGTTTAATTTTATATTCGAGCTTTAAAGCCTGAGACTTATTCTCAACCTCAAAATAATTATAAAGATAAACAGGTAACCTAGCTCTAGTATATTTAGCACCTTTTCCGAGAATTATGTTTATCAATTCTTTTATATAAATCATTAGTAATACCGAGTATATAAAGTATTATCAGAACAAATCAAAATATAAGTATACCACATATTATTTAAATTTAGACTGTAAATATTGATTATTATTCTTTTTTAGATTATCATATATAAATTTATTTTTTTTAGACCACAAAATTAAAATATCATATAAAGATGGTATTAAATATTTATTTTTAGAAAGCTCATCAAATAAAGAATATTTTTCTTTACTATTACTATCTTTAGTTTTAACTCTATTAAATAGCATTACTTGCATCCAAGGTTTTAATGATTTGCCTTTACACAAATTAATATCAATATTAATATCATTTTTATTAAAAAGAAATAAAAATTGTTCTTTTGATAAGAATTCATTCCAACATAATTTTTCAATAATTGTATCATTACCTATATCAAAGAGTTCCATAAAATCTTTTAATGACAACTTATTATTAAATGCTTTATACATTAATCTTGCAAGACTAGAGACAGGTTGTTTTAAAGCAATTTCTCTAGTAATATTTATTATTTTATCTGCATTTAATAAATTTAAATTTTTTATTTCATCATCTTGAGAATTATAAATTTTAGTATCAATTATTGAACCAAATCCTTTTTCATAACATATAGCGAGTTTATAATAATTGTTTGTATTATCTAAATCTTTTCTTAAAATAAAAAATAGAAAAGAATCATCGGCATCATAATTATCGAATTGATTTTCTTTTGGATCTTTCATAGTAACACACCATTTAGTTCCAGCTCCGATAAAAACAAGCAGCACCTTGAGTTTTAACATAAACAACTATACACTGTTCATCTTCATAAACTTTATCAGCACCTGTATATTTAATTTCATTTTTTTCAGATCTAGTTTTATGAGTACTAGATAATTCGTTTAGTTTAGATTGTAAGTCTTCTAATGAATAAGAATAAATATCTTTATTTGTAAGTTTGCCTTTGTATTTTTCAAATTTCTTAATTAGATCAAGAACTTGTTCAACAGATAATTTTGATAATAAATTAGTAGCGTATTTAAGATATTTATGATCTATAGAATCTGAAAGTTTTTCAATATCAGATTGTAAAGTAGGAAATTTTTCAATTAGATTGGATTTAATAGATGCTTGAATATAAAATTCATTTATCTTAAATTTTAATCTTAATAAATTGGCAAATTTCATTTTATAACCTTTTCATAATGTTTCAGCTATTTGTTTAATTGATTCGTCATTAGATTCTTTCATTGCATTAATTATACTATCTTTATAATTGCATTCTCTTGATTTAATGAATTGTATAATGGCGTCTTTTACTTGTATTGGTAAAAATGGATTTAAAATTAAAGCTTTTATAATATCTCTATTTTTAATGTTTGTTAATAAATCTGTACTATTGCGTGATATTATTGTACTGTTAAATAGTTTTAAAAATTGTTCTGGAGTTAAAAATTTATTTTTTGCTAACAAAATAATTAAGTTTTTGTCAAATAAATAATTAAATTGATCTGATGTTAATTCTTGATATTCAGCAATAAAACCATTAAATATTTCAATATTTAATAAATCATCTATTTTAGATTTTGTTAATTTTGTTGTTATTATTTTTTGTTTTAGTTTTGACAATTTAGATTTAGATTTATTATTTACTATATTATCAGTGATATCAAAAATGTTTTTCAAATTTATTACGTCAATATCATTTCTATTAATCTCAGTATCACGAGCATTAAAAATATCTACTGTTATGCCGATTTAATTTATTTGGATCAGAATAACAAATTCCTATTTTATATTTTGGATTTGATTGAGGCAAATCCTTTCTTAATATAAAAAATAGGGTATTGTTATTTATTTCATACCAATTAAATCTATTTTCTTTTGGGTCTCTCATTGAAACGCACCATTTAGTTCCAGATCCGATAAAAACACGCTGCACCCATTGTTTTAACATAAACAACTATACATTGCTCATCCTCATAAACCTTATCTGCTCCTGTATACTTAATTTCATTCTTTTCTGCTTTAGTCTTATGAGTACTAGATAATTCATCTAATTTAGACTGTAAATCTTCTAATGAATAAGAATAAATATCTTTATTTTGTAATTTTCCCTTATATTTTTCAAACTTTTTAATCAATTCAATAGTTTCAGAAACTGAAATTGAATTTAAAAGATTAGTTGCATATTTAAGATATTTAGCGTCTATAGAATCTGATAATTTTTCTATATCTGATTTTAGTGTCGGAAATTTGTCAATTAAATCTGATTTAATAGATGCAGTAATATAAAAATTATTTATTTTAAGTTTTAAATTTAATAATTTTGCAAATTTCATATATAAATGCCTAATTATAACCTTCTTGAAATATTTCCTAATATAATAGGAGCTTTTTCTTCTTTAAGAGAAAGATTCAAGCCAGTATTAGTAAAGCCTTTTGTAACTAAATATCTATAACCTAAATAAGCATTTAATAAAGCCATAGCACCGTCAGTAGGACCTGATTTAACATAACTAATATTAGGTTCACCCTGTCTCGTAATAGGCTTTATATCGAAGTTTGTAATATGATTAAGAAGCCAAGTCATAGCCTCATATGAAGAGCCTTTAAAGGGGAATTTAAAGTTACCTTTTTTAAGGAATTCCATCATTTCAGTAATATAAAACTCTCTTTCAAAGAATAAATTCTTTGGACAAGAATCTTTATCATATTTAACATGGTTAGCATTAGATACTTTTCCACCAGCTTGAGTAGTAATATACTTATCTCCATATGAATTATAAAGAAGTTCTGAGAAATCATTAGAATAACCTAAGTCTCCGAACAATTAGTTTAACATCATATCTTTTTGTTAATTGTTCAATTCTTTCTTGCTTATAAGCTACAGTATTATCCTTAAACTTTTCACAATATTCAACATGAAATAATTTAGATCCTTTAACAGACATAATAACAGCAGCAGTAAAGGACTTTCCGATAATTTTTAAACTTTTCAGGATTAGCCTGTTGTTCTAAGTCAGATTTTCTACCATAGTCTATTCCCATAATAACCATATCTTCTTGACCAGGAGAAATAAAGGATCTAATCTTTCTTTCTGGCTCTCCGGCATTGATCATGAAGTTCTTCTAAAGTAATAGGAGAAGAATCACCCTGATAGAATTCTCCTAAAACTTCATTGAAGTAAGCTCTTTCTGAGTTAGTGGGATGAATAGAAGGTTTTTCAGATATAACATCTTCCTTTCTAATCATAGGCATATATAATTGATTTATATGAAAGCCAATATATTCAGTAGATTCTGGATCTTCAACATAAGAGACCCATTTACCACGTTCTGCAGCTTCTCTTTTATCTTGCCTATGTTGACAATGGGTACATTCTACAATAAATCCTTCAATCCAAATCTTTTCCCAGGCATCAGATCCAGGAGTATATAAAGGAAAGTCTTTACCACATTTTTCGCAACCTAAGTGATAATATTGCTGATTTGAGACATTCCAATATTTATAGAAATCTGAGCCTTTCTTTTTTGGAGTACCGAAAATAGATTTGAACACCTTTACCTGGTCTTCCGATATTTAGCCTGATTTAACATTTTAGTAACATTAGAAATGGCAGTAGATCTAATATCCTGGACTTCATCAAAGAAGATAACATCTACAGTTCTACCTCTAAGTCTATCTCCGTCTAATCCTGTAGAATCAATAAACATGTGATTACCATTGACAAATTGTTTAAAATGGAGGGATTCTGAAGTATGACTTGTAGTATCTACAAGTTTTTGCATATAAGATTTAGATTTTTCTTTTAAACCAACTTCTTCAGTAATAGCATTATTTATCATGAGGTTAAGTTTAGTTTTAGTATAGACAGCAGCCATATCTAGAGTAGGGAAGGCATGAATAATTCTCATAGGAGGGCGGTTTTGAGTACCAAAGAAACCTGATCCCATGAAATACATTTCTAAAGCAGAAGCCATAGTAGTGCCGTCCAGTCTGACGACTTTTTAGTAATACAACTGGTTTAGAATTATCTTCTAAAGCCTTTACTCCTATGTATCTATAGATATCAGCAAAAGGTTTAAAACCGATTACCGATTTATTCTAAATGGCTGACCGATCTAGAGTAAGATAGTTTTCACAGAAGGCAACAGGATCAATTTTAAGAATATTTTCTTTTAATTTTTTGAATAAATCAGATTCGTCTTTCATTATAAATATGCTGAAATATTATATTTTTCCTGTTTTAAAGTCATGAAGTTTCTTTAAAAGTAGTTTAATTTCTTGGTCTGACCAATCTTTATAATGATTTCTTTTATGCAATTCTTCTTTTAAAAGATTAGTAATATCATGATAAGTATATTTGTGACCGCTTATGATAGCTTTGACTAAGGTTTCAAATTTAGAATTAATTCTATCTTCTTTAGCTAATTTTTTAAGAATAGTTTGTTGAGCTTTAGCGATTTTTAAAAGTTTAGTTAAAGGATCCATATATAAATATGAAAAAATTAACTAAAAATATTAAGTTTATTAAAATAATTTATAGGATTTTTAGATAATTCTATATTTGAATCTAATTTTTCAATAAGATTTATATTACATTCATATATAATAGATTCTGTAAAATATGGTAAAGTTAAACAATTATATACTGTAGTTGACTTTAAGTTTCTTGAATAAAATAAAGAAATATTTAAAGGAGGTAATATCAACCTCTCTCCATTGTATGAATATTCGTAATAATGATTTGATTCTTTGCAATAAAAATAGTTTAATTGCACCATTTTTGTTAATGGTTTTTTACAATAAGGGCAAGTCAAGCAAAAACCATTATTTTTTTAATGTTATCAAGAAATTCGGCTTTTGAATTATATTTAAATATATCAAAAACTTCACTTTCATCAAATTGCATAATTGTATCATTACTATTATAATAAATAGGATTATAAGATAATATAAATTTATTATTGTCATGAGATAATGTATAAATTTCATTATCATTCATAATAGATACATAAGATCCTACAGATATTTTGCAATTATCACAGTTATTTGTTCCAGTAAAACTAATCCCAAATTTTTTCTTACAAAAAGGACAGATTTCTTCCATAACCATATATATAAATATTACTTAGAGTTTTTAAATATAAAAACAGGTTCATATTTAATTGAATTGTTCTTTTCTTTTGATTTTCCCGACAAATGAGATTTAACTAATCTTAATTGGAAAATCTCAACAGGCTCTCCAAATTCAGCTTTAGCCATATCTATCATTTTCTTTTCTTTTTCAAAGATATTAAGTCCAAAATACTTATTTGGTTTTAAAGCAGTCTTACACATCTTTAAAGTATTAGTCCAATATGTATCATAAAAATAATCTAAGCCTTTATTATAAGCTTGAGTATCTTCTCTTGAATATTCTTCTGTAGCCTTACCATTAGTTAAATATGGAGGACTTGAATAACAAAAGTCTACAGAATTTTCTTCAATTTCTACTGATTCAGATCCTGATTGAATTAATTTAGGACTTAAACCAAAATAATCAGCCATTTTCTTTAATTCTGGAATTGTATGAGGATCTATACCTATATATTTTCTATTAGAAGTTAAAGCACCTAACATTCTAGCTCCCCATCCTGCTGAATAATCTAATATAGTATCATTTTCATTAGAATATTTACATGTAAGCATTTTAGCTACATCTGGATGAAATATACTAGTTTGAACTACTTGTCTAGTAGATCTAAATGATCTTAATATCATATTAGGAGTTAGGTTAAAGGCTTCATTAACAGGAGGTAGAATAACTCCTTTTTTAGTAGTTTCAACAAACCAATCCATACCTAAACGATTTCTAATCATCTTTTTCATTAGTTTATCATCTTGAAAAAGCTCAAATATGTTTTTCTTACCTGGTTCTGTAGTAGCATAGAATTTATCAGCACAAAAGTATCTACAGATATCAGTAGCCATACTAGAATTATTAAACATCTCTAATGTTGATGTATCTGGAGCATATTCTGATAATTTAGCAAAAGATTTTTTGATCTTTTCTTCATCGTCTTGATAAGGAAAGGGATTTGAGCGGATAAGATTGAATAATGGTTCAACGAGGGCTTCTCTTTGATCATAAGAAAGAGACTCGATATATTTTTTGGAAAGCTCTACGCCGTTGATTTTATAGAGTTCATTGAATTTCATGGTCATACATATTATATAACTCTGAGGCTATTTTATACAATACATCAATTTTATAAGTTAATCTGGCAGCCTTCTGCTTATTTAAAGAAAATCTAGCTGCTTGTTCTTGGGCGCCTGGAAGCCATTGTTTTTCTTTTTTAGAAAAATTAGTATATCTAGGAACTTTAAAGTATTTTCCAGGATTAACATTTGAACCATTTTCATAAATTTCTATATGAACATGTGGAGCAGTACCTTTAGCATTACCGAGAATCACCAACTGTACCTATAACTGTATTCATGTCTACTTTTTCGCCTTTATTAACTGCTACTGTACCTAAGTGAGCATAATAAGAGCTTAAAGTTTTATTATGTTGAATTTTAACATTTAAGCCACCATTAGCAGAGTTAGATACATTAATTACAGTGCCTGAAGTAATAGGATAAATAGGAGTTCCGTCCAGAAGCTCTTAGATCAACACCTTTATGAGTTCCTGATCTATTTCTATGTTGAATACCATAATCACCGAGAATTATAGTAAGTTGATTTAATAGGCGCTTGAAAAGCACTAGTAGCATCATTTTCTTTTTTAAAGATACTAGTTAATTGTACAAATAAGCTATCTAAATCATCCATATATAAATATTAAATTATGCAAATACTACTAATTTCTTTATTATATTGAGCATATCATAATAATCTGTAAATTGCATATTTTTACATTGAAAAAATAGTCTTTTATTATGTTTAATACAATAGAACAAGAACTGAATATTGTTCATATAAGTATGATGGGCTTTATCTTCTTTAGATAGTTTACGATATTCTTGAATATATTTTAGGGCTATTAGAAAGTATAGTTCGTTAGAAATATATAGTTTATAGTTATCGCCATAGTTATATTTAATAGATTTAAGTGCTTCAAAAATATTTTGATTACTTAATATTTTTAAAAATTCACTGTCCACATATATATGTTAGGAAAATATTAGAATTTTGTTCTTTAAATCTTGATTCATATTTTCGTTTTCTTTAATATCTTTTAAATTTATATTTTCAATATTATTTTTAATAAACTCTATTGTTAGATTTGTTTGATTTCTGATAAATTTAGAATTAGCATATTTATTTTTATTTAAAATGGTATCAAATATTTTTTGCAATTCATATTCAGGAATTTTATAATTATTAATTGAAAACTGATGAAACCAATCAATATGATCTTTAAAATATTGAATTAAATATTCATTTGATATTTTAATTCTATTTATTAAAGGTCTAATTTCTGAATAGCATTCTTTAATTAGATTTTCTGAAAAGCCATTAATATCTAAATCTTGAAAAGATATTTTTGATTTATTTCTTAATACAAAATCTTCAGATAACGGTTGTTTTATTAATCTTAATTGAATTTTATCTAAATATTTTTCTAAAAATCTTTCATCCCATATAAGATTATGATTTCCTGATAAGGCATTCCAATTTAATTTATCAGCATGTTTTTCTATAAAAGAATTAGATAAATTATATCTAGAACATATTGTAAATATTCTTACTTTGTTCCAATATTGCTCAATTATATGTTCTGGTAACATATTTGGTTCATTAGAAAGCTTGATCCATTGTAATGAACCTAATAAATTATAATTCATTTAAACTCTTCATTTAAACCATCTATAAAATAGTTTTTATCTTTTAAATTTAAAATATTACATTCAAAATATGGATAATAAATATAATTTTCAATTAAGCTATTATTTGGAACATTATGATCCCAGCCTTCTGGATTAATGTTCCATTTTTTATAGAAAAATTTCTTATTTAACATATGAAACTTTTGAGATTTCATATGAAATTCAGAAAAATTCATTTTATTATCAGAAATTACAGGTAAAGTTCTATTACAAATTTCAACATTACATGGATTTAATACTCTAACATGTTGATAATCATTTATACTTGAATTTTTATTATATATTCTAGCTCTAAGAAAATAATCAGCCTCTTGAAAACCTATTCCACAAAATCTTTCATCCCATAATCCTATATTTTTAACTGCTTCTGGTAAATAACTACAAAAATTATCACCTACTCCAGCAGTTATAAATGAGTATTCTTCATGTAATTTAACTATTTTATCTAACCAATCTTTTTCAAAAATAGTATCATCTTGACATGTCATTAAAATATCGCAATCTGGATTATTTAAATCTTTAAAACCATTTATTATGGCTTGATTCCAATTTCTAGATAAATGTCCTGTTGAAAAATCAGGTCTACATACATTATTTAATATATTAAACTTAAAATTACTTATATATGGAGATTCCATTTCAGAATAATTATTAATTATATTAATTTCAAGATTATGACTTATATTAGAATTACTTATTGAAAGTAAATTAGAATATAAATCATTATCATTTCTATAAGAAACAATATATAATTTTATTTTCATTTATTACACCTTATAAATATCCATTGATCATGAACGTCTCCTGGACCCACTGATCTAATATCATATGTAAAATTTTTAAAACCAATTTTATTTAAATCATTTTCTAATTCTGCTGATGATTCTACTCTTGTATCACAACCACTATTTGTACCTTTTGCATCATAATTATTTTCATAATATCCTACAGATCTTGGATGAGAAGGTCCAAAACCCATTTGAAAACAAAGATTTCCATTATCTTTTAATACTCTATGAAATTCTTTTATTAAATTAAATCTAATTTCATGTACACAAATATGCTGCAAACATATTGTACTAAATACAATATCATATGTATTATCTTTAATTTCACTTAAATCTAATCCATTGGTTTTTATTAATTTCGGAATTATTAAATTATTTGATGAAATCCATTTTTCTGCATTTTGTAAATTAATATTTGATATATCAACTCCATCAATTTGATGAAATTTATTATTAAATTTAACAATATTTCTTCCGAGGACCGCATCCAAAATCTAATGCTATCTTATTTTTAGTATTTATATCTTTAAATAAATAATTATCATAATCTTTCCAAGAATTATGTTCATCAAAAGCTCCAACAACAGCATCTCTATTATCCAATGTCCATTTTGATGCTTCTAAATCATATTGAGTCTGTTGCATTACTGTATATTTATTCATTCCATATCTCCAAAACCTTATTTTCTTCTTCTATACATTCTGCATCATACTCATTAAATTGATTTAAATGTATCTTAGATCCTAATATATCTGCCCTACCTCTTGCATTTTTAATTAAAAATTCTTCATAAGATTTATTTGTATAATGAGCAATCCACATTACATCATATAATGCTGGAATTTGAAAAGTTTTTGGAGTTTTTGGATTCATTGGTACAATTTTTTTACAATCAATTTCCTCTTTATTAGAATTTACTGATATTTCATTGCTTAATTGAGGATAATGTGGCTCTTCTAACTTAATTGGTAAAACTCTATTTGGCTGACATATAAATTGAGTTGGATAACTATATTTACTATTTATTGGAGCACATTTAGTAAATCTCTCATATATTGAACCATTTTCTTTTTTCATAGCCCCATTACTTCCAAAAGCTTTCCAATTAAACTGTACACTGGCAAAATCTTCATATTCTTTCATTATATTTTGTACATTTTTATATTTAACTGGGACTAAAGCTTGATCAGCATCTATTAAAGCTAACCATTTTGTTTTATTTTGATTATATTTAATTAATTGTCCAAATGCTTCTTGATGATTATTTCCTTCTATTTCTGGAAAATGTATTATTTCTACATCTTTTTCATGTCCAATTAATTTATTTAATTCATTAAATCCTCTATCAAAAAATACAAAATGTTCAACTCCTACTTTTCTATGATATTTAATAAAATCTTCTATATAAGATTCTTCATTTTTTAAACAAGAACCTAATGTTAAATATTTCATTTTTTAATTCCATAAAAATATAAATCACAAGATATTGGGTTATATTCAAACTCATATGTTTTAAATATTAAATCTATATCAATTATATTTCTTATATCTTCTTCTGTTAAATTTTTATAATAATCTATCCATGTAGAATACTCACTTAATAATGGAGCATTGACATTATTATCAGATTTTAAAGTTCCATGTTCTGGTCTACCAGTAGAGGCACATGTAAATATAAACATTCCATCAGATTTTAACATTCTTATTATATTAAGAATAGATTTTGAATAATACATATCATGTTCAAAGCATTCTGTTGATATTATTGTATCATATTCTTCATCTAAACCTTTAAATTCATGAGCTATACTTACAATATCTACATTAGGACCTTCTCCTATATCAATTCCTAAATAAGAACAATTATCAAATAAAAATCTATTATTTCCGATTAATATCTAATGATCCAACATCTAATACTTTTTTATCTATAAAATATGATGGAAATTGATTTTTAATTTTTATACAAAAGTCTTTTTGTTCTATGTGAGCCATTATTTATTCCATATATTTTTAATTGTTAAATCTTCTACTTCATTCATATAAGTTTGATGATGATCAAACATTTCAGCATGTTTATTAGAATTATCATAAGCAGTATTTGTATCAGCTCTACCTCTAGCTATTTTATCTGCCCAATACTTTCTACTTCTTGTATAATAATGTGCTATAAAGCCAATATCTTGACTTGGAGGATTATTAAATGGTCCTGTAAATACTTTTTTCTTTTCATTAACCTGCAATTGTCCTGGCATCATAGTAGGATGATGTGGATCATTCCATATTACATCCTTAATAAAATCTACTTGAACAATACTTTGTATATGATTATTAATCCCTACATTTCCAGCAGATCTTCTAGTATAAACATTATAACTACTATCTTCAGGTTCTACCTCTAATCCATTTGCACCAAATGTATGCCAATTTAAACCTAATGTTCCCCAAGCTTCATAATCCTGTAACATTACTTTGATATCATCTGTTTTCATAGGAATTACTACTTCATCTATATCTACAAATTGTACCCATTTAGATTTGCCTTTAAAATGCTGAGCTCCTGCTTTCCAGGCTTGAGCATGTTTATTAGGTTCTGGGAAATGAATTATTTCTACATCATCACATCTAGCAAATATTTCTTTTAATGGCTTACCTATAGTTGATCTATCAAAAAATAAAAAACTTTCTACTCCTAGTTTTTTATGAATTTGATAAAAATCCATAATATATGGAGCTTCATTTTTAACGATTGAGCAACTTGATAGATATTTCATAATATTTTCCCATTATAATGTATTTGTTCTATTGAATTTGGAAACTTAGCTTTATAATACACTAATCCTTTTGTAGCTTGTCCCATATTTACTATATCACAGCCTATATTTTTTAGTTTATTATATAATAATAAATCTGTATACTCTGATAATCCTGCATATTTATTACATAAAGCCTTGCCTATTATATAAGTACTACAACCATCTATAGGTGGTGAGGCGCTTGCAAAACTAACTAGCTCCTCTCCTTTATATACAAAGACATTTATACAGTCTTTATGAAAGTTATTTTTATAAAAATAAAAGTTTTTACCAGAAAAATCTCTAAAATATTTTTGAGCTAGAATATTACTCCACTCATTTAACATAGTTTTAACATCTTTAATATCATTAAAATTATCTTTTACTTCTAAATTAAGTTTAGTACATTTATTTATTGAATTTCTGATACCATGATGTTTACGACCCTTAAACTCTAAGTTTTTAATATCTATTCCTATAGATAATTCTTTAGATTTAGTAATTTTGAAGTTATTTTTAATAATTTCTAAGTTTTCTGAACTTAAATAATGAAAACTGATAGGTTTTAGTGTTTTTAATATTTCAATATCTTGTAATTCAAGTTTATTTGAGCAAGCAAAGTGCATTTTACTATTAACTTGCCATATATATAGGTTATTAGATATATAATCTTTTTTAGTTTGTTGACCAAGTAAACACTTATAGGAGTATTGATTTATAAAATTTTTCATAGTTTATAGCTTACTAATAATTACATATAACAACCAAGGATACTTTTACGCATGTCAAAAACTTCAGAATTACTAGAAATACACGCTTTAATTAAAAGCGCCTCTATTAATTTAGATATTAGAAATAAATCTAAATTGCTTAGAGAGGATCTAATAACTGAATATCAACCATTAAAAAAATTGGCTTTTGATACTCGTAGAATTGATCAGGATAAAGAGTATAACCCAAGAAGAGGTTTACAACATTATCATAGATCTGAAGAATTTGTTACTGAAGAGACTTTAAATAAAGTTAATAGTATTAAAAAGTTAAAGAATATTACTGCTTTATTAAAAGACTTATTTCATAATGATGACTCTTGGCACGACTCATTTGCTAAAACTTTATATAACAGCCTCGAAAACACCATAAATGACTTTAATAAGCTCGGCAATTTTTCTCAAGATCAAAAATCTCTTACAGGATTAAATTATATTCAGCAATTGCTTACTATCAGATATGGTATTAATTTAGATAATGTGCAATTATCTAAAGATGAAGATATTTTAAATGTTATATTAAATAGAGATGATGAATTATTAAAAAAATTCAACGCATTGAATCTTAAATCTATTAAATTTGGAATTGATGATTCAAATACCCTACAAACTTTATCTAAAGTGCAAGAGAAAGAAATGATAAAAGAAATTCCAATAACTTTAAAATCTCAACCTACTAAACAAGAAATTCGGAAATACTCCATATCATTTACTAATTGAAAAGATTTTTGGTGACGTAAAAGCTACTCCAGAAAACCCTAATGTCGAAAGAAGTATAACTATAACCATTAAAGACAGTCTAAAAAAGGAGTAAATCATGGGTGGAATGAATGACTTTGCTCCATATAATAAAAAATTTGGATGCTTTATTGTAAAAAATATAAATTCTGATAGACATAAAGTTATTAGAATCTTTAATTATCCTATATTATATAATAATTCTAGAGATTTATTAGCTATTCCAGGTGTATCAGAATCTGATATTCGTGCCTCTTTATTAAAAGGTGAATTAAAAAATAAAATATTAGCAAGAGAAATTGTAGTTGAATGCAGTGATATTGATTTATTACAATTTAATGATGATCAAAGGGCTTTTTTAGAATCTGTTGGAATAAATAAAGGATTACAAGTAACTTCTGATAATTTTGCCTATATTAAAAAAGAAGATATTTTATTATTAGGTACTGTTGATGGAGTTAATACAATATTTTTAACGCCAACTGTATTTGTTTATGATGCTGATCATAAAATAATAGTGTATAAAAACGGAGTAAAACAAGTAATAGGAGATGATTTTACAATATTTGAATCCTCAGGTCCAGGCACTGGATATGATGGAATAATTTTAACTGTCCCTCCTACAGTTATACCAACCCCAACGGATGTAATAACTGCAGATTATTACATAAATAATATATGAAAAATATTAAGGTTGGTTCATTTTGAGTAAAATTAACTCTAATCAGTTAAAACGGAGTTGTAACTCGGTTCTGGTGGTGGTGGTTCTCCAGGAGCTACTGGTCCTCAGGGTCCTCAAGGTTCTCCTGGTGTTACTGGTCCAGCTGGTGGTTTACAAGGCTCTCCTGGTGTTACTGGTCCTCAAGGCATTCAAGGTCCAACTGGTCCTCAAGGTGCAACAGGTCCACAGGGACCAACTGGCACTATAGGAGCTACTGGCATTCAAGGTCCAACAGGACCAATTGGTGCTACTGGAGCACAGGGAACACAAGGTGCAACAGGATCTCAAGGTCCTACAGGTCAAATTGGTTCAACAGGTCCTACTGGACCAGCAGGATCTACTGGTTCAATAGGTCCACAGGGACCAACTGGACAAATTGGTCCAATAGGAGTTACAGGACCACAAGGTCAACAAGGGTCTCCTGGTTCTACTGGCTCTATTGGTCCACAAGGCTCTCCTGGTCCTACTGGTATTCAAGGTACAACAGGACCAACAGGACCTCAAGGTCCAACTGGTACTATTGGTTCTACTGGTTTACAAGGTCCTACTGGTTCAATAGGTCCTCAAGGACAACAAGGTGTTACTGGACCTCAAGGACCTACAGGATCTATAGGCGCAACTGGCGTACAGGGTCCTACTGGTCCTATAGGATCTACTGGTCCAACTGGTCCACAAGGACCAACAGGTCAGCAAGGTATAAATGGTACTCAAGGAGCAACAGGATCTATTGGTCCACAAGGTCCTACAGGAACTATAGGTGCTACTGGTATTCAAGGTCCAACTGGTTCTATAGGGGCTACTGGTCCAACAGGTCCACAAGGAGTACAAGGTATTCAAGGACCAACAGGTTCTATTGGTCCAACAGGTAGTATTGGACCACAAGGACCTACAGGTAGTATTGGTTCTACTGGAGCAATAGGTGCAACTGGTACAATTGGACCTACAGGACCTACTGGACCACAAGGAATTCAAGGCGCAACTGGCGTACAAGGACCTACAGGAACAATAGGTGCTACAGGACCAACAGGTCCTCAAGGACAGCAGGGTATACAAGGTCCAACTGGTACAATTGGAGCAACAGGTATACAAGGTCCTACTGGATCTATAGGACCAACAGGTTCAATAGGATTACAAGGAGCTACAGGTCCACAAGGACCTACTGGTAGTATTGGTCCAACTGGTTCTATAGGCACTACAGGTCCAACAGGTCCTCAAGGACAACAAGGTATACAAGGACCTACAGGAACTATAGGTTCTACTGGTAGTATTGGACCACAAGGACCAACAGGAAGTATTGGACCTCAAGGTCCAACTGGAACAATAGGTACTACTGGACCAACAGGTCCTCAAGGACAACAGGGTGTAACAGGACCACAAGGCTCTACAGGAACTATAGGTGTTACTGGTCCAACAGGTCCACAAGGTGCTCAGGGTATTCAAGGTCCTACTGGAACTATAGGAACTACTGGTAGTATTGGTCCAACTGG